TGGTTCAATAAAACAAGAAACATTAAACAACAAATGATCTAGAACAACAAATTAACCCTGGATCAACCTGGTTCAATTAAACAAGAAACATTGAACAAGATAAGATTGAATCAATCATCCTTTGTTGGTTTGAGGCAGAAATCCATCTTTAAAATTAAATTTAACATGTTGAAACACAAGGAACTAGACAACAAATTAAACATAACATTCATCAAATACCTAAATAAAATAATTCATCAATTTTACTATTTTAATTTCAATGCAAAAAACAACATATAGAGACTTAGACTTAAACTTTATTACCCATCCATTATCAAAGGATATTGTAAAAAAGTATGATGAGATTGCAATCAAGCAATCTATCAAAAACCTAGTTTTAACAAGAAACTATGAAAGACCATTTCATCCAGAAATTGGTTCACAAGTACAACAAATATTATTCGATCCTGCTACACCAGTAACAAAACATCTTCTTGAAACAACTATTACAAATACAATACAAAACTTTGAACCAAGAGTTCAATTATTAAAGGTTGTTGTTCAATTTGATGATTCACAATATACTGTAAATATTATAATTTATTTTAAAATAGTAAGCACAGAAAGACCTTTATCAATCGATTTTATATTAACGAGAACAAGGTAATGCCATCAAGAAGAATAGTTACAACTGATCTTGATTTTGATCAAATTAAGCAAAATATTAAAAAATATTTTCAAGGGCAAGAACAATTTACAGATTATGATTTTGAAGGTTCTGGGTTATCAATATTAATTGATGTATTAGCATATAATACTCATTACAATGCTTTATATCTAAATCTTGCTTTGAATGAAACATTTCTAGATTCTGCTGTTAAAAGAAACTCTGTTGTTTCAAAAGCAAAAGAATTAGGTTATGTACCAATGTCTTCACAATGTGCTACTGCAATTGTTAATGTGCAAATGATTAACAATAGACTAGATGCACCAGAAACCTTGGAAATGGCAAAATATACTCCATTTGTTGCCAAACAAGGTGATTATAAGTTTACATTTTATACACAGAATTCACAGATTGCTTCTAAATATAATAATCAATACAATTTTGAAAATGTAGTCTTAAAAGAAGGAACACCAACAGTAAATACAATTATTTGGGATGGCAGTTCCAAAGTAACTATTCCTAATTACAACGTTGATATTACAACACTTAAAGTTCTAGTACAAGAATCTACTCAATCCACAACATATACAACATTTAACCTTGTTTCTACAATTGCAAATATTAATAATACAACACCTGTTTATTTCATCAATGAAATTGAAAATCAATATTTTGAATTGCAATTTGGTGATGGAATACTTGGAAAAGCATTAGAAATTGGTAATGTAATTAGATTAGAATATATGGTAACAGGTGGTGATATTGCAAATGGAGTATATTCATTTCAATATAATGGTGGAGCAGTAAATAATACTCAGATTTATACTACAACTGTTCAAGTATCTTCCAGAGGTGCACCAATTGAAGATATAGAATCTATTAAATGGAATGCACCAAGATATTACGCAGCACAAGATAGATGTGTTACTGCTGATGATTATAAATCAATGATATATCGTTTATATCCTACTGCTAAATCTGTTAATATTTGGGGAGGTGAACAAAATAATCCACCATCATATGGTGATGTTTTTATTTCTATTCAACCTGATAATAATGAAACTTTATCGGAAGCAGAAAAACAATACATTATGTCAGAAATAATTGAACCAAGGAAATTAGTTACAATTCATCCAAAGTTTGTTGATCCAATTCATATTAATATTAGTATGGACGTAAACTATTATTATGATATTCAAAAATTAAGAAATACTGTTAGTGATTTATCAACAAGAGTATTTGCAACAGTTTTCAATTTTGGTCAAACAAATCTGAATAAGTTTGGTGGCATCATGAAATATTCCAAACTTACAAGAGCTATTGATGATACTGATCAAGCTATTACAAGTTCAATTGTTACTCTTAAATTACATCAAGTAATTGCTCCTATTTACAATCAGCAATATCAATATGTTATCAATATGGGGAATCCAATTTATAATTCAGGAGAACCAGAGCAATCTGTTATAACAACAGGTGTTTTTCTATTAAGTAGTTCTGATATTGTCTATTTTGATGATTTACCAATTGAAAATAGCAATAAAGGTTACATGAGAATGTATACATTATTGAACAATCAACGCAAATATATTAAAAATGTTGGAACTGTTGATTATTTACAAGGAATTATTACTTTAAATGACATTGTCATTACTGGATTAGAAACAGGATCCTGGACATTTATTATTAAACCACAATCAAATGATGTTGTATCAAGGCATAATGAAATTGTCAATATTCCACAAACTCTTATTAGAGTGATTCCTGTACAAGATAAACCTGCAGATCAATATACATTTTCTTCAAGTAGAAATTAATAAACATGAGCAATACTTCATTATCTGTTCTTTATCAAGTACCTGAGTTTATAAGATCAGATTACCCACAATTTCTAGCTTTTCTTCAAACATATTACAAATGGTATGAAGAAGTTTTTATGCCTGGAAAGTTTTCTGAATTAACAGATATTGATTTAAGTATTGCTCCATATGTTGAACAATTCCAGAAACAATATGATGTTTATGGAATATCTGTCAATTTGACAAATCAAAGATTTCTTTTAAAACATATTAAAGACATCTATAAATCAAAAGGTTCTGCTCGTGGTTTTGAGATGTTATTTAGAGCAATATTTAATACTGACGTTTCAATTATTACACCATGGGATTATGTATTTAAAACATCTGCTGGGCAATGGACTCAAGATATATCTATTTTTGTAAAATCATTATCAGAAAACATTGGAGAATTGGTTAGTCAATTAATTACAGTAGTTGATAATAATAATAAAGAATATCAAACATATGTCAAAGCATTAACAGTTTTACCAAATAATGTTTATGAATTATTCATTACTAGATTTGCTCCAACAACAGATCAAGAATTAGTATCTTTTTATACTTCTGATAAATCTATATCAGGTTCTTGCTTAAAAACAACTATTGGTATCGATATTTTTCTTGCTGGCACTGGATTTAAAGCAGGGCAAGTGTATTCTGCTGACTCCTTTAGTGGTAAAGGTACTTTAGTCAAAATTAAACAAGTAGATAAGTTTGGTGGAATTAGATCAGTAGAAATTATTAAGTATGGATCAGGATATACAACAGATTTCAATATTTTAGTATCTCCATCTGGTTCTTTAGGTGCTGCATCTTTACAATCAAGAATACAACTTGGAGAATTAATTTATAAGACAAAGGATTATACAAATACCCAATTTGAACAAGGGTTAATTGTAAGACATAACTATACAAATATAGATAATCATTATCTTACAGATCCAACTTATGTTGGTAGTATTGCTGGTGAAATTACAACTAATAATATTGAAAATATCCAAGATAATCAAAATTATGCATCTTTAACATTAAAAATAGGTTCTATTTGTGTTTATCCTGGATATTACCAAAAGAACAATAATATCATTGGTGATTCAGTTTATCTTCAAGATTCATTTTTTTATCAAACATTTTCATATCAGACATCATCAATTTTACCATTAGACACATATAGAAATATTGTAAGACAAGGATTTCATCCTGCAGGAACAAAGCATTTTGGAAGAATTGATTGGACATATACAATTGATTTCAACACTGTGATGATTCCTGCATTAAATATTATTTCAAAAGATGACGCATTAAGAGATAATACTAAATTAATTGAATCTATTAGATTTGATATTAATGCATATTTCGAAACCCAATTCAGCAACATTGTTGATGCATTTAAACATGTAGCTAATTATATAAGACAATATTCTGATCAAACTTCAGGATTAATTGATTCTATTACTAAGACTTTTACTAAATATAGTATTAATGATTCAATAACGATTCAATCTGTTATTAAAACTATTCCAGGTATTACATTTTCTGATAAGACTACAATTATTTCAGCGCTGGCATTAACACCAAATAAGAATATATCAGATGTTGTTGTTACTGGATTTACTGATTTTAGTGGTGCTTATGGAACAGAATGGTATGTAGAACCATTATCTCCAATGCCATATTGGAAACCAACTTATACAGAAACAGAAAGAGCATTTACAAATTAGGGAGTCTCTATGTCAGATTTAATTGAAAAACTTAAAGTAACAGGATTGGTTACATTATCTCAATATAGAGATAACCAATTGATTGCAACATATGAAGTTCCAAATATCATTGTTACTTCTGGATTACAACATATTGCTAGCTGTATGACTTCAGTTGCAGCTAATAATCCAGTAAGAATGACACATATGGCGCTTGGAAATTCATCTGTAACACCATCATTAGGACAAACTTCATTAGGTGGTGAATTAGGTCGTGTTGGATTAGGTGGTGGTGCTGGATCTGCTTCAGGTAATACAATTACATATACAGCAATGTTTGGTGCTGGTGTTGCAACTGGTGCTGTTGTAGAAGCTGGCATTTTTAATAATGTAACACTTGGTGTAATGCTTTGCAGAACAACATTTCCAGTTATCAATAAAGGGGATTCTGACTCATTGGCAGTTACATGGTTGATTACAATCCAATAAAATCATGGCAATTGACTTTTATATAACAAATCCATCATTTAAGACTGCTTTAGCAGAAGCGCTTTATAATGAAATTCAATTTAATACAAATAATTATTATTATTTTTTAGGTAAGACTTTACCATGGAAAGATGATAAAGTTGCTGATCAACCAATAAATAATCTTTTTGTTGAAAATGAAATGCGTAAAAACATGATTTTCTGCAAAAAGGTAACTACATCAGATACATCTTTTATTATCCCACGTATTACATGGATTGCAGATACAGTTTATGATCAATATGATAATATGATTGGACAATCTATTTCATATAATGTTTCATCTGGTCCTTATACCTTTGATTTAGATGGTAATTTTGATTTAACACAATTTGGTAGAGGATGGTTAGTTGAAGGTGAAGGTATTCCAGAAGAAACTTATGTTGATGAAGCAACATCAACAAAATTATCTTTAACAAAAAGAACAACTAGTGATGTTTCTTATATTACAATTACAAAATTATCCACAAATGGTGCAAAATCATTAAATGAATCTGATTTTTATGTTTTAACAGCTGACCAGCATGTTTATAAATGCCTATCAAACAATCAAGGAAAACCTTCAACTATACAACCATATTCTACAACACATGAAGTAATTCAAACATCTGATGGATATATTTGGAAGTTCATGTATACAATACCAAATGCCTTGATTAATAAGTTTTTAACCTTATCTTATATGCCAGTAACTACTGCTGTAAAAAGCGCTTTCTACTCAAATGGTGCAATTACATCAGCAACTGTTGATGCTTATGGAACAGGGTATAATTCACTTTCTCAATTAACTGTTCTTGGTGATGGTTCAGGATCAAAAAGTTATTATAATATTAGAAATATTACAATAACAGATTCAGGAGAAGGGTATTCATTTACTCCAACTATAACAATTCAACCACCATACCAAGCAGATTTGTTTATTGCAAATCACAAATATTATTCAGATCAATATATTAAAAATGCTCAAGGATTAATTTATAAAGTAATTGCAGAAGGAACGACAGGATTAACAGAACCAATTCATACTGGTGATGAACAAGTATTTAATGGAACTTGTATATTGCAATATGTTGGTGAACCACCATATGCAACAGCAGTAATGAATACTCCTGATAATGGAAAAATTAAATCTATAACAACTGCTGGTGTTATCTATAGAATATCTTTAATTTCTACTGGAAGTGGTTATGATAGTAGTTATCCACCAAATATTACTTTTACTTCTGGTGATGGTGTAAATGCAAGTGCAATATCAGAAGTTGGTTATGATGGACATATTCGCGATATTAGAATGATTAATCGAGGTGTAGATTACACCAATGCGACAGTTGCTATTGATAGTCCAATTATTAATTCAATTACAATTAATTCAACTAGTTCTTCTGTTGTTAATTTAGAAAATAACACAATTACATTCAATAATCATCAATTTATTACTGGTGATAGAATAAGGTATATTGTTGGTAATATTGGTAGTAATCCAATTGGTGGATTAATTGATAAAGGTATATTTTATGTAATTGCTGTTGATCAAAATACTTTTAAATTAGCTTATTCAATAGTTAATGCAAAAAGAAATATTCCAATTGATTTTACCCAATTAGGTCAATCAATTAATGATATTATAGAAGATGATTATAATATTGCAACAGCAACTGTTGAGATTTATAAAGGGTTTGGGTATAAGTTTATTCCAACAGTTACTATTCAACCACCATTTAATCACGATTATGAATATAGTCCAAATCAAAATGTATTACTAGATAAAATTGTTCGTGTTGATATAAGATTTTATAAAGTGACCACAGCAGGTGTTCTTGGAACAGAAATACCTATTCATACAGAAGGTTCTGCATCATGTGGAAGTGCAGTTCTGCAATATATGGGAAGAACAGCTTCTGCAATATTAACAGCTGATAAAACTTCAGCTAAATTGCTTCCTGTAATTGAAAATGGAGCAATTGTTGGTGTAATTGCTCAAGATCCTGGAATTGGATATACAACAGCAGATATTATAGCAAGTGGCGGTTTAGGTGCTATTATTAATCCTAATCTTCAAATTGGCAATCTTGATACAAGGCAAGCTAATACAGAGTTATTGGCAATTCCAGGAAGTATTGACAGAATTGATATATTGCATAATGGGATTGATTATTCTTATGCCAATATTACTATTACAGGTGATGGTACAGGTTGTACAGCACATGCTATTCTTAAAGAAGGAGCAATTGATAGAATTATTATTGATAATTCTGGGTATGGATACACATATGCCACAGTTACAATTACTGGAAATACTAATGCAGTTCAAGCATATGCTAATCCTGTTATTTCACCTCTTGAAGGTCATGGAAAAAACGCTGTAAAAGAATTATTTTCTAAGAATATTATTCTTTCCACTACAATTGCTAGGGATAAGAATCAAGGGTTTATCGTTAATAACGATTATAGGCAATTAGGAATTGTTAAGAATCCATTATTATATCAATCAACAACAAGATATACTCAATTAACTGGTTCACCATGCTTTTCTGTTACAGGTGATTTTATTTACAGTATTATTGAAAAGGATATGATTTTAACAAGTTCCAATGGTGCGAAATATATTGTTATTGCTAAACCAGAAATTGAACCAACTGGAAGTATATTTCAAATATTAGTACAAACTTTGGATAATGAATTGATTTTTCCAAATACTGTTGTTACTTACAATAATATTAACCAAGCAACTATATCAACTGTACATACTCCAACCATTGATAAATATTCTGGTGATATTATGTTTATTGATAATAGACAAGCATTTCAACCAACATTAGAACAAACTATTTCTATTAAAACGATTATCAATTTCTGAAAGGATAATAAATGGCAATTAATTTCAAATCAGGTCCATATTACGATGATTTTGATCCATCTAAAAATTACTATAAGGTGTTATTCAAACCTGGGTTTGCAGTTCAAGCAAGAGAATTAAACCAGCTTCAATCAATTTTACAGCATCAAGTTTCAACTTTTGCTAATCATGTATTTAAGAAAAATGCTATCATTATTCCTGGTGGAATTGTAATTAATGGTGTTGCAGATATGTTGCAGGTTACCAATATTGGTGATCCAACTGTTTTGATTGGAAAAACAATTACAAATGCTCCATATTTTGATCTTACTGATGATTCTACATTAAATGGATATATTACTGCTGTAGTTATTGCAGTCAAACCAGAAACAGATACAACACCAGCAGTTTTATATTTGAAATATTTCAAAACTCAACAGAATAGTAATGGTACATCTCGTTCTGTGTTTGATATTACAGATAATGTAAATGGGTTAAAAACTGTTGACCAATCTATTGTATCATTCAAAGTTCACCAAAATGGTGCAACAGTTGGAAAAGTAGTAACCTTAAACAAAGGAACATTTTTTACAAAAAATATATTTGTAGATGCTCCATTACAATCTTTTATTCTTGAAGTTGATAACCAAACAGTAACAAATGCTGCTATTGGGTTAGATGTTGTTGAATCTTTTGTATCATCAGATGATGATAATAGTTTATTAGATAATGCTTATGGAGCACCAAATCAATATGCTCCTGGTGCTGATAGATATAAAATTGATTTAGTATTAAACAGATATAATTTAACATCTATTCCAAACGATGAAAAGTTTATTTTAATGATGAGAGTTGAAGATAATACTGTAACTTATCTTAATTCAACAACAGAATATGCTGAATTAATGACAACTATGGCACAACGCTTATATGATGCCAATGGAAATTTTATTGTAACTGGTCTGTCTACTAAAATCAGTCCAACAACAGATGATGAAAAACTATGGTGTACAGTAAATCCTGGTAGAGCATATCTTGGTGGATATCATTATAATCAAATTGCTAAACAAACAGTTGTCATTGAAAAACCAAGAGACGCAGCACACCAAGAACAATTAAATGTTGTTAACAAATATGCAGATGATTTAACATATTTCTTTATTCCTGGTGGAACATATCTAAAACAAATCCCTGAAATCAATTCATTGGTTCAATTTGTAAATATTGATCCATCAGTTGTTGGAGGAAAAGTATTAGGTTATGGTGTATTTCGTGATATTCAATATGCATTTGGTGATATTAATACAGGAAAGGGTATTTATAGAGCGTATTTTGATAACGTTACATTTGAAAAAGGTGTATCAACAAGTTCAATTGGTGGAATTAAAACAATTATCAATGGAGAAGGATTTCCAATTCTTCATGCATTAGGTATTTCAAACGTTATTAATGGTTCTGGTCCATTTACGATTGGAGATACTATTCAAGCAGCTAGTGATAGCACACAATCTGGATATTTGTACCATTATTTGAATAATATCTTGTATTTGATTAAAAATACAGAAAATCCTATTCCAAATATGGATACAGTAAAAGATATTGCTAATGGAACTACAGCTCAACGTGGATCTACATTTGTAACTAATTATGATCCAATGAAGATTCCATTATTTAATATCAATAAAGATACTATTAAAACTTTATATACAACTATTAATGGTAATAGTATTAATCCAACATCATTTACCATTACAAGAAAACAAGTATTTTCAAATTTAGCTATTGGGGTAACAACATCTTCTGTTTTGAGTGGAAATGACAAGTATGCAGATATTTCTCCATTCAATTATGTTGTAGTTGTTGTAAATCAAGGATCAGAAACAACATATGATTTGACAGAAGATGGATTAATTACACTTGATGTTATTGGCGGTAGTAAAAGCTATTCTATTAATCTTCCTTCTGGGCACTCTTTACTAGGAAAAACTGTATGGATTTATAGTACAGTTATCAAGGAAAATGAATCTGAAGCTAAGAAAACTGTTAGTTCATTAAAAACAATTACTGTAAAAACACCATCCGATGCTTATACTCCATTAGAGGATCAAGATATTATTTCTGTAAATAAAATTACAGAAGGAAGGACACAATCAATTTATTTACAAAGTAACCAAACTAATGCTATATTATTTGATCCTGATACAGGTAAAACAACTGTTAATACTGTTGAACAACATGGTCTATCTGTTGGTGATATTGTTGTAATTAAAGGTGTAGAAAGTTCAAATTATCCAACTAGTTATCCAACTGTTGGATATAATGGAATATTTACTGTTACTGATATTACATCACAATTAGCTTTCAAAATTAGTACACCTTTAACTACAGTTACTTTTGATCCAACAACAAGTTTGAATGTTAGTACTGGAATATTTACTGTAAATAATCATGGGTTTACTACTGGAGATCAAGTAGTTTATACTCAAGGAACTACATCTATAGGTGGATTAACTAATAATCAAGTATACTATGCTATAGTATTAACAACTAATACATTTCAATTAGCTTCAACTAGAGCTAATGCTATTAATTTTATTCCAATTACTATTACTAGTGCTGGAACAGGAACAACACATAAATTAACAGATCAAGTACCTGGATCATATATTCCAGGATCAGGTTTTGTTGCTTTACCACCAAGTATTACAAATGATACTGATGTAACAACTAGATATTCATTTACTAGTGGACAAACCCATAGTTTAATTAATACTGGAGCAATTAAACTTAAGAAAAGCGCTATAGCACCAATTGGTCAATTAGCAGTTCAATATAATTATTACAATATTAATTCTTCAGGTTCTTATGTTTCAGTGGATAGCTATGGTGATCATACAGATGATTTATCATATATTGGCAATATTAAAGATATATTGAGTCCAACAAAAACTAATATTACTTTAAGAACATATCTTGATTTCAGAACTAGAACATCTTCATTTTTCTTTCAGAATATTGGAGTAATGGTTCCTGGTTCCAATGTTCTTGCCTTAACAGATTTAAATATATCGCAACATATTACAAACCTTATTGGAAAATATGTTGTTGGTCCAAGTCATTTGCAAGGTGTTCAGATTATTGGAGCATCATTAAATCCAATTACTGGTGATACTGAACTAGTGCTTGATTCAAAAGCATTACCAACTGGTGATCCAAAGAATCCAAAATGGCAAGGAATCTATTATATTGGTTTAACTTTACAAAATGGAACAGATTTAACATTGACATCAAATGGAACTGCTGGAGACATGTCATTCAATGTTCCAAGAGCAAATTATGCTATTAGTTATCAACCAACAAAGTTTAAATCAAAACAAACCTTAATTTATTTAAATAGGTCAAATGATTTAATTGAGTTGACACAAAAAGAAGTCAATTCAATTGATGAAGCAAATCAATTACATAGAAGTCCATATCAATTACCATTAACTTATGTTGCTATGGATCCTTATTGTGTAGACATGTCAAATGTTAGAGTAACACCATATGAAAATCCAGTATATACAATGTTGGATATTCATGAAATTAGCAAAAAGGTTGACAGACAAGAATATTATGTTTCATTAGCTTTGAACCCAGACTTGAATAGTGATATTCAACAAGCAGGAAGCAATCTTGATGTTTCTGCCAAAGGATTCTGGAATGAAAACTTTTCAGATATGCAATCACAAGAATTTGATAGTCCAGATTATTCTTGTACAATATATGATAAGTCTTATGTTTCACCTGGTGTTATTACAACACCAATTAATTTGCAATTAGATCCATTAACAAGCAATAATTACAAATTATCAGGTTCAAGCATTACACTTCCATATACAGAGCAAATTGCAATTTCTCAAGAATTATCAACTAGGTTTAATAATCTAAATCCATATAATGTAATTAATTGGAATGGAAAAATTGTTCTTTCTCCAGCAGTTGACAATTGGGTAGATGTAACAACAATTCCTGCTCCTATTGCAACACCTGATCCTGCTCCTCCTCCTGTATATGATCCTCCACCAAATACTTCTGTTCCACCACCAGTTTTACCTGAACCACCAGTAGAAGAAATTATAACAAAAATTACAAATTTAATTCCTCATTGGGGTCCAGATAGTATTGGTTGTCATCATGCAATTTCCTTTGATTGGGAAACAAATAAAGGTAAAAAGGGTAGAGTAAGTACTGATCCTCATATTTCCTGGCATGTAAGAATACATGGTTGGAGAGGTATCAATGGTGATTATGCTAAATCATTAATAAATAAAAAATATAATGATCATTGGGTAAAAGAATATCTTCACGCTGGTAATCCATTAGATCATGGATTACATGGATTAATTCAAAGGATTAAATATGATTAATTTTTTAAAAGTGGTAACATTAAATGTCTAAACCAATAAAAAATGGGAATAATTCTGGTGGTTTAATTAAAAAGGTATTTTTTAGACATCGTAGAACACCAAAAATCAAAATATTGGCACCTTTTGATGTCAATGTTTCTGTAGAAATTAATTCTAATAAAGATAAAAATAACCAAACAACTGGTACAACAGTTAATTCTGATACCACTAATAATACACCAGTTACTCCAGTAATTGCTGTTGCTGATCCAACACCTCCTGCAACTACTACTGAATCAACTGCAACATTAATTAGTGAAACTGCTATCATGTATATGAGAGCAAAGACCATTACTTTTCAGATTACAGGTTTGAAACCTAATACAAAATATTATCCATTTTTCAGTGATGTTTATGTTGGTCAATATTGCAGTACAGTATCAGGACAATTATCATCAAATATCATCACAGATTCTATTGGTTCTGCAACAGGCAATTTCTATTTACCCGGTGGAGTATTTACAACAGGTTCGCATACTTTTGAATTAGTAGATCATGTGGATAATGATTTAGCTCCAACTAAACCAGATCCATTATACGGAACTGCTTCAACAACATATGAGGCAAATGGTACATTAAAAACAATGCAATCTCAGGCAACACCTGAAGCACCAATTGAAAATGCTCCAGAACCTACACCACCAAATGTTGTGAATCCAGAACCACCAGAGTTACCAACTCCAATTACTCCAACAGAACCTAAACAACATCAATGCTCTGAATGGGTTTTTGAATATCGTATTATTACAGATATGAATGTAAAAACATTCACAGTTACTACTACAGAAAGATTGCCTCCTGCAAGTCCATCTCCACAGGCAGGAAGTACTAGTATTGATCCAAATATTATCATTTCAAATGTAAATTATCTAGATACTAAAATTAACGATAAAGGTCAATATAATCATAGATATAGCTATTTGGAAACAAATGTTTCAAGTGTAAAACAACAATTTTGGCGTGGACCATTCTTTGATGCAACAAGATGGTTTGATTTTCTTCCTGATACATCAAGGTTTAGACCATCTGGATTATTTGAAAATCAAACAGTACAAGTAACAAAAAACTGGGCATTGAGCAGAGAAGTAGTTGCCTGCCCAGTTATACCAGGATTTTTTACATTATTAAAGAGAATAATAGATCCTCTAGCACAATCATTTTACGTAGATAATAATATCTATCCTAATGGAATGTATATTTCATCAATTGAGGTATTTTTCAAAACAGTAGATCAATCAACATCTGTTTCATTAGAATTACGTAATATGGAAAACGGTTTACCTGGTTCCACCATCCTTCCAAATGGACAGGTAATTGTTCCAGGATTTGCCACAGCTCAATCTGATGATGCATCAATGGGTACTATTTTTAGATTTGATACACCAGTATATTTACAACCACAAATGGATTATTGTTTTGTTCTAAAATCAACATCTTTAGGTTATAATTTATGGTGTTCAAGGGTTGGTGAAACTGATGTAACTACTGGACGTGTTGTAGATACAAATCCATATATTGGAACCTTATTTAAATCAGAAAATGATGATACATGGGTTCCAGATTCATATGAAGATATAAAATTTAATATTAGAAATGCTATTTTTGACAATAATGTTACCAGCAATTTGGTATTTAGACCACAAAGTTTTTCATCTAATGGAATTGCCCAATATTTTGCCACAAAACAATCTTTACCATTATCATATATTGTAACAACATATAATACAAAAACAATTACTGCAACTATTCCAATGCATGGATTGAATAGTGGTGATTATCTTTATGCTACTGTTCCTGTTACAGATCATCAATTCGCTTATAATGGGTTACATTATAATCAATTAATTGGAGAGTTTATAGTAACAAGAATTGATGATGATACAGTACAATATACTGCTAAAACTGGAACAACTGTTGGGTTAACACAAGATTATCTAGCAACACGATCTGGATCAATTCCAATTAAGGATGGATTAACAGTTTTAGATTATACTACTCCATTGCTTCCATTACAACCAACAAACTATGCAACTGCAAAAATTACTAATCCAGATACATTTTCACCATCAACAATTCCTTCACCTGTTAATTCTCCTACTGCCATTGATCCACCAGCATTTTTACAATCACCTGTATTTACAGTCTACACTAATCTTTTAATTAATGAAGCAATGATTGATTATTTGGGAACAGAATTAGAGTCTACGAATATTACTGAAAAATTAAAGTTAGCTGTTGGATATCCACAATTGCCTGATGGAGATAGTCCATATACAGAAAGAGATTTTATTGAAGTTGAAAAAGATGGTTCATTCTATCAATTTGATGAACCTAGAATGTTAGCTGCACCAAGAAACGAATCAGATCATGCATTGGAATTAGGGCAGGAATCAAGTACTGTTGTTAACATCAATCTCCAATCATCAGATAAAAATATTTCACCAATTATTGATATTGGTGGAATGTCTTTGATGACAAAAACTTATAAAATTGATAATCAATCAGATGAATTAACAACATTATTTCAAAATCCAATTCTTGATGATTTTAATGATTCATTGAAAAATAGTGAGATTTTACCTGGTAAAGGAAAAGCAGCTGCTAAATATAAATCAACAGTTGTACAATTATCTGATTTTTATAAATCAATGCGTATATATGTTGTTGGTAATTGTATGTATCCAGCAGCATTTGATTGTTATATTAGAACTTCTACCGATGAATCTACACATCGTGATAGAAATTGGGTATGGGTTCCATTCCAAGGCGATATTACAATTCCATTTGCATCAAGTCCAGATAAAAATACAATGTCAGAATGGGAGTTTGTTTACTCAAACACAGAGACTTTTAATGTCTTTGATATTAAATTAGTTTTTAGAACAACAAACCCAAGTATTGTTCCAAAAATCTATACAATAAGAACAATTACAGATATTCTAGTTTAGGTAAAAAATGTCTATAGATTTGCTACTTTCTAGTGAAACAGGTTCATCATTAACTGATGAACAAATGGATAATAATCTGTTAACTATTGAACAAGCATTAAATAATGACTTTGCATTAATTCAGGAAACACAATATAATCTAGATTCAACTCAAAATGATTTAGCAGCATTACGACATACTGTAGATTTGATTGTTCCATTAGATCCATTAGGAAATACATTCTATAGTCAATTAGTTCTTCGTGTCCAACAACAAAGAGCATTAACAAACGAGGAAGTAGATAGTAACTTTGTTTATTTGGATTCAAAATCCAATAGATTGCGTGTTGATGTTGATACAATCAATAATGTTACTATTCCAAATGTACAATCTGATTATAATGCAAAATTAGCAACAAAACAAGATTTAAATTCTAAATTGACATCTTTATCCAATATCAATACATTAGGTATTTTATGTACTCAACAGGATCAAGTTTTTACTAGAAAAATTATTAGTTCACCATATTTGGTACTTGCTAATCAAGATGGTGTTAATGGTGATATTATTCTAGATATTGCTCCAACTGTTGTTACAATTGATGGACAGCAAGTTTTAACAAGAAAAACTATTGATGGAACAACAAATACAATCAAAAACGTTTCATTGGTAACTGGGGTTAAAGATAATCTACCTGTTAATTATGGAGGTACAAATGCAAGTACTCCAGAGCAGGCAAGGACCAATCTTAATACTTTAGTTAAACCATCTGGTTCTGGTATTGTTGTAAAAACTGGTTCAGATCAATCTGTAACAAGATCATTGAATGTTTCAGGGGTTGGGTTATCAATTCAAAATCCTGATGCAACAGGTGGAGATATTGTAATTTCAAGTTCTGCTACAGCTAGCAATACACCAAATACAGTAGTTGCAAGAAATAGTTCTGGTGGATTTAATGCTGGAATGATAAATGCCAATGTTACTGGTAATTTAACAGGAAATGCTTCTACAGTTACTAATGGAGTTTATACAAATCAATTTTATAATAATCCATCTTGGATGTCTGGATTAGCAGGAAATAAGGTTACAAATATTCCCAATTCTTCATTAGTCAATTCTGGTGTTACCTTAAATAATACTTTTGTTGGATTGGGAAGTTCCTACGATTTTGATACAGGAACAACTGAAAATCTTCCATCTAGAATCGTAAAACGTGATACAAATGGTAATTTTTCTGCAGGTGTTATTACTGCATCGATTAACGGAAGTGCAACGACTGCTTTAAGTTGTATTACATCATTAAGATCAGATACATTATCCACACCAAGAGCAATTAATGGTGTTTTATTTGATGGATCAAAGGATATCATGATCCAAGATGGAACTAAATTACCTTTAACTGGTGGAAGTATGGTTGGTAATATTAATTTACCAAATGATCCATTATCTGCGTTACATGCAGTAACTAAAAGATACACAGATAATAATGATATTGAAATTACATTTGGAACAAGTGTTTTATATTCTATTCCTATTATTGGTGACAAAGATGTAGATATCTTTCCGCCACCAGGTAGAACAATGAATGATTTTAAAGGGTTTCTACCTGCATTAGGTTCGTCACATTATGCTAAACCCACATACATATCAAGAATTATGTTTGTAATTGATGTTTCCTTATCAATGTATCATAGGCATTTTTGGAATAATACATGGCATGATACTGTTTACAAAGCAGCAGGAAAAGCAGCACAAGCATTAATCAATCATTATGTTAGCTTAGGTGAAGCTACAATTTGCATTATTAGAACAGCTAATGAAAAAGCAAAAGATTATTGCTGGTTTGATTCATATAATGATGCTTATCTTGCCTTAGAGGATATTATGTCTTCTGAATGGGAACAACACCAGAATTATCATAGAGGATCTGTAATTAATGCTTTTGATAATAAACCATTTGCTGATGATGCATCACATATTGCCTGCCATTATTTTTCAGATGGCATGGAAAATTATGGCAATTTTGAAGCATTTGGTGGTGCAATTGAAACATGGAGAAATTACTGTAATCAAAAGAAAATTATGGCATATTCTGCCTGCATGCATGAATTAGGAAAAATAGAAAATATTACCAAAATGGCATGGGATGGTATAACTAAAGCAAGTATTAGGGCATTTAGAGCATTAATGGAAGTTGATATTCCAAGAATCTATCATCCTGGCATTTATAATAATGCAAGTATTGAATATGTTATTATGAGTGATAGAATCAGAGTATCATTGACAAACGGAATTGGTGTTGATGCTGCTCCAGTTAATTGGATTGCATTTTGGGGAAAACCACCAGCTTAAGAGGGAATTATGGCAAATTTAAGTTTAAGAACATTGAGTAGTACTCCTGCTGCTGTTGGGGATACAGTTACTACATTAAATATTCCATTAACATTAGCTCAAGTAGATACCAATTTTATCAATCTAAACCTTGCTAAATTAGATAAGAATAACAATCTTAGTGATTTGACAAATCTAGTAACAGCAAGAAATAATCTTGATGTTGACCAAGCAGGAACAGCAATTGCCATGGCGATTGCATTAGGATGATTTGAATGGCAAATACATTTAAAAGAAAAGTTTCGCAATCTCTTGGAACAACTGCTTTGACAGATGGTTCAACAGCTGTTGGAAGTTATACTGTTCCAGCAGCAACTACAGCAACAATTATTGGTCTTCTTTGTTCAAATAGAACAACAACTGATATTACAGTAGATATTGGACATTATACTGGTTCTGTATTAACTTATTTGGTTAAAGATGCACCAGTACAAACAGGAAGCACAATGATTGCTGTTGGTGGCACACAAAAACTAGTATTAGAACCTGGTGACTCTATTAGAGTTAGGTCAAATATTGCTTCTTCTGTTGATGTAATTATGAGTATTCTGGAAATAACATAATGGACTTGAATTATATTGGAAGAACAACACCTTTTTCAAGAACAGATACAGGATTTATGTATCTTTCATTTGAAAATCGTAGTAAATTAAGAACAGCAAATCCTGGAAATGGTGACTTTGCATTAGTAGATACCCTTGGTTTATTTCGTTATGTTGCTGGTAGCACAATGACTGATGATGATCAAAGTTGTTTTGCTACTACAAATGGAAGATGGATTATTGATCTAGTTACATGGGAATATATCCAAGCAATTGATATGGCATGGAGAGATAATGTAGATCATTCATTAATCAAGATGGTACCATATACGAATAGAGATTCTTTGAGAACTGGTGGATATCATAATCAACCAGCATTGGTGGACCAACTTGGTTTATTTCGGTTTGATGTCAATTCAACAATTGAAATTGATGATGATGAAACCTGCTTTAGAGCACCAGCAGGAGCATGGTTATTGCAAGCTGTTCATTGGCAACAAGCAGCAAAAATGATTGATCGTTATTGGTCAAATTATCCAGCAGTACGAGCTAAAATACCAATGACATCTGCAGGATTAGGTTCTATTTCTTCCCATTCTATTACTTCATTTACTTTAACAGCTGCAAATGCACAAGTAAATGATCATGTTTTAGTTACATCTAATTCTAATATTGTATCTGCATGGGGATATATTAGTGCAACAAATGTTTTGACAATTATGGTTAGAAATCCAATTGCAAGTACAATTGATGCATCTGGACTTAAAGTTTCTGCAATAGTATTCGTTCAATAATGCATTCAAATCAAGCAAATCAATTAATTAATGCAATTTTAATAGGATCAATTGATTCTGTTATTCTAGAACGTTTGCTTAATGATTCCACAAATGGAATTGCTTATCAGAATGCATATAAAGAAGCATTATTTTCTTATAAAGACTTATTTTCTTCTTCAGATGTTATTGATAGACATCTAGGTTCAAATACAGCATTTAGTATTTTTACTCAAAATATTGAGTACATATCTAATGCATTTTTACCACAATATACATTGAATATTGCAAATAGTTCTTTATTTATGACAAAAGTTCTTGGAAACACTACTTGTTTAGATTATTTAATGGTATATGATAACTGTGTTAATTTTCCTAATTCAATGACAATATGTGAAAAACTGGCAACAACATCATATGCTTGCCAGAAAATTAGAGATGATGCATCTTTAAGAACACTATTCAATACTGACACTGCAGCATTGGCATTTCTTTTTAATAGTAATACAATTGGAACAACAGTTTCTGGTGATAATGGATATTCATTAACTATGCAAGATAAGTGGATTCCAAGCAAAAAGTTATGGGATACGACAAGTTATATCCCAATGAGAAAATATAACAATATATCTAGGTTTTTCATGGAAATCAGACATAATACAACATTATGTACTGATATTGTCTTAAATAGACCAGAAATATTCAAAACTGATATGTTGGGACAAACTCGTGAAAATGGGTTAAATCACTTAGCCTGGGGTACTGAATTTAGAAATGCATTAAGTAATAATTTAAATAATACCAATGCTAAATTGTCTGTTGATAATTGGTTAAGTTCTAGTAATGGCAGATCAACATATTATACTAATTTATGTAATATAGTTAATGGAGTTGATTTAAGATTGGTAATGGAAAATATGTCACATTCTATAATATATTCAACACCACAACAACAATTTAATAATGGAAATGGTGTTGAAATAATACCACAAAATAACATTGCTAATTCTGATTTAGGAATTATTACACAAATTATGCTTGTTGGTAATATCAGATATGATATTAATGATAATATTATTAAAAGGATTAACACAACTGGTAATGTTAATACATTTATTAGTGGTATTAGAATTTCATCTAGTTTTTGGAACGGTTCTAATCAATACTATGATGAAGAAGGAATATATTATTCTTTTACCAGAGGAAATTATTGTAAAATAAATTGTATAACATGGTCTGGACATCAATATAATCTGAAAATAGATAAAAAAACATATAAATATACATTAAATGTACCTTCTACAGAATTATTTACATGTGATACATATGTTTTACCATGCGAGTGACAAATGAAATTAGTTATTGATAATAATAAAATTATTGCAACTGTATCTGATGATTTTATGACAGAAATGGAAACTATTTCTTGTCCTGATATCTTCCATCCAATGCTTATTGATTTTTATATAATCAAAGAAGATAAATCAGTTTCTTTTGACTCTCATAGATATCTAAAACAAGTTGCACAAGAAAATCTAGATAAGTTTGCTCAAGAAAAACATTATGATAATATGTTGACTCTTTGCTCTTATGCATCAGATATAAATCCTGTTTATGCTAAAGATGCTAAAATTGGATTAGAATTGCGTAGTTCTTATTGGTCAAAGATTTTTGAAATCATTGCTGATATTGAATCAGGAAAAAGACCACAAGTTACATTGTTTGAAGAAATAGAATCTGAATTACCAGTTTTGCAATGGAAGGCAGAAACACAAGAAGTAATTCCAGAAGTAGCAAAACCTGTAAGAAAACGTAAGAATGCTACAACGTGATTTAGTAATAGTTGATCAATTAATTGATGGAACTATGACTGGTCCACAATTAAATACCTATGTTCAAAACTCAGATCAATTAGCAATTATTGTATCTCTTCTTGATAGCTTTTCAATAAGAAAAAGATTACTTGATTCTACTACAGCAGTTAATACTTTATTATACCCTGTAAAAGTTGTCGATAGTATTTTTGATGCTCCTCATATCTATAGTGATTTTATTTCAAAATATCTAGATTTATTAGTGAATAGTAATCAGTTAATTGCAAAAGTGATTGCATATTGTACAAAGTTAAATCATAGAAGTTATATAACTTACCAACAACTTTGTACTACTTCTTTACAAACAACTATCAGTCAATATCCATTGGCAATAAGATATAGAAATCTTTCAAATATAGCTCTTGCTAAAACTATAGCATTTCAAGCAGGACAAAATGCAGCAAACTTTACTGATCTAGATCAATTGTTTGCTAACCAAACTGCTGTCAATGCAATTACAGGCAATTCAACAGCAATTTCTACTATTTGTTCTTTAGATTTAACTATTAATAAGTTTTTTGCTTCAAGTATTACAGTTCCAACTTTAGATACCAAAACTACACAATTAAATCAAGTATTAGCATTATCAAATGGGTGTACAAAGTATATTGCCAAGAAATCTGGAATTGATCATACATTATATAATAATCCTTCTGATCTAGTAAATACTGGATCAAATGCAACTACTATTGCTAGTTCTTCTGATGCTATTATAACTATTACGAAATTATTAAATAATTCATTCATTAATACATTTATTGGTAATTCTTTAATATCTCAAGCTATTAGTCAAAATAGTACAGCATTAACTAATATTGCTTCTATGAAACAAATTACTCCATGGGAAGCATGGAAAACAAATGATACTATTATGACTGCTGTTGGAACAGATTCTATAGCATCAGATGCTTTAGTAAAAAATATTAGTTATAATACTCATTCCCCTGATGTATCTATATGGGGGCATATTATTTCATCATCAAGTCTTATTTCAGCATTAGCTAATAATTCAAATGCTTTAATTACATTATCATTACAAAATCAAAATGTATGGGTATGGCAAATTATTTGTAAATCAGTAGAATTATCAAGAGCATTAGCTTATAACAATGCTGCTGTACATAATATTATCAATGAATCAAATGATGTAAACCATTGGATAGCAAGAAACTTTATTGATTTTGCTCCAGCAAGAAGTATTATTATGACAATGGATAATCCTTACATTTCTGATTGGTTTAGTTCAGAGTATGCACAAAAATATATTATTGCTGGTTCAAATGAAATACTAGATATAATCTGCTCAAATCAAAATATGTATAATCTTGCTATAAGTATCCCATCATTTGCAAGAAATCTGTTAGGAAATTATTATTTCATTAATAATATTATTCCTAATTCACCTGCAGGTTCTAGTTATGTAAGAAACTGGTTTTTTAATAATCAATCAACAATTCAAGATGGTATAAATAATGGGTGGTTTAGACAAATGATGTTTGCATCAGATACTGTTCTGAATGCATTGACTAGCAGTTCTAATGCAGTAAACGCAGCTCGTAATTCAATTGCTTACAAAATTATATCGTGGGATGAACCATCTACAACAGATGCAAATGGTAATACAATTCCTGCATCTTATAATTTTTCTTCACTCGTTTCATCAGATTGGAAAAAAGCACTAGTAATTGGATTATCTAGAAGTGAAGGTGGAATAGTATTTGGAAATGCAACTTTGACTATATCTACACCTCGTGATGGAACAAGTTATTCTAGTTCATATACAGTTAGTAGAAATAATTCAAATGCATCTAATGCATCAACTGTAACAACTGCATTACCAATTATTAAACCATATTCTGCAATAAGTACTAGAGTTGGTGGAAAATGGTATATGGGACTTTTAAGAGTAGATAGTAACTACGCTAGCTAAAGGAATATTATCATGGATTTAGAAACAGGGAAAAAGGTTGTTGACTTTTTATCTGAAGGTGGTTCATCAGCAATTATTGCTATTTTGTTTGCTGTAATTCTTGCTCTAGTGTGGGATAGAAAAACACTTGTAAAATCTGTTGATACGACTACACAAAGAGTTTTTGAAGCAAAAGATAATGAATTGAAATCAATTAAAGAAATTATTGATAAGTACCATCAAGGTCATATGGATCTTATCCAAGCATTAAATGAAATTAGAGTTGTATTATCTACTATTAAATCAGGAAATTAAGTTATGTTCAAATGGTGGAAAGATTTATGGAAAAATCCTGATGTAATTAAATCTCCTATTATTACTGAAAATGATGTATCATCTGAGTTAGTTAATAAAAGTTTTCAATTATTGCATCAAACAACTAAAAATGTTTCTGCAGTTGCTTCAGAAGCAGCAGAAGTCTTGCAAAAAAGATTTTCTACATTGGAAAGTAATTATAATTCCATTTTAGATAATACAGATGATGTTATTATTGTGAAAAATAAAGATTTAAAATGGACTTTAATCAACAAAAGTGCCAAGAATATGCTTGGAGTACTACAAGATGATGTAATTGGTAAAACAAACAAAGAAATTGGTATTCTATATCCATATTTGGCGACATTGATGAGGCAGCACGATATTTTAGATAAAAAAGTATTAGATGAAAATAAGTCATTTAGAAATGAAGAATCTTTTGTTATAAATGGTAATACTTTTTCAATAGATGTAATTCGTACACCACAATGTAATGTATTAAAAAATCAACAAGAACTGATTTATGTTGGTAGAGATTTATCAAACATTGTTTTGTATTCAAAAAGAATACAAATCTGCTTCCAAGCATTAAACTTAGTAGACACACCAATTGCTATTGTAGAAAATAATTTAAATCTATTTTTTTGTAATACATCTTTCATGCAAACTTTATCAATTGGTCCTGTAGAAAAGATTGCCAATAGACCTATTACTAATTTTTTAAAACTTGATGATATATCTAATGCATTAAAGTCTGCAACTATTAACAAGATATTTACAACAAATCTTGGTGATTTAAATAAAAAGCTAACTATTGTGCCAATGTGTAATATAAATATCCCATATTATTTCATTTTCAAAATAGATCCTATGTCCTCATTTTCATTAAAAGCAAGAATCCCATAGTTGTGTAGTTCACTATTTCAAAACTAATAAAATCTAAATAATTGGAGTGGTTATGAATCAAGTAGAAACAAATAAAGGTTTAATTGATAGAGATCAATTAACAACTGAAGATTTGGTGCATGAAACATCAGATGCTCGTGTAATCCAAACTGTCTGGAAAGATGTTAATACAAATGAAGAAGTACGTCGTGATGTTACAATTTCAATTTTACGTGGTCTAGACCTCGAAAAGACTCAAGGAGCATAAAAAACAATGGCTAATACTACTGCAATTGCAAGTTCTTTTAAGAAAGAACTAATGCAAGGTGTTCACAATCTAGAAACTAATACTGTAAAAGCTGCTTTATATCTAGCTTCTGCAACTATTGGTGCTGCAACAACTGTTTATGTTACAACTGGTGAAGTAACCGGTTCAGGGTATACTGCTGGTGGTATTACTACTGCTGCTGGTACTGTTGGACTAACAGGAACAACTGCATTCTGGCAACCTGGTGCTGCTTTATCTTTTGGAACTGTAACATTATCAACTGCTTTTGACTGTGTCCTTCTTTATAATAGTACTCAAACTAATAAGGCAATTGCATCTTGGAACTTTGGTTCTACTACCATTAACAATGGTACTTTTACCATTAACCTTCCAACTAATGATGCAACTAATGCTTTAATTCGTTTGAGTTAAAATAATTAATATTACTAATGAAAAAGACGCATTCGTGCGTCTTTTTTTTTTTAGGGGATCCAATGTTTCATAATAGACCACCAGAAGTTGGAAGATCAGTAACAAATAGTTCTGTTGCTAATAACTGGGGTACAGATATTACATCAGGAACAGCAAATGCTTATGGTTCATGGATTCAAATCCATGCTGGATTCCCATATGATGTATACCAAGTTTATATTGCAATGGGAAAGAATTATGTAGCTGCAGCTAACAGAAATTCATATATTGATATTGGTTATGGACCAAATAATACAACAGTTCAAATAGTAATTCCTAAATTATGTGGTTCCAATTCTGGTGGAATTGATATGGGATATCGTTATTATGTTTTACCAATGTATTTACCAAAAAATACACCAATTTGGGCAAGGCATCAATGTACTACAGCATCTACAGTTATAAATGTAAATATTACTGCATTATGTGGTGAATATATTCCTTACATGCCTAAAATTAAATATTATAATCCATTAGGAACACTTGGAACTACTCTTGGTGTGGCAATAGTACCTGGAAATAATACAGAAGGTGCATGGACAGAAATGATTGCTTCAACACCTAGAAACTATGTTGGAATGTTAATTACAGGATTATTTGCTGTTGATACTACAATGACTGCGGTTTCATATACTGGTGATGTTGGTATTGGTCCATCAGGTTCTGAACAAGTAATTATTGAAAACGGATTTGTTACAACACATGGAACTAATGAAACTGCTTGTGGAATAGCTATAGCTTATTATGTTGATGTAAAAGCTAATAGTAGAATAGTTGCAAGAGTTTCTTGTAGTGGAACTCCAGATAGCTCATTATCAACTATTGTTTACGGAATGGAAACAATGTAATGCTTCATATTCCAGCAAATCAATATGGAAGAATTGTAACTAGTGGATCATCACTTAATAATTGGGGTCCAACAGTAATTTCTGGACCACAAAATCAATATGGTGATTGGATTCAGACTAATCCAGGTTTACCATATGAATCATCATCATTGTTCATTGCTATAGGAACATTATTTTCTTCCGGAAATAGACGTGCTGCATATATTGATTTTGCTTATGGACCAGATTCAAGTAATTTGACAGTTGTACTTCCATATTTAAATGGAACTAATTCTGGTGGAATGACCAATGGATGTATATTCTATTATTTGCCATTGTGTATACCTCCAAATCAACCATTATGGTCTAGACATCAGAATTATAAATCTAGTGGAAGTACTCCTGTTGTTATTCATACAACAATGCAATGTGGCAGAACCATGCCATATTATCCAAGAGTTTATAGGTATGAACCTTTAAGTTCATTGGATACCTCTACTACAACAGCAACACTTATAACACCTGGAACATCTGGAGAAGGAGCATGGACAGAAATGATTGCTTCAACACCTAAAAAATATATTGGTACATTGTTAGCAGGATTATATACATTTAATAATAACTTAAATGCTGCAGCATATACCGGTGATGTTGGTATTGGTCCATCAGGTTCAGAACAAGTTTTAGTAGAAAACTCATTTTCAATGACACAACAAACAACAGAAACATCTCAAGGATTTACCACAGCATTTTATAATGATATTCCTGCTGGTTCTAGACTTTCAGCAAGGGTTTCATGTAGTGCTACACCTTCTAATAATGTTTCTGTTTTACTTTATGGAATGATTGGAGGATAGTAATGTCAATTTTAATTCAATCTGATGGGCAATATACAGCAGGAACACCACCAGAAGCAGCATTTACAGTTCTTGGTGGTAATTCTATTGCTGGTGTTTATCAATATTTTATTAATTGTGTAAATATGGCATTGGGCGATGAAATACAAATCCAAGTACTTGAAAAGTCTCGTGCTGCTGATGCTCCTCAAATCATTTATGAAGCAGTTGTTTCTGGACCACAAAATCAACCATTATGGGTAAGTCCATGTGTTGTAATGTTTCATGGATGGTCATTACAAATGAGGCAAACATTAGGTACAGCACGTTCTTTTCCATGGTCAATTCGCATTGTTTCTTAATCATCAAAGAAGTTAATTAATGTGGGGATATTCACCAGCTCTTATTACTACTGCAGTACTTGGTTCTCCAATATCAGTTACATTAACTAGTCAATTAATTCAAGGAAATCAAAAATCACCATATATTGCTTTAGGACCAAAATTAACAGGTACTTCTTCATCTGTTATTAATGGCATAGCAAAATCTGGCATTCAAGAAAATCTAATATCTGTTTCAGGTATTTCTTCTTCTAATATAACTGTTTTAACAGAAATATGTAGCGTAAAATTAACTGGGCAATCTACTTCAAGTGATAAAGCACCAATCTATATTATAAATGAAGAATTACTTCCATCAAAATCGTTTACTGTTCTTTATCCAACATCAGTTAATAATAAAACAGAATATTCATATCCTCAATATGATGTAATATCATCATTTCAAAATTCTGATGTTGAAATATCATGGTCTAGAACAACAAGTATTACAAAACAAACAATTACTTCTGCAATACAGTTATTATCTCCAAATGAGTATACTCAATATCAACTTGTTGGTAGACAAATTGCAAGTAATCAAGGGATTCTAAAAAATAAAACTGATGTAGTTTTATCTTCTTTATTATCTTTATCCCTGTATCAAGAAGATTTAGTTTCTAAAGAATCAGAAGGAATCAAACCTTCTTCACAACTATTTCAATTTACACAAGGAATTGTTACTTTATCAGCATCTGGAAGTACATCTATTTCCTCTGTAATTGCAAATGTAATTCAAAATGCAGTAATTCCTTCTAGCATTCAAAAAATTACAAGTTATAGTGGAGTTTCTTTAAATCAAGGAATTATTTTAGAATGGGTTCAGAAATATTTAACAACTAAAATCATCACCTCTATTTCTGGATCAATTCTGCCATGGATTTCATCATTACAGATGATGTCAATGCAGCAGCAATTGTTATCATCTATCAAAACTCCAAGTAGTTTTATAAGTCAATTATTTTCTGGATTATCCATTACAGCAATTTCAAATGATATATTGCCAGATAATAAATTATCACTTGATAGTATTACTCAATATATCGATATTAATAATATTATAGGTAATCTATCCAATAATATTAATGGTCGACAAGTAAGCAGTTTTATTTCACCTAGTCCAAGAAGTACTATTACCCAGTTATTAACAAAGCAATTTCTTGATATTTCCTTGCCATATATTGATTATAAATTAGGAATTACTTTAGATTTAATTGAAGCTGTAATAGACCAACAAAAATCTATTGATTATTATAATTCAGGTATTATTGATCTTCTAGTTAATAATCCTATTAATTCATCTATTGCTTTTTATGGTTATGCTTCACAAATATCACCAATTTTGAATGCAAAGCAGATCATTGCAAATCAAAATGATTTAGAAAGCAATCTATGGGTTGATTTATTACAGCAAGAACTTAATCAAGATCTTCAAGACATAGATTTATCTTTTTATTATCGGTTGAAATCCTTATCTTTTAATGGTTATTATCATGATGTTATTCCAAGTCAGTATTTTGATGCTTTAAGTCAGTCAATTAATAGTGATTATGGAATTGATTTATTGCCACGTATATTCCAGAATATGGACAATCAAACAATTGATTCCAGATATGGTGATATCAATTTTCTATTTTCACATACATTAATAACGCAATTACTTTATTCTAAACAAGACAGAGTATTACAAAGAATTAGAGAAGGGTTAGATAACCTTTTCTTTGGTCCTACTCAAGGACTATTGAGTAGCAATATTGAAGAAAAGGTAACAAAACCAAATACATTTATTATATCACAAAAAGAACAATTGCCGCCACCAGCATCAAAAGTACGTTTATTGAATACAACTTTATATGGATTGAATGGCAATTTCAAATCTAATAATAGATATACATTATCCTCACAGAATACCTATTCAATATTAAGTCCTATAATTGGAAACAATTATTATTCATATGGTAAGTTTTTATTTGATCAAGAGATTAAGTCTATTCAAAATGATATTAAACCGAAGTTAAGTTCATTGATTGGATTTCAGAAAATCCATTCTAAATCTAATTTTATAACAACAGAAATTGAATTAAGAGCAATTTCTTCACAATTAGCTTCTTTATTTCAAGGCAATTTAATTGAAAATTATCTTAAGAATCTTAGAAGTTTAGTAATAGATTCAATTGCCAATTCATTATTACCATATTATTCATTACCAATAGAATCACAGAATATTTCTAGTTCTTTATATGATTTGCAAGAAGTGCAATTATATCAACAGTTACCAAGAATAAACTTTATTATAAAACAAAATCCATTAATTATGGATCATAGTTTATTGCTTAACAATATATCTATTTTAACTAATCAAAATGATATTCTTAATCAGATATATCAAAGCATCATAAGTCAAAATATAAATATTGATAATCAACAATTACCCGATTTCAATATATTACTTGCAGGTTTATTCAATAATTTTGATATATCTGATGTATTTCCAAGAATTATATTGCCATATGATTTAGCATATGCTCATGTAATTTTTGAACCATTAATTAACAGTGTAATTGAGGAATAATTTAATGCTTTATGGACCAACACCATTTGTCAGTAACATTGTAAGTAATGGTCAAACAGCTCAAACAGCTTATAAGCTGTTTACTACATTAACTAGTTCATCTACTGCCAATCAATATGGTGATTGGACACAAGTTTTTTCTGGATTGCCTGATGATGCTTATATGATAAGAGTATTTTCTGGTGCAAATTGGGGGTATGGTCAATCCAGACGTTCTTATATTGATATTGGATATGGACCAGATGTAGATCATATTACAACAGTTATTCCATATCTTAATGCCTCATATTCAGGAGGATATGATTTTGGATATATTAAACATATTTTACCTTTATATATTCCAAAAAATATACCTATTTGGGCAAGAATGCAGCATAATTATGCTAATGTATCATTTGGCATTAATATTACAGCACATTGTGGAGAATATTTGCCATTTCAACCTAAAATAACCAAATATACTCCATTAGGATCATTTAATACATCATCAACTGTTGGAGTTCCATTACCTGCAGTAACAACAGGTGGTAGTAATTGTCCATGGACTATTATTGATACAACAAATAGAGATTTTTGTGGTCTTTTAATGTCAGGGTTTTATTCAACAGATACATCATTAGATAATAATACTTATTGGGGTGATATTGGAATTGGTCCAAGTGGTAATATTCAAATTGCTGGAAATAATTGTTTAACATGGACCTCTAATACAACAGAACAAGCATTATCAGTATCTTTTGCTACTTTTATGTCAATAAAATCTGGAACACAAATCTGGGCAAGATACGGTATGGCAAATAATAGGACAGGAAATTATGGATTTACAACAATTGTATATGGATTGGAAAAACTCTAATGTTTTATACAAATAGTAATCCACAAGGAAATATCAATGTATATTCTGTTAACCCAACATGGTGGGGAGTAAATGCTATATCTGGAACACCTGCATATACCTATGGTTCGTGGGTTAAATTATCTAATGGATATAATTATGATATTAATTTTGCTAATATAATGATAGGTGGTGTCTGGACATCTGGAGGAATTAGAACAGGATTTATTGATATAGCATATGGTCCAGATGAAAATAATTTGAATATAATTATTCCATATCTTAATATTTGTAAATCTGGTGGAACTTTACGTAGTCCATTGCAATATTTACTGCCAATGTATGTTCCAAAAAATACTCCAATTTGGGCAAGACATGCAAATGCGTATGGTGGATTAAATTGTGCAATTTATATATCTACAAATATTGGATTAATGTATCCTTATGCTCCACAAGTTTTATATTATGAACCATTAGGTGTTGAAAATCTTGGATTATCAAATTGTACTGGTATTTCTGTGCCAAATCCATCAACTAATGATCAAGGATTATGGGTAGAAATGACAGCATCAACAACAAAAAACTATATTGGATTAATGATGTGTGGTCCTATAACAGATTCAAATAACATTCCTGGTTATGGAACATTAATAACAGGAGATATTGGAATTGGACCAGTAGGTCAAGAAACTTTAATATATCCATTTGCAATACAAGCAGTTGTTACAAGTGATGAGGCAACAAATGGGTATTCAATTCCAGAGTTTATTAGTATTCCAAAAAATACAAGAGTAGTTGCTAGAATATCATCATATGCTAGCTGTGATGTTCCATGCTCTGTAATTGTTTATGGTTTAGTAGGAGTCTGATATTATGGCAATGCAAGTTTTTGCAAATGGAACATATACGCCAACAACAGTTCCAGAAACAGTTTATGTTGCTACTGGTACTGCAAATAATACACAAGTTGGAGTATATCAATTCTTTTTAGATACATCTACATTATCCTATGGTGAATCGGTTTCTATTCAATTGCTTGAAAAAGTATTGCCTACAAGTGTTAATCAACAAATTGTTTTTGAATCTGTTGTATCAGGACCACAAACACAACCATTATGGGTAAGTCCATCAATTTTATTAATGCATGCATGGACATTTCAAATTATGCAATCTGCTGGTTCAATAATCAGATCATTTGAATGGTCTATTAGATCTATTTCTTAGTAATTAAATGTTCTGGGGATTCACACCATTACAATCTGCTGCTGTAACATCTCATAATGTAACTATATACTTATCTTCACAGAATCTATCATTTACATCAAATGATTTTAATACACAAGTAAAATATTATATATGGTCGCAGAATCCACAATTAAGTACAAGTAATCCACATCAAAATATACAGTATAAACTTAATAGTTTATCATTAATTAATTTAAGTCAAAATAATTTAAATTCTTTTTATTATTATAACCTAGAAAGTTTACAAGTATCATTATATCAATCATCACTTAAAGGTATTCAAATACCTTCTCAAAGTATTGCATTTTCTTTAGGCAATATTACTTCATTCGATCGATCAACAACTGTTGGAACACAGATATTAAACAGTTATTTATTTTCACCATATGAAAATATTCAATATAATTTAGAAAATCAACCAGCAATTCAATCTGTCGTAAATACATCACTTCCAACACGTGATTTTTATATTACTTTACCACATATTGACCTTTCTATACCAGTAAATCCTTTTATTGAAAAAATAACAGAAGGTCTTGATAATCTTTCGTTTGGAACCACACAAGGTTTAATAGAACCTTTAATAAATGCATTAGTTAATACAGTTAATATTGAATCTATTACTGGATCTTATTCAAATACTCTTGATTATTTAATCAATAAGCAAGATATTTCTGTATTGTATAATATTTCAAATAATCAAGACAATGTTAGTTACTCTTTAGAAACTAGATCAATTAATTCATTTATTAATGATCTGCATATTATTAGAAATATATTTTTAAATTCACAACTTTTATCGGTAACAACCAATAATACACTTGAGAAAATAACAGAAGGTCTTAATAATTTTTCATTAGGAATAACACAAGGATTACCATCTGTATTATCACAGTCATATATTACTAATATTAAAACAGATAGTATTATTGGATACCCATTACAAAATATTGATTATATCTCAAATAATCAAATTATTAATATAATTTATGGTGTTTTAGGACAATCAGATAATCAAAAATTATTAAGTTCACAAAGCATTTCTTCAGTAATACGTGTTTTAACTATCGATAGAGTTGTTTTCATTTCAACACAAAATCTATCAATATCAGTTAATCCAAATATTGAAAAAATAACAGAAGGTCTTGATAACCTTTCCTTTGGATTTACACAAGGACAAGTTAATAATCAATTTCAATTAACATTGCAATCTATTGCATTTTCAAGCAATCAAAACACACAATTTGATTCTATTTATTTTACAAATTCATTAGATTTCCAAGAACTAACATCTAAAATATCAAACATAAAATTAACATCTGATAAAGACATTTCTCAACAAAATATCAGTTCATTTGTAAATCCAATCACTATTCCTTTAACAATTGGAGTAAAATTATCTAAGATTGATTCTTATATTTCCATTGCTCCATTTGTTGAACAAATCTATGAAAATATTAATACTGCATCACCTAGTTTGTTTGCTCAAGGAACAATAAAATATCAAGTTAATTTAATACCACAACCTATTCCAATCGTAGCATTCAATCAATCCGATATCTCATTACAATATTCTAAACTTTTGTATGCACAGCAAATTATTTTTAATCAAACACCTTATATTTTTCAAAATATAAGTGAAAGTTTATCCACAGAAAATGCTTTACTTACTCAAAATACAGAACTACGTTTTATAATAAGAAAGCTACTGGATTCATCATTAAATCTAGCTATAGAGCAAAACTTTAATTCTATTAATTATGATTATAATATCATTTCTAACGTAATTACCATTCCAATTACTTCTTTATTACCATCATTTAATGCAAATTTGCCTGTATTAAATGAATTAATTTCAAATTGTTCTGATATAAAATCAAATCCATCTTATCAATTAAATGGTTTTGATTTAACTGATTTATCAATGTATCAATCCTCATATTTAACACAGTATCAATTACAATTATCTTCTTCTGATCAAATAGTATCTAATCAAAATGATATTATTAATGAAATTGATTATGTTATAAACAGCATTGATACTAAATTATACATAGAAGAACTTTTAGATCATTATTCATATATCTATGGTCTTGATCTTGGACTAGTAAATGGTGAAATAGAATCTTACTTAATGCTTCCATATAAAATTAAATATGGTTCATTTGTTGTTGCGCCAGCAATTAATGGAATAATTCCAAACACTTCAAAAATTAACAAAATTACCTATCCACAAATGAAAAAGGCAATCTAATGTTTAATGCTGTTTATTACAAAAATGATACTGTATTTAAAATTTTAAATGTAACTAATGCTACTACTGGTGAACCCATTACAAATGCACATGCAAAGGTTAATGGCATTAAGTTATATGGCACAGAAACTTTTATTTCTCCTGATATGTTTCCAATAAATCTTGATTCAATGGATAATGGTATCTATTTGGGTATTTTGCCACATACACTAGATTTAATCCCAAATACAAAATACATTTGCATGATAGAATTAGATACAGAGGAAGGAATGCAAGCATATTGGGAGTTTACTTTTACTTGCAGATTAAGGCAGGAATAACATGATTTATACCAGACAAGATTTTGCTGATTATTGTCTTAGGTCACTTGGTGCACCAGTTGTTGAAATCAATATTGATGATACACAATTAGAAGATAGAATTGATGAAGCACTTTTATATTGGCAATTATACCATAATGAAGGTGTGGAAAAGATGTATTTGAAACAGAAACTTAATTGTTCAGTACTTAAACTTGCATCAAATAATGCAGAATATTTTAAACTTGGAAGTATTCTTAAAGGACAAACATCTGGTGCAACAGCACAAGTTGTTGAGCAAATAGACAAGAAATCAGAAGGTTCTGATCTTATTGTTAGATTTGTAAAAGGTGAATTTGTAAGCAATGAAACAATTGTTGCGGACCAAATAACAGGACAATTGACAACAACAGATTTTTATATTCCTGGAGAAATTGAACAGAAATGGATTCAATTGCCAGATTATATTTTTGGAGTAACACGGGTTCTTCCTTTAACAGGAACTCAAACTTCAAAATCTATGTTTGATATTCAATATCAATTAAGATTAAATGATTTATATGATTTAACATCAACTTCTATTGTTTACTATACCCAAGTAATGCAACATTTATCATTGCTTGATCTTGAATTGAATGGTAAACCAATGTTCAGATTTAATCGTATTATGGGAAGAATATTTATTGATACAAATTGGGAAGCAAATATCATACCTGGATCATTTATTGTTTTAGAATGCTATAGAGCATTGGACCCATCATCTTTCTATAAAGTATGGAATGAACCATGGTTAAAATCATATACTTCTGCTTTAATAAAAAAACAATGGGGTACTAATCTAAAGAAGTTTTCTGGTATTCAATTGCCTGGTGGTGTTACATTAGATGGACAATCAATGTATACAGAAGCTATGGATGAAATTAGAAATCTTATTGAAGAATTGCAAATGAAATCTGCTCCATTAGAGTTTTTCATGGGATAATAAGACATGGCAAACCTTAAGAATCCATATTTTACTATGGGAACATCACATGAACAGAATCTTATTGAAAATTTGATTATTGAATCATTGCAAATCTTTGGTCAGATTTTATATTATATACCTCGTACATTAGTATCCAAAGATGAAATCTTTGGTGAGGATAGATTAAGTAAGTTTATTAGATCTTATCCCATTGAAATGTACCTAGAAAGTGTTGATAGTTTTGACGGTCAAGGTGCTTTCATTCAAAAGTTTGGATTAATGATGGAGCAATCAGCAACATTGGTTGTGGCAAGAAAAAGATGGGAACAGTTGATTGGTGAATATAATAAAACTATTCTTCCAAATAGACCAGCAGAAGGTGATTTACTTTACTTTCCATTGTCTAAAGGATTATTTGAAATTAAGTTTGTAAAGCATCAAGATCCATTTTATCAATTAGGTCGCCTTTATGTTTACAAATTACAAGTTGAATTATTTCAATATAATTCAGAAAGAATTGATACAAATATCCCTGAAATTGATATCTTTGAAAGTCTCAAAACTTTTGACGTTGATAAACAACCAGATGTCGATAAACCAGATTCATTTGGTGATAATAACAAATATGCAGAATTAAGTGATTTTATTCTTGATACAGATAATCCATTTGGAGATCCATAATGTTGAATGAAAACATTTTCTATTATGGGGTAATTAAAAAAACAATAATTTCATTTGGACGATTATTTTCAAATATTAGAATTGAAAGAAGGGAAAATGATTCTGTAAATGGAACCATTGTGCAAAATTTGCACATTCCTATATCATATGCTCCCAAAGAAAAGTGGGTAACTAGAATCGATTCTGCTCCAAATCTAGAAAATAATACTTATGTTTCTTTGCCAAGAATGTCTTATGAAATATCATCAATTTCTTATGACAGTACACGCAAAATGTCAAAGATGCAAAAGATTATTTGTAATTCGGAAACTTCACAAAAGTCAATGTATAGTCCTGTTCCTTATGATATTGCAATTACATTGAATATTTTAACTAAAACTCAAGAAGATGGATTACAAATTATTGAACAGATATTACCAACATTTACTCCTGAATATAATATGTCAATAATGATTGTTCCTGATTTCAACGTTGTTCAGAATATTCCAATTGTATTGAATGGTGTTAGCATGACAGATGAATATGATGGGGATTTTCAAACAAGAAGATTCGTTACCTATAATCTAAACTTCAATTTAAAAGTAAATCTATTTGGTCCATCATTAGATAATAAGATTATCCTTAAAACAGAAACAAATGTACGTAATATAAATACTGAATTTATTCAAAACACACACCATTCTGAAGGTAATGCAGAAACTTTTGATGTTGTATTAGATGAATGGACAAATAATTAATGTTACTTTATAGAGATAAACCAAATCTTAAAGCAGCAGGTGTACCTATTGCTTATACTAAGGAACAATTGAATGAATATATCAAATGTTCTAAAGATCCATTATATTTCATTAAGAACTATGCCAAGATCGTTTCTTTAGATAAAGGGATTATTCCATTTTCTCCATTTCCTTATCAAGAAAGAATCATCAAAACAATTCATAATAACAAAAATACCTTAGCAAAGTTATTTCGTCAAGCTGGTAAAGCACTGCCATTATTTACAGAAATTCCAACACCAACTGGATTCATGAAGATAAAAGATATCCATATTGGGGATCAAGTCTTTGATTCACAAGGTAACATTTGTAATGTAATTGCTGAATCAAAAGAACAAGAATTAGAAATGTATTACATGAAATTTGATACTGGTGAACATGTTATTTCATGTAAAGACCATCAATGGGTTGTGTTTAATAAAGAAGATCAAGATACTCCAATTACATGTACTACTTTAGAATTACTTGATTTAATAAATGGTTCAAATAAATATATTATCAAAAACACTAAACCAGTAAATTATCCTGAAAAGATTCATTTAATAGAACCATATGAATATGGTTATGCTATTGGGTTATTTACTAGAGAAATACCACAACAATATTTGTTTGGAGGTATTGAGAAAAGAATAGCATTGGTACAAGGTATCATGGATGCCATTGGGAAAGTAGCAATGCATGCATGTAGTGTTTCTGTATTAAATCATAAATGGAGATTTATTGAATCATTCAAGATATTATTACAAAGTCTTGGATTGAATGTAAAAATAAAATATGATCATGATATTTACAGAATAATAACATTATCATTTAATGAGTCAAACTTTCCTGTATTTCGTAATTCAGAGTTGCAATCAAAATTACCAAAATCTGTTGAATGTTGCAAAACAATTATTAGTATTTCAGAAATACCTTCATTAATTTGGGGCAAATGCATTCAAGTAGATAGTCCAGACTCTACTTATCTTTGCACAAAAGAATATATTCCAACACATAATTCAACTATTGTTGCAGGTTATTTTGCTTGGTATACATTATTTAATGACAATAAAACATCTATTATTCTTGCAAATAAACAACAAATTGCTATTGAGATTTTTAGCAGAGTACAATTTATTATTGAACATCTTCCAATTTGGTTGCAACAAGGTGTTTTAGAATGGAATAAAAAGTCATTGGTATTGGAAAATGGTTCAAGATGTTTAGCATCAGCAACATCTATTTCTGCAATTCGTGGTATGTCTGCAAATATGATTTTGCTAGATGAGTTTGCTCATTTACTTCCTTCTTTAGCTGATGAGTTTATTGCATCAGTGTTTCCAACATTATCATCATCAGAATCATCAAAATTAGTAATTGTTTCTACACCTAATGGATTAAATCATTACCATAAATTGTGGATAGAAGCTATCAACAAAAATAATGATTTTGTTACAGTTGAAGGTCATTGGTCTGAAAATCCAACAAGAAATCAAAAATGGGCAGATGAACAATTATTAAAATTAGGTGAAGTAAAGTATAGACAAGAAATTGAATGCTCTTTTGAAGGATCATCATATACTTTAATTAGTGGTGTTAAATTAGCAACATTACCAATTATTAATCCATTATTTACTCGTGATGGATTAGAAATATATAAAAGACCAGAACCTAACACACAATATGTTATAACAGTTGATGTTGCAAGAGGAACTTATTCAGACTATACAGCATTTTCAATATTTGATATATCAGAAATGCCTTATGAAATTGTAGCAATTTATAAAAATAATTTAATATCAACACTTGAATTTCCACATTTATTATATAATATGACACAACAATATAATAATGCTTATTTGCTTATTGAATTAAATGATTTAGGTGAAGAAGTATCAAATATAATTTGGTATGATTATGAATATGAAAATATTTACTTTACAACAGAAAATTACAAAACAAGAAATAGTCAATTATCACAGAGTGGTGGAAAACCTGGTATTAGAACTACATTAAAAGTAAAATCACTTGGTTGTTCTATTCTTAAAGAACTAGTTGAAAAGGATCAATTAATAATTAATTCATATAAAATTATAGAAGAACTAGGTGTTTTTGTAGTTAATAAAAGATCATATCAAGCTATTAATACAACAATAAATGATGATTTAGTAACAACATTATGGTTGTTTGCATGGTTAACAAAACAAACTGTTTTTCAACAATTAACAGATATTAATTTGAGACAAAAATTAACAGAACAAAAACAACAATATATTGATTCGACACTAACACCATTTGGTTTTTATGATAACGGATTTAATCCAATAGAGAATCAAATGGTTGATAATTCAAGAATTCCGGAAGGTCCATTATTTAATTTAACAGATGATCAAAACCAATTATTGAGATGAGACACAGTTTCTTTAAAATTTAATTTTAAAGATGGATTTCTGCTTCAAACCAACAAAGGACGATTGATTCAATCTTATCTTGTTCAATGTTTCTTGTTTAATTGAACCAGCTTGATCTAGGTTAATTTGTTGTTCTAGATTATTTATTGTTCAAGGTTACATTGTTTAATTGAACCAGCTTGATCTAGGTTAATTTGTTGTTTAAGGTTTCTTGTTTTATTGTTCTAGATCATTTGTTGTTTAATGTTTCTTGTTTAATTGAACCAGGTTGATCCATGGTTAATTTGTTGTTCTAGATCATTTATTGTTCAAGGTTACATTGTTTTATGTTACCTTTTATGGTATAATGTTTCTTGTTTTATTGATCTAGGTTAATTTAATGTTCTAGATCGTTAAAGTTTTTTTGTTCCTTAAAGAACACATTTATTATACCATATTTTTGGACAAAAGTCAACTGTATACAGGATTTCATGATTATTCTACAAAAAACTGGTAAATACTAAATATTTTCGAAATTGTAGAATATTAAAGCAAATATTCATTATTAAGAGGGGTTTCATATGCCATTCCAACTATCACCTGGTGTTTTAATCGTAGAAAAGGATTTAACAAATATCATTCCAGCAGTTGCTACTTCAACAGGTGCATTTGTTGGTACATTCCCATGGGGACCAGTATTAGATCCTACTTTAGTAGATTCAGAAATTAGTTTAGTAAATCGATTTGGAAAACCACAAACAGATAATGCTACATCATTTTTTACAGCAGCAAACTTTTTATCATATACAAATAATTTGCAACTTATCCGTGTTGATACAGATAATCACCGTAATGCTGTTGCTGTACAATCTGGAACAGTAACAGGAGTAACTATTACAAATGGTGGTACAGGATTTGCTGATCCTGTTACAGTAATATTTGGACCACCACAAGAAGTTGGTGGTGTACAAGCTACTGGTCATGCAATAGTTGGTGCTGGAGGAGCAATAGAAAGTATTATAATTGATAATCCAGGATCAGGATATACTAATGAACCGTCTATTACAGTTTCTAGTCAAGATGGAATTGGTTTTGTTGGTGATGTTAATATTATTATTGGTGGTATTAAAATCAATAATGAACAAGATTATATGGAACAATACGTCAATGGCGCAGGATTAGTTGGTTGTTTTGCTGCCAAGTTTCCTGGTGCTTTAGGGAATAGTATTAGAGTTGAAATGGCAGATGAATCAACCTTTACCAATTGGGTTTATAATGCAGAATTTGATTCACCACCAAATACTTCAACTTATGCATCTTCAGTTGGTGGTGCAAATGATGAAGTCCATATTATTATTATTGATGACGATGGACTATGGACTGGTCAACGTGGTGCTATTATTGAGAAATTTGCTTTTGCCTCAAAAGCTAGTGATGCTCGTAATTCTGATGGTACAAATATGTACTATAAGAATGTTATTAATACTAATTCAAAGTATATTTGGTGGATGGACCATCCTGAGTCTTCTGCTTTAGAAACATCTGGTTCAGATTGGGGTAGTGAAGCTCATAATCATACTTTTAAATCATTAAATACAGTTTATGGGGTTTCTTTATCAGGTGGTGTTGATGATTTAATTGCAACTGAAGGTCAATTAATGAGAGCATGGTCAATATTTGCTAATGCAGAACTTTATGACATTAGTTTACTTCCAACTGGTCAAGTAACACCTCTTGTTGCCGCATATGTTCTTCAGAATGTAGTAGATGCAAGACGTGATTGTGTAGCATTTATTTCTCCAACTACTCCAGAAGGTTCTGTTATTCGTGGTATGGACCTTGCAGAACAGACTGTTAATTTCAGAAATAATGTTCCATTTAATATCACTAGTTCTTATGGAGTACTTGATTCTGGATGGAAATATCAATATGATAGTTATAATGACGTATACCGATGGGTACCTTTGAATGGTGATATTGCTGGTCTTTGCGCAAGAACAGATTATACCAATGATCCATGGTGGTCTCCTGGTGGATTAAATCGTGGACAGATCAAGAACGTTGTGAAATTATCTTTCAACCCATCTAAGGCAGAACGAGATGAACTTTATAAAAATGGTATTAATCCAGTATGTTCATTCCCTGGTCAAGGAACTGTACTTTTTGGTGATAAAACTTTATTAGCAAAACCAAGTGCATTTGATAGGATTAACGTTAGAAGATTGTTTATTGTTCTAGAAAAAGCAATTGCAATTGCCGCTAAGTACCAATTGTTCGAGTTCAATGATTCATTCACTAGAGCACAATTTCGCTCAATGGTAGAACCATTTTTACGTGATGTACAAGGACGACGTGGTATTATTGATTTCCGTGTTAAGTGTGATGATACCAATAATACTGGTGAAGTAATTGATAGAAATGAATTTATTGCTGATATTTACATCAAACCTGCAAGATCAATCAATTTCATTACCTTAAATTTCGTAGCTGTACGTACAGGTGTTTCTTTTGATGAAGTTGGAGCATAAATAGTAATATGAAATCCAATGCTGCTCTATGGGAAAAATATGACAAAGATCAGTTAATTTCTGATCTTAATGTTATGCCTATAGAGCAGCTAATGGAGAAATACAATTCTTCAAGAAGATGCATTCATGTAGCTTGTAGAAAGTTTGATATTCTATTAGATTCTAGACTGTTTGGTAAAAAGCTAAAACATCAAATACCGGAAAAAGATATTTTAATGGAGCAATTAAAACAAGGCAAACAACACGCTGCTCAAGTATTCAATTGTTCTATTCCTGTTGTTAATTCTTGGATTAAGAAGCATAACATCACTATAGAATCATATTATGGAGTGAAAGCTGTTTTAGACAAGAATCTAGTACTTGATTTAATTTCTCAAGGATTATCAGATCGAGATATAGCAAAACGTTTTGGGGTTTCTTTTGCTACAATTGAAAGATTTGCTTCTAGACATAATGTAACAGTCCACAAGAAAGGTATTTCCTGGAAAGACGTTGATCAGAAATTAGAAACTAATTTCAATTGGATTTGTGAACAGAATCAGACTAGAACCATTTTAGACATTAGTACAGAATTGGGTATTTCTGCATCCAAGACACTTAAGTTTCTAGATTCCAAAGGGTTTGATATTGTTAGTCATTCAATAAATAAATCAAAAGGTGAATTGGAAGTCAAGGATTACATTTCTTCTTTGGGGGTTTCTTGTCAATCTGTTAAAAGAAAGTTCAATGACAAAGTATTTGAACTGGACATCTTTGTGCAAGACAAAATGTTTGCCATTGAATACTGCGGGGAATATTGGCATTCTGACGAACAGAAACCCAAAATGTATCATTATCAGAAATATCAATGGTGTAAAGATCAAGGGATTACATTATTTACTATATTTGAGCATCAATGGAAACACAAGAAAGAAATCATTAAATCCATGATCAAAGCTAGATTAGGTCTAGCAAAGAAGATTCATGCCAGACAGACAATTGTCAAAGACATTTCTGCTGATGAAGCAAAGACATTCTATGAAGAAAATCATTTGCAAGGTTATACACCTAGTACAATTCACAAAGGATTGTTTTTCGAAAATGAACTAGTTGCAGCTATGTCAATCGTCAAGTCTAGATTCAGAAAAGATGAAGAATGGGAAATGTCCAGACTGGCATTCAAACTACACCATGTGATTGTTGGTGGTGCATCTAAGCTGCTGAAACAATTTAAAGATTACTCAATGATATCTTATGCTGATCTTTGTATTGGTGACGGGCAAGTCTATGAAAAGATGGGATTTATCAGATTAAAGAACACTACACCTAACTATTTCTACTTTCATAAATATTCTGGAATTATTCATTCACGAATGACATGCCAGAAAAAGAATCTAAATAATATTTTATCATCATTTAATCCGATTTTGACAGAATATGAAAATATGTCAAATAATGGTTATTTACGAGTTTGGACTTGTGGCAATGCAATTTTTCAAAGAAAATTATAAGGAGTAATTTTTAATGGCAACAATTACTGGGTTTACTTCACAATTACTAGGTGGTGGTGCAAGACCAAACCAATTTAAGGTAGAATTAGCTTTTCCAACATCTGCACCAGATAATAATGCTGGTAAATCTGCAGAGTTTCTGTGTAAAGCAGCTTCACTACCTGGTTCTACAATTGGTGATATTGCAGTAGCGTATCGTGGCAGAGAAATTCATTTAGCTGGTGAACGTACTTTTGAATCATGGAATATTACCATTATTAGTGATATTGATTTTCTACTACGTAATGCTTTTGAAAGATGGCATAATTCTATGGTGCAATATGCGGCAACAAATGGTACTCTAGAACCAAGGGATTATCTAGTAGATCTGTCAGTACATCAATTAGACAGAAATGATACTATTCTAAAAAGCTATAAGTTCTTTGATGCTTATCCTTCTTCCATTGCATCAATCGATTTAGGATTTGATTCTAATGCTGCAATTGAAGAGTTTACTGTAACTTTTGAATATAGTTATTTTACACCAACAGATATTTAATCTAATAAAGGTACATAATGAACTTATTTGGGTTTGAGATTAAGAGAAAGAAACCTGATTTTATTGGGAAAGCTAACATTATATCTCCATCTATTGATGATGGATCGACTATTATTGATTCCGCTGCTGCATATTATGGATTAGTAGTTGATATAGATGGTGTTATTAAAAATGAAAATGATTTAATACGTAGATATAGAGAATCAGCACAATATGTTGATTGTAATTCAGCAATAGAAGAAATTGTCAGTGAAGCTATTATTGCTGATACATCTGAACATATTGTTTCTCTAATTACAGATTATATTACAGCATCAGCTAAAATCAAAAAGATGTTTGTGACAGAGTTTCAAAATATAATTGACCTACTAAACTTTTCAGAAAAAGGTTATGACCTTTTTAGACAATGGTATATTGATGGAAGATTATTTTTCCAAATTATTATTGATGATGAAAATCCAAAAGATGGTATTGTAGAACTACGTCAAATTGATCCCAGAAAAATAAGAAAGATTAAAAATATTAAAAAAGAAAAAACATCGGATGGATTAGATGTTATTACAGATATTGAAGAATATTATCTGTATAATGATAAGGGAATTACTGAACAAACAACACAAGGTGCAAAGATATCTCCAGATTCAATTATCCATGTAACATCTGGTTTATTTGATCCAAATACAAATATGGGTCTTAGTTATTTACATCAAGCTATTAAACCAGTAAATCAATTGAAAATGATGGAAGATGCTTTAATCATTTATCGTATTAGTAGGGCACCAGAAAGAAGAATCTTTTATATTGATGTAGGAAACTTGCCTAAAGTACGTGCAGAACAATATGTCAACGATATTATGAATAAGTTCAGAAATAAAGTTGTTTATGATGCATCAACTGGAGAAATTAAAGATAATAGGCAGCATTTAAGCATTATGGAAGATTTCTGGATGCCAAGACGTGAAGGTGGTAAAGGAACAGAAATTACAACATTAGAAGGTGGTCAGAATCTAGGGGAAATTGAAGATATTATTTATTTTCAGAAAAAGCTATATCATACATTGAATGTTCCTTTATCGAGACTTCTTCCAGAAACAACATTTTCATTAGGTCGTGCTGCTGAAATCACCAGAGAAGAATTAAAGTTTGCAAAGTTTATTGATAGACTTCGTAAAAAGTTTTCATCATTATTTTTACAAGCATTACGTGTCCAATTAATTATTAAAGGCATTATTAGTGCAGATGATTGGGAGTCTTTTTCAAATAAATTAAGAATAGATTATCAAAGAGATAACTATTATGCTGAATTAAAAGAAGCAGAAATATATACAAATAGATCAACATTAATGCAATCTTTAGATATGTTTGCTGGCAAATATTATTCAATAGAATGGATTCGTCGTAATGTACTAAAACAAAGTACAGAAGAAATGAAACAGATTGATTTAGAAAATAAAGCAGCAGCTGATAAAGAAGCAGCTGCTTCATCAGAAGATTCTGCTGATGGTGAAGAAGGTGGAGATTCAGGTGGTGGTGGAGAATTTGACATTGAAATGTAGTTTAGTTTAGGGGTTAAGTAAATGAGTAGTAAAGATTTATTAGAGTTAATTGAAAATAATGATGAAAATGATATTGAAAAAATGTTTAATAAAGAATTTAGTAATAAGATTATGGAACGTTTACAAGTATATCGTGAACAAATTGCTAAAAAACTTTTTGAGCAGATCATCAATCAAGACAAATAGACAATTAAGTTCATGATTACATTTAATGAATTGTACCAAAAATTGATATCAGATCAATATGATTCTGATATCAATGTAATTGCTTACGACAAATATAATGATCATTATCTTATTGAAACTGATCAAAAACAAGTGTATATTGATCAACAATTGACACATTTTACAAGTATAAATGAAGCTAAGAATTATTTAAAATCATTGAATGGATTGCTTGATTTAAAAGATTCAATTTCAGAGCAAAATTACAAAAATATCCCAGATTATAAAGTAATAGATGTAATTAAAAAATATTCAAAAACACCAATCAATAATACGCTATTAGAAGCATATAATGCTCGTGTATTAAGCAAAGAGTTTACAAATAATAAAATTGTTAATGAATTAAGATCAATGACAAATGTTCATTTATCATCAGGAATCAAAGACTTTTATCTTAAAGATGGTTCTCATGTTGCCATTCATGAAAATACATTTGCTAAGTTAGAAGAATTATTTGAATACCCAGAAATTATTGAATATATGGTAGAAAACAAAGAACAATTTACAGATGTAATACGTCAATTAATGACAGAAGGATAAACCATCATGGCAGTTACAACCACTATTCTTAGAAATTCATTAAAAGAAGTTTTTGTCAAATTTTCTGGTGATGGTGAATCAGATCCATTAGACATTTCAGCACATTTATTAACACCAAAAGAAAAATTAGATCCAAATAATCCTGTGATAGTAAATATTGTTAATATTGTATGGGCAGGTCGACCAGCAAATTATGTTGAAGTTGTACGAGATGGTAATATTATTATAACATTAACAACTGATGGTCCAGCAGTATTACCTTTTGGTTCTGCCAATGATATGTACCCAGAAAGTTCTTTCAATGATAAAAATATAACTGTTATTCATACCGGTATTTGCCAATGTTGGTTAACACTTCATAAAGTAAGTGGGTTCGTTGCTACTGTTGAAACAGCTCAATTTGGAGTATATGATGATCCTACCCAAGCAGGACAGTAATCATGAAATTAATTAAAGAATACGTAGAAAAAGTTCAATTAATTGTGGAAGGTACAACCAAAGATAAAGATTATTTCATAGAAGGAATATTTCTTCAATCTGATTTGAAAAATCGTAATGGTAGAGTATACCCAAGCAATATTCTTGATAAAGAAGTAGATCGATATACAAAAGAATATATTGACAAGAATAGAGCATATGGTGAGTTAGGTCATCCTGATAATCCATCTATTAATCTTGATAGAGTATCACATATGATCAAAAGTTTAACAAAAGAAGGAAAGAATTATATTGGTAAAGCTAAGATTATTGATACACCACATGGAAAAATTGTAAAGTCATTAATCAATGAAGGTGCTGCTCTTGGTGTTTCTTCAAGGGGATTGGGTTCTTTAGTTGTTAAAGATGGCGTAAATATCGTGCAAGATGATTTTATGCTTGCAACAGCAGCAGATATTGTAGCTGACCCATCAGCACCAGATGCCTTTGTAGAAGGAATTATGGAAAGTGCAGAATGGGCATTTAATGCTTCAACAAAATCTTGGCAAACAGCAGAAATTATTCAATCAAAACTTAAAAAAATGTCATTAACTGAAATTGAACAACGTAAATTAGAATTATTTAAACAATTCTTAAAAGAACTTTGAATAATAATAATTACTAAATAATGAATAATTAGTTGGAGAAGTAAATGTCTAATTACAACCATTATGATAATTTTAAAGAATTAGATTCTGAAGAATTATCAGAAGAATTCAAAGAACAAACATCAATTCTATTTGAAGAAGCTGTTACAGAGCGTGTAAACTTTGAATCTAAAAAATTAAATGAAAAGTTTGATACATATTTAGAATTAATGAAAGAAGGTTTAATTGAAAAAATTGATGGGTATCTTAGCTATCTTGCTGAGAAGTGGTTTGAAAAAAATGAATTGTCCTTAGAGCAAAATGTTACTAAAGATGTTTTTGAACAATTTACTAATGGAATGAGGTCTTTAGAAGGCACAGATGATCATAAAACATCGCAACATTATGAAATGGTGGATAAGCTTGATAATCAAGTAACTAAGTTATCTGAAAAGCTAGCTCTACAACTTAGTGAAAACGTAAAACTTCGTAAAAAGTTATTTGATTATAAGAAGACAGAAATTGTTAATGAATATGCAGAGGATTTATCTTTGAATGACAAAGAAAAGTTCCATGCTCTAGTTGAAGATTTATCATTTAAAAATATTGAACAGTTTGAAGAAAAAGTTCAATCTGTACGTGAAAATTATTTTAACAACCACAAACCCAAAAAGCATATCAGATCTGTTGTAACAGATATTCCAATTACTGTTATTGAGGATACTCAAATTCCATCAAACATTAAAGGTTATCTAACAGTTCTTGATAGTATGAAATAAAGGAAAAAATTAAATGAACTATAATCGTAAAATGCTCTTAGAAAAGTGGGAACCTGTATTAAGTCACAGGTCTTGCGATCCAATTAAAGATAATTATCGTCGAGAAGTAACTGCTATTCTTCTTGAGAACCAAGAACGTGAAATTCGTAAGTCTGCCATGGAAATGGCACATCCTCTTAATTCTTCAGTAACTTTAAATGAAGATGCTCCTGCTAACTCTGGTGGACTTGGTGTCGCTATGGGTGGTGCTGGTTCTGCTACCGGAACAGTAGCTGGTTATGATCCTGTTCTAATTAGTCTTGTACGTCGCGCAATGCCACAACTAATTGCCTATGATGTGTGTGGTGTACAACCTATGACACAACCAACTGGTTTAATCTTCGCTATGAAGTCTCGCTATACTAGTCAAAATGGGGTAGAAGCTCTTTATAATGAAGCTAACACAGGTTTCAGTGGTACTGGTACCCATTCAGGTTCTAACTGGACTTCTGGCACAGATACAACTGGCACTGGAATGACCACAGAAGCTGGAGAACGTCTAGGTCAAGGTGGTGTTGGTGACGGCAATTTCAACCAAATGGCATTCAGCATTGAAAAGACCTCTGTAGTTGCCAAGACTCGTGCTTTGAAAGCTGAATATAGTTTGGAACTAGCACAAGACCTTAAGGCAGTTCATGGTCTAGATGCAGAAGGTGAACTATCCAATATTCTATCTTCTGAAATCCTAGCTGAGATCAACCGTGAAGTTATTCGTACCGTATATATGACCGCTCGTCCTGGTGCTCAAGTAGGAACTGCAGCTTCTGGAACGTTTGACCTAGATATCGATTCAAATGGACGCTGGTCTGTTGAAAAGTTTAAGGGTCTTCTATTCCAACTAGAGCGTGAAGCTAACGCAATTGCCCAAATGACACGTCGTGGACGAGGAAACTTTGTAATTTGTTCATCTGACGTGGCATCAGCATTTGCCATGGCAGGTGTACTTGATTACGCTCCTGCATTGTCAACTGGTCTAAATGTAGATGAAGCATCAACTACATTTGCTGGTGTTCTGAATGGTAAGTTCAAAGTATATGTTGATCCATATGCTGCTAACCAATCATCTGTACAATACTTTGTTGTAGGTTATAAAGGAACCTCAGCATTTGACGCTGGTATCTTCTATTGCCCATATGTTCCATTACAAATGGTACGTGCTGTTGATCCAAATAGTTTTCAACCCAAAATTGGTTTCAAAACAAGGTATGGTATCGTAGCAAACCCATTCGTAGATTTAGATGATGGTTCTGCAAACACTGGTGACATTGTTGCAGATAAGAACTACTACTACCGTAAAGTAAGAGTAACTAACCTAATCTAATTGACATCCTCTAAAAAATAGATTATAATAAGGACTCCAGGAATAAATCTTGGAGTCCTTTTTTGTTGGTTAATTGGCATCATGAACAAAGAACAATTTCTAGACTGTTTGAAATTAAATGGCAAACTAGTAACCAAAAGATGTACAGAAGCATACTTGGTTAAACATGATTTAATTCAATATTTGGATCAATTGATTGATCCTTCTTTTGGAACGATTAGCGACAGAATCAGATTCTTGATTCATGGTGGTGGTTATTGTCTTGTTTGCGGTATCAGAACAAATGTTCATGTATCCGGCAAAGGGTTTGCCAAGTATTGTAATGCGCATTTCCATGAACCCAAAAAAGGAAAAAAAGCACACAATAGCATCGATGTCGACAAGACACAATTGTGGCAACTGTATGTGATCGAAAAGAAATCCTTGTCCGAAATTGCCAAGATTTTGGGCAATGTCAGTAACGTTACATTAAGAAAGAAATTGATTGAACATGATATCCCACAAAGAACTCATTCAGAAAATCAAAGACTTCATGTTAATCCAAAACCTAAAGGATTTGATTTCCCTAAAGAATGGTGGATTGAACAATACAAGACCAAAACATCAGAAACCATAGCAAACGAGCTAGGTTGTTCACCAGCATTAGTATTGCAAAGACTTTATGCTTTTGACATTCCAAGAATTACTTTTCTAAAAGACTCTATACCAGAACTTGTTATTCATGAAATCTTGAAGAAGAATAACGTTCCATTTCAAACTAGAGTTCGTGGTTTGCTGTCAAACAATCAAGAATTGGATGTTTTTATTCCGGATTGTAATCTAGCAATCGAAGTGAACGGTTTGTATTGGCATTCTGAACTAGCAGGCAAAGGACCAAAGTATCATTTGAACAAAACTATTCAATGTGATGCCAAAGGGATTCAATTGCTACAATTCTGGGATTCCGAAATCAGGGATCATCCAGAAATCATTGAATCGATGATTTTGTCTAAGCTTAAGAAAACCAAAAGAATCTTTGCCCGAAAGACTGTTTTGACAGAAATCGATTACCAAACAGGAAAAACATTCTTTGAGCGTACGCATCTTCAAGGCAATGCAGCTGCACCATTGTTTCTTGGATTATTTTATGATAATCAATTAGTTTGTTGTGCTTCATTTGCAAAACCTAGGTTTTCCAAGAATCATGATTGGGAATTGATCAGGTTTGCTTCAGAATTAAATGTTACTGTTATTGGAGGTTTATCAAAAATTATAAATAAAGTAACAGGAACAATTGTTTCTTATGCCAATCGCAGATGGTCTAAGGGCAATTGTTATTCTGCTTTAAGCATGAATCTGATTGGTCAAACCAAACCAGGGTATTGGTATACTAAAGATTTCAAGCATCTTGAAAATCGCATGAAGTTTCAAAAACACCTCTTAGAAAAAACAAGTGTACATTTTGAACCAACTCTTTCTGAATCAGAAATCATGCAGAAATCAGGGTATTCAAAGGTTTGGGATTGCGGTAATCTAATTTTTCAAAAATTAAAATAAGAACTATGAACACATCAAATGATTTAATGGATTATTTGGACACCTTAAATGAAGGTGTATGTGAGTTTTCTGCAGATGGTACTATTTTTTTGTCAAACCAGGCATTTCCAAAATTAATTGGTTACACTGTTAAAGAAGTAATGTCACCTATTTTTAATTGGAAACTTGTAACACATCCTGATGATGTTTTAAATGATGAATTACAAATTAGAAAAGTACTTAAATACAATAATAATGTAAAATATGAAAAAAGATTCATTCATAGAAATGGGTCAATTGTTTATGTAACTACATCATACAAACAGTTAAAAATTCAACATGATCCTAATTGTATTCACATGGTAGCTGTTATTACTGACATTACTGTTCTTAAAAAGAAAGATGAACAATTGATATCCATGTACAATGAACAGCATGAAGTTTTAGAATCGATCAATGAAAGATTAAAATTATTAGCTAAAGGTGATATTAAATCACCAATTAGTAATTTTAATGGTAAATGGAAGTCTTTAAGTGATAATTTAACTAGTGTGATTAATACTTTTAGTAATCTAGCTAATACAGCTAAAGAAATGTCTTCCCATCTTAAAATTAGCTTATATGAATTAGAATCAGAAACAATAGAAATTAATAAAAAATCACAAGTACAAGCTAGCAGTACAGAAGAAATTTCTTCTTCTATGGAAGAACTTAATACTTCATTTTCAGAGATAATAAATAAAATAGATGAAGGAAGTAAATTACTTAATTTAATATTAAAAAGAATTATAGAAGGATCTAAAGACCTAGTTAAATTAAATGACATTATGAGTACCATTAATAATTCTGGTGAATCAATCAATAATTTTGCGTCACTTATAAATGAAATATCAGTAAAGACAAATATTATTGCAATTAATGCATTAATTGAAGCAGCACATTACGATTCACAGTCAAATGGGTTCACTGTTATTGCAAATGAAATTAGAAATTTGTCTAATTTAACAGCTTTAAATTCAAAGGAAATTAAAAAAAGTGTTGATGAAATTATAATGAATTTTGTTAATGGAATTAATTTATCAAATGAAGTACTAGAATTATTTAATAGAATAACCATAAAAACAGATACATGCAATAATATTTTTGATTTTATTAATCAAAGCATTAAGCAGCAAGAAAATAATACTGAATATGTTAATACCAGTCTTCAAGAAATAGCTAAAATAACTCAATTTAATAGTGTTCTTGTGGAAGAATTGAATAATACCATATCAATAATTAAAGAGAAATCAAATAAACTTGACGAATTGCTGCAATCTTTAAAAACTTAATTATTAAAGGTGAAAATACATCATGCACAAAGTGTTAGGAAATCATCTCATTATTGAATATTATGATTGTGATTATGCTGTTCTTAATGATGTGAATGCTATAGAATCTATTATGCTGGAAGCAGCTAATTTAGCTAAAGCTACAATAATTGATTCAGTCTTTCACAAGTTTTCACCACAAGGTGTTTCTGGTGTTGTTGTTATTGCAGAAAGTCACCTTTCAATCCATACCTTTCCTGAACTTAATTATGCTGCTGTTGATGTTTTCACGTGTGGAAACATTGATTACATGATTGCTCATAATTATTTAAAACTAAAATTACAATGCAACAATTGTAATGTGAAAGTAATTAAAAGAGGAATCATTAATGATTGATAAAAATATGAAATTAATTCAAAACAATCAAAAACAAATTGATCTTTTAGAAGAAAAAGCTAAGCTGATCTATAATAAAGTTAACACTGGCAAATTAAATAAGTTCATCATTGATGATGTTATTAATATTATTGATGGTCCAGGTATTGGAAGAAATCAGCATAAATCATCTGGAATTAGATTAGTAAATGTAAGGTTATTTCATAATGATGAGTTTAATTTTAATACAAGTAATTTTATTGATCAGTTAGAAGTTGAAAAGAAATATAAAAAATATCTTCTAAAAGAAAATGATTTACTTGTAGTATCAGGAACAATGTCTTTTGGTAAACATATTACAATTAGACATATTCATTTACCATTACTTCTTAATAGCTATATCTATAATTTCACTCCAAAAGAACCATTAAATACATGGTATCTTAAAGCATATATTACCCATGGTGGTTTCAAAGAAAAGTTAAAGTCTGTAACATCAGGTTCAATTGTTATTGGATCAAATAAAAATAATATTAAATTATTAAATATAGGGTTACCTAATATAAATACTTTATGTGATATAGAAGAACAGTTTTCTGAAATATACAACAAGAAAAAGTTATTATTAGATGAAAATTATTGCTTGAGAAATAATTAGGAAATTAATCATGTGGGATGAATTTGAAAAATTTAAAAATACAGTTAAACTTGATAACAACCTTGTGTCTAATGATTCGTTTGGTGATTTATACCAACTTTTCTTAGCTAAGAAAGGAAACAGTGTTATTGATGGAGAATACTACACTCCAAAACCCATTGTATCTATTCTTTTGAGTTTAATTAAACCAAATAAAGGTCTTCTTTTAGATCCATCATGTGGTACAGGTGGAATGTTTGTACAATGTGCGGAATTATTAAATACGTCTGATCTTACCTTTTATGGTATTGAAAAAAATGAATTACCTGCTGAGTTAGCAAGACTTAATTTGAAAAATAATAACATGAATGGAACTATTGTTACAGCAAGTACTTATTATAAAGATCCATTAGATATGGTTGGGAAATTTGATTTTATTCTTGCAAATCCTCCTTATAACGTTAAGGACATCGATGCAATTAAATTGCGACAAGACACAAGACTTCCATTTGGCATGCCACCATTTTCATCAAAACAGAAAATATTAAATGGAAATTATTTGTGGTTAAGTTATTTTTATAGTTACTTGAATGAACATGGAAAAGCAGCATGTGTAATGCCTTCCCAAACAAGTGCTGGTTCAATATTTTTTGCAGATTATAAAAAGAAATTAATTGAATCACAATCTATTGAAATGATTATTGCTCTTAGCAGATGTTTTTTCAAATATACTTCAGTTCCATGTGAATTATGGATTATTGATAAAAACGTCAATAGACCAAATCGCGATAAAGTGTTGTTTATTAACATGGAAAATTATAAAGTAAAAAACTATTCAATAGACTATGAAAATGAAATTATGGATATAGTCAATTTCTATAGAAATAATCCGGAATCTACAATAAACATTGCAGAAAAAGCAAAATCAATAAAAATTAGTGATTTAGGAAAAAATAATTACTGGTTAACACCAAGGTTTCATATAGATATTAAAGAGCAAGAAATTATTGGAAATGCTGATGAGAGGTTAATGGAAATTGATAATGAATTGGCATTGTTAGAAGAAGAATCAATTATTCTTAGAAAAGAATTGGAATCCAATTTTGGAAATCATACTATTAATACTTTTGCTATTGGTTAACTATGAAAAAAATAACTCATGATTTCATTCAAAATAATCAAAAACAAATTGATCTTTTAGAAGAAAAAGCTAAATTAATCTATAATAAATCATTATCAAACCAAACAGAAAAATTAAATTTTGATGATGTTATTGATATCATTGAAGGACCAGGTATTGGAAGAAATCAGCATAGACAAAATGGGATTAGAATAAGTAATATTAGACTATTCAACAATGATGAATTTAATTTTAAAACAGCTAACTTTATTGACGCATTAGAAGTTGAAAATAAATATAAAAAATATCTTCTAAAAGAAAATGATATTCTAGTAGTTGCTGCAACTACAGTATTAGGAAAATCTGTATTAGTTAGAAGTAATCATTTACCTTTGTTATTAAATGTACATCTTTATAGATTAACACCAAAAGAACCATTAAATACATGGTATCTTAAAGCATATATTACACATGGTGATTTTAAAAAGAAATTAAATTCAATAAGATCTGGATCAACATCAATATGGCAGACACAGATTGACAGCATAAAATCATTGAACATAAAGTTGCCAAATCTAAACACATTGTGTGATATAGAAGAACAGTTTTCTGAAATATACAGTAAAAAAAAGGCATTATTAGATGAAAATCACAAAATCATGCATGCGGATTCATAGAATATAACCAATTTCTCATTTTAATTCAATTATCATTTTCTATAAATATAAAAATGTTAATTATGTGATAATATGATGATATGATAACATGAAAACAAAAGAATGGTTTAATCTTTTTAAGATTATCTATTATACTTAAGAACTTAAGTATAATTAAAAATAGGAAACATATATGGATATTAAAAACTATACCGGTATTGAGCTAGCAGTTCAATACATGAATGAAAGCGTTATCCATGAAGATGCTAGTGTATCAACTAAGATTGCCCCGCCAGCAAAAGGACTAGTATTACGCAAAGTTAAAGACAAGTTCGGGCAAGTGAGTGAATATTTAATTGTCGCTGCTGCGCCAAATGCCATCAAAGAAATACCTACTCAACGTAAAACATGGAGTCCAGGCAGTGATGGTGGAAAATTACAATTGACAGTAGGTTCATCAATTCCGGCATATGAATTGCAATTGATTAAGTTCCACCAGATTCCATACAAAATTGAACGTCAACGTAATTCCATGAATGAAAACAAAAATGAAAATATAGACAAAAAAATTGTACAAGAATTACAAGATGCCTTTTTGACTATTTTAGAAGATTCTGGTCGGTTAGAATCACTTGATACAGTAGCAAGCAATGCTTCTTCAATAAGTATTTCACCAAGGCAATTAGATGTGCTTCATGCTTTGAATCTTGTATTATCATACTTTGCAACATCTGCTGAATATGCTCTTTGGAAAAAACACTTGGAACAAATTAAAGGTGCCTTGAAAAACGTAGATTTGTCTATTTGATCAAGGTGGAGATTATAAAGATTCCATACAAAATTGAACGTTAATCCACAAAATCATGCATGCGGATTCATAGAATATAACCAATTTCTTATTTTTTTAACTGCTGTGTGAACTGGTGTTGCAATTCTTGTGTATAATGATAATTTCACTTGGTCATCTGAAGATTGATAAGAATAATCTTTTTGATTTTTATTATTAGTTGTATTCGTAACTTTTTTCTTCATTTTTTGTCCTAGGGGTATTAATTGATGAAAAATCAAAAAGGTGTGGTTCTTTTGATAATGTTAGCTTTATTATTTATAGCAACTGTACTTGCAATTGCAATGGTTAATTCAACTATTAGTGAAATCAGAATATCAGCGCTAAGAACACAAAGAGAAGTAAGCTACTCATTAGCTGAATTAGCAGCTAACCAAGTTATTAATAAATTAAATAATAATGATACAGATTTACCATTAACACCATTTAAATTAAATTGTAGTCAAAACAAGTGGATTGGTGGATTAGATACATCTGAATTTGATTGCCTTACTGAATTAATACCAATTTTAGATTATAGTGGCTATATTAAAATACATGCTGGTATGGCAGGAAATGTTAATCAATTACGTGCCAGATCAGCAGTAATTCCAATTCCTTCAGGGTTTGGTCCTATTATTGGAACACCAGGAAGATATCAATATGTATTAGTTACTAACTCTATTTTTCCAAATACAAACAAAGAAAATATAAATTGGATTGATAGAAAAAATGGTGCTATTTGGATTAAGCAGCAAAATCAATCAAATATATTAGAAAAAGCACCATTTAATTTAGTTAATATTCCTACACCTTTATCATTAAATAATAATCCATGGGAATCATTCAAATGGAGTGATTACAACAGATATCTTAAAAATGATGCTATCTCTGCATTAAAAGAACGTGCTGGATTAGTTGAAGGAACAGAACTTAAAGATTCTGTTAGTCAGAGATATCAAAGACTTAAAGATGCCTACCAAAATTGGGAAGACTTAGGGAATCAATATAATGGATTAAAAACTGCTGTTTTAATAGAAGCAATTTTACTTGATGCTGGACAATCAATTATTTTATCTCCACAAATGATAGCATCTGTTGCTGGAATAGTGAGTGGATTAGCAACATTAGGAACTACTACTTTAATAACAGCAGCAGCTACGACAGCATTATCTAATGTGGAAAATAGCATAACAACAGCGGCATTTCAAAATATATACAATGAATTTGAATCTATTGGAAATGATTATGTCAATGCGTCAATTCGTGTAATTGAAGCAAGAAATGATATTAGACGTCCATGGATATCTCTTGATAATCTGCATGATGCAGAAAAATCTGAATCAACTTGGAAATGTGGTAAAAATGATACTGATAGAGTATTCTTGACTGAAAAAACAATGAAGGATCAACAGTTTTATGATCAAACATTTTCTAATTTAGCTATAAAAAATGTTCAATTATTATTGAATTTAATTAACCCTATTCTTATGTTATCAAAAACTGTAGGTTATGGGCAACATTTGACAAATGTGTTATCACTAATAGATGAACTTAAAAAAAATGAAAAACAAATTCTTGATATTATAAAATCAGGAATTGATAACAAATCTACAAAAAATGAAATTGAACCTATATTTATGCTTGTCGACATAAATCCTTTGGATATAGAATCCATAAGTACAGGAGATGGATATATTCAATCACATGTTATGTGTAATGATGATTCTGTGTTAACTTTAACATCACAAGCAAAAAGATTCAGACCATTTCAAACCAATACACCATCAAGAATACAATATGCAACAATCATTCATTCTGGTGTTATAAAATTAGCATCTGAATCACGTTTAATTAATAATAAAGTTAATGTTGTCATTATTTCAAATGACGATATTACTATTGCACAAGATAAATTATTACAAAAATTACAAACAGGTCAAGATGAAGGATTTATTCTTTGGACAGATAAAGATATTCAATTAAATAGACCAATTCATGGTGCAATTATTGCTGGTGGAACTTTATCTATAGATAATACATTAACAGAAATGCTAAAATATAATCCAGCATTAGATATAACTTTACTTGGGAAAGGAAAATATCCTATTGCTGGATATACTCTTGGAAGTTGGTCAGGTTTAGACTCAAACTGAATCTATTTCATGAAGCATTAGATGTCCTAATCAATACATTGCAATTATCCAAAAATGAAATCACACAATCTGTAATCCATGTTGGGTGTATGGCATCTTTAATGTGGTCACGCATATATTTTTCAGGATTTTTCAAAAAGTCTTGAAGTTCATTTTCATTTGGTTCAGGTATACCTGCAGCATGCAGTGCTTCATTATATGTCATTACCATGTATTCCTGCTTAATTATACTTGGATTAGCATCGATATCACAAGTTTGAGCATATTGCTCAAATGATCAAAAAGCGCATCGGTCACTTTTCGATTTTTCCACCTGGCGCCTAATGAGGACATGGCACCTCGAAACGCATATTTGTCTGATATACACCAGGTTAGATTACCCATTTCGTTATCCAATTTCTTGTCATAGACTGCGCAGTCATGGACCGGATTTAAATCCGGTCCATGGTTAAATTAATAACACATTTCCATTACTCATGCAGCTGAATCAACACATTTCCATTACTCATGAACTCAATTACAAATCTAGTTGTCCATGATGGATTACGTGCCATAAAATATTTCTCAGGATCGTCTTTCAGTGCCGCTTTGACAACTGTAGTATTTGGCGCAGGTATACCTGCCTTCTTCAAGGCAACAGACAAATTAATTTCAGCAAACTTGCGAGCTATTTTCGATGGATCTACCTCAATAGTGGCATTGTATGATAGCGCTTGACTACTTAAATGTTGGTAAAGCGCTTCTACTGCTGCCATTCACCATTAGAGATTAGCTCTTCGAACTCATTAATAGTCATAGTTTGCACTACATTACCCTCTTCTTTTAACCATCCAAACCATGATTAAATTATCTCACATTCTGCATCATGTGTCAACTATGCAGAAAATGCGCATTGGAGTCAATGCCCAATTACAATATTGCCGTTCCTTAAAAAACCAACTGCGGTTTCATCTACCCAGGTTGGATTATGTTCGCGAAAATATGATTCCAGATTGTTTTTTTCCACATCAGTTGTTGGTGCAGGAATCCTGGCAAGAAGTAACGCTTTTTCTAAATTGATTTCAGAAAAATCGGTTTGAAACTCTTCAGGATCAAGTTCTATATTCTCATGATACATTTTTGCGTAATCACGTAAATATATGTAGATCGCTTCAGCAGCTTCCCTAGACCAATGATTTTTCACATTGATGATGTGATAGAAATCATCAAAGCTGTGTACAATTTCGCCCATCTCAAATACCTCTTGCTTAACTTGATGTGATTATAATAGCAAAGACAAAATGAATTGTCAACTGTCCACTAATCATTCACTGCTTGCTTGATTCTTGCTTGTCGAGAAGATGTTTGATGGCATCAAATATTTTTTCTGTTCTATTAATTATTTTATATTGATATTTGCTGTCTAATTTGGATAATCTAGAAAAAAGTATCGACATTTCTGTTCTTATTATGTTCTCATTATCTTGCAACCATGGATTAATTTCAGTATAACCAATCAATTCTGCATTATTTTTCATAATGTTTAATTCGTTCAATGCACCATCATTATCATAATCCATGTTATCGCCATCAGAAGCATAGAAAAAGTAACATGAATAACCTTTTGGAATATATTGTTCTTGAAGAATTGAATTGGCTAATTTGAAACAACTAGATGCTGAAGTTCCACCAGTAGCAGATACTTGAAAAAATTGTTCTTCCTCAAATTGCCATGCTTCATCTGTATGCGCCAGAAAAACTACTTCTACATTCTTGTATGTTCTTCTGATACCTTGCAGCATCCAAAAGAAAAATGACTTTGCTAAAATACGATGGGTATCTGTCATTGAACCAGATACATCAAGACCGAATACACAGACCGCTTTCGAATCAGGTACAGGTTTTTGCCTAATTTGCCTGAACCTCAAATCTTCATTTATGATAGCTGGTTGATCGTCAGAAATAGAGCGCCTTTTAATTGCTTCTTTCAAGGTTCTTCTACGATCCAGTCGCGACCGAGCGCCTTTCTTGTCTATGCCTTCTTTTACCCATTCCTGCTCTGAAACGTTTCCTGAAGTCTTTTTGAGGTCTGGTAATTTTAATTCTTCCCATAACCAATCTACAACTTCATCCAAAGACATTTCAATGGCAAAGGATATTTCACCTTGACCTGAACCTCCTTGACCTTGTTGTCCTTGTTGATCAGCAGGTTTTAATTTGTCTCCTGATTTAGTATCACCTTGTCCAACACCTGTTTCTTCATCTGGATTTAATAATTTAAACCGATAATGTTGCAACATTTTGATTGGCAATTGAAACTTTTGATCCTTGGAAACTGTACCATTGACAATTTCAGGTATCCCTAAAGTAATTTGTTCTTTGATCTTTTGATTATGCCTAGACCAGTCTTTAAGACCTCGTGAAAACAAATCAAACCATTTGATATTGGTTGTATCAAAAGAACTAATCATGTTTAACCTCAAATTCAATTTTTTTCAAGAAAAAATAAATATTCCGTTACATCCAATATAGAATCCATAATTTTATCCTTATACCTTTTAGTTTTATATTTTTTATAATTGATATCAATTTTTTCTAATTTTCCATATTTTTTTAATGTATCGATCATATCATTTAATTCAATTAATCCACCACTACTATATGATAAAAGGATATATGGGGAATTAGTATCATTAATTAATTGATTAATTGATTCTAATGCTGTTTTTTTATTATTATATGATGATGAATTTGATTCTACTATAGGAGCACCAACAATATTAGTTATTTTATCTGGTCTTTTATAATCAAGAAAAAGATTAAACATAAAATATTGCTTTGAATATTTTCCAACTGTATATGGTGGATCAAAATAGGCAAAGTCTAATTCATGAATATTTTTAATAACTGAATTAATATTATCTTTATACACTACAAATTCACTTTCAAAATTACTTAATATCGGTAGTTCCAATATTATTGGTTTTAATATTCTATTTAAAATTGAATTATTTGCATATGTTCCACCAAATTTGCCTATACCTGTATTTTTATTTTTTAAAAATGCTGTAAAATGACCAACAGTGTTAACGTTCTTTGACATCTTATTAAATAATGGACCATACAAATATTTTTGTTTATCTTCTGGAATATCATTGATTCCTTGTCTGAATGAGTCAAGTCTTTTGGCATTATAATTAGTAAAAAACACTCGCTCATTTGGTTGAATATCATTATCGTCTTTTGGTGCATATAGTTCTTCAATAAATCCAGGTGGATAATAATTTGTTTCAAACCTGTGATTTAATAATTCAATATATTCTAACAATTCTTTTTTATCAACTTGACTATGATTACTTAAATAACACTCTGAAATAACTGAAGCATAATTTTCTTGATCACATGTATAAATTAATTCACTATGTTTTTTCAGTAATCTAGAAATTACTCCAGAACCAGAAAACCCATCTAAAGTTTTCATTCTTTTTTTATTTAATTTTTTTGATACCTTTAATATTGCCTCTTCAATCAATGGAAGAAACTTTCTTTTATTTCCAAAATAAGCTATTAATTGTGAAGTTAAATAATCTTTATTTTCCGCAGTATTTTCTGGAAATATGTAATTATAATCCACATTGTCTATATTATTTTCAATAATCATGATTAACTCCAATTGTTTGATTCATGTCCTTATTATTTTATTAGATTGTTTAAATTATACGCTCGTATAATTTATCCCACAATTTGTTGAATAAATTATACGCTTTACACCATTCTTTGTTAATGAATCAAAACAAATAGCACAAGGAAATGATAATCCTAAAGATCCTTGTCTTTTAATCCTTATACATATTGCAGTATGAATATCTTGTGTTATTTGGTTTGCCTTTATAATAGCATGTACTTCAGCATGTAAAAATATACGTGATGGAAAATGCTGCTTTGCATATAGTGCTTGAATAGGATGTGTTTTCTTACAATTATTACAAGCATATGTAATAATGTTATGTCTCTTATCAAGTAATATACAAGAATGCTTAAATTGATCAGCATCCTCATTATTAGAAGCTAGTTCTATAGCTTTATTTATTGCCCTAGTCAACTTTTTGTTCAATTTTAACCCATAATTAAGGTGATTTCTATGCAAAAATTAACTTGTCCGATTCCAGAAAATATTAATCCAATTCAAAATAGTGGTTTTAATTTCAGTATCCTTAAACTACCAGAAATACAATATTTTTGTCAAGAGGTTAATCTTCCAAGTCTATCAATATCTGCTGCTGAAGGATATGTTACACCATTAGTAAATATAATGCATCCTGGTGACAAAATCACGTTTGAAACATTAGAAGTCCAATTCATGATTGATGAAGGATTCGTCAATTATACAGCAATATACAATTGGATTATTGGTCTAGGGTTTCCAGAATCACATAGTCAATTTGCTGATTTTATTACCAAAAATACTTCAGGTGTTTCAAATACTCCAACATTAGCTTCTGTATCTGACGCTATGTTGCATATATTATCACCTTCTGGTAAAATAGTCAAGTCAATTAGATTTATTGATGTGTTTCCTGTTAGCTTATCATCTGTAACATTATCATCCACAACTTCTGATGTATCCTATATTGTAGGAACTTCATCATTCGCCTATACATATTATAAGTTTGAATGAGGATTAGTTTATGCTTTCAATTGATGACATTATTGATTTATGGAATAATGATTGTATAATAGATTCAAACCAACTTGGTAATGCATCAACATCTACAGCTAAATTACATGCAAAGTATATTAGTATGTTAATTCCAGCTAAACTGAAAAAGACTCAATTAGAAGCTCATTATAATACCACAAAAAAACTTAAAATTAAATACTATCGCGGAGAAATGTCTAAAGAAGAATTAAAAGAAAACAATTGGGATCAATATCAATTTAATAAACCTTTGAAAGCAGAAATTGATGATATTTTACGTGGGGATGATGATTTGATTAAAATAACTTCTCGTATTGAATATATGGATCATATGATTTATTTATTAGAGTCTATTCTAGGGCAAATTAAGCAGCGTGATTTTCAAGTATCTAATCATATAAAGTGGAAGCAATTCCTTGCTGGAAATTGAGGTCGATTATGGAAATTATATCTGTTGAAAAAATTAATGAAGTTTTTATGCATGTTACATCATCAGAAGATATAGAACAACAGATAAAAGATACATTTACCTATGAATATCCTGGAGCAAGATATACTCCACAATTCAAAAAAAGGATTTGGGATGGAAAAGTTTGTCTATATCATACACAAAGAAAGGTATTATATCTTGGTCTTTTAGGTGAATTACAGCAATTCGCTAATAAGTTTCAATATCAAATTGAATATAAAAATGAAGTAATATCTAAACCAAATAACTGTTCATTTGAAGAAATTAATCAATACGTAAATAGTCTTAAAATTGCCTCTAAAGACAATTTATTAGATGTAAGAGATTATCAGTTAGAAGCTATCCATAAAGGTTTATTTCATAAAAGAATTGTTCTTTTAAGTCCAACTGGTTCTGGAAAATCATTGATCATATATGCAATGATGAGATGGTTAACAGAACAAGGGTTAAAAGTAATTATTGTAGTTCCAACAACAACACTTGTTGAGCAACTTTATAGCGATTTTCAAGATTATTCCTCTATAAACAAATGGAGTGTAGAAGATCATTGTCAAAAGTTATATTATGGATTTCCTAAGAAGTTTGATAGAAATATATTGATTTCTACCTGGCAATCCATCTATAAACAACCTAAAGAATGGTTTCAGCAATTTAATGCTATTATTGGTGATGAAGCACACCAATTCAAAGCAAAAAGTTTAACAACAATCATGGAAAGATTGATTAATGTTGAATATAAAATTGGAACAACAGGGTCTGTAGACAACAAAAAACTAAATCATCTAATTTTGCAAGGTATATTTGGAGCAATTCATAAAGTTGTTTCTACAAAGCAATTACAAGATAAAGGACAATTAGCTAATCTTGAAATAACAAGACTTGTATTAGAACATTCTGATGACATGCAACCTATGGATATAAATCAAGAAATCGATTTCTTGATTAAAAACCAAAGAAGAAATAAGTTTATTGTTAATCTAGCTGATCAATGCAAAGGAAATACTCTTATTTTATTCCAATATGTTGAAAAGCATGGAAATGTATTATATGAGTTATTAAAATCTAAGATAACTAATAGACCAATATATTATATTCATGGTCAAACAGAAGTTTCTACAAGAGAAAAAATCAGAAAGATATTATCCTCTGATAAAATTGTTTTAACCTTTGGTGATCATGAAATAACAATACAATATGATGAAGATGTTAGAATGATTGATCAATCTATTAAGAAAGGTGAAACGATTACTACAGAAGATAATATCTGTCCACAATGGGTTTATCTTAAAATGCAACAACAAAATAATATGAATCTCATGAGTAACATGAACATTAGAACTACTTTAGAGGAATTTTGTAATGAAACCTGATAAGATAACTAAAAAATCTATCAATGCAATAATTATTGCTTCTTATGGAACAACTAGTACAGGTATTAATATTCCAACTCTAGAAAATATTATTTTTGCATCACCAACTAGTTCTATTATTAGAGTGTTGCAATCTATTGGTAGAGGTCTTAGAGTTACAAAAACAAAAACAAAATGTAAGTTATTTGATATAGTAGACCACATAAATTGTCTAGGAAAAGATAATATAACATATAGACAAGGAATTGCACGTCTAAAAATCTATAACGACGAAGAATTTCAAATAAAAACTATAAAGGTTAAAATATGATATTACCACCAGTAGTGGTCTTAACTACAATTGCTAATGAGTACATTGTTGGATTTTATCATGGTGAGCATGTGGAAAATGAAATTAATTTAACATTAATTGAATTACCACATTATATTCAATTTAATAATGAACAACAAGATAATTATTCATTAATACCTTATGAGACAGATTTACAGAAATATTATAATGTTAAGTCAGCTGATATTAGTTTCATTTTAATTGCTTCATCAAAGATTTCTAGTAATTATAAAAACTTTTTAAAGATATCTTTTCCTGATCTACTAGATGAAGTTATTAATGAACAATATGATTTAAATATTGTTTCTAATAATAGCAATAGGGTAATTCTTAATGGTAATGAAACAAAACATTAATTTAAAAATATGATGATTTGATGATGATTTGAAATGAGGACATGTTTTTCTGTTACTTAAAATTTAATTTTGAAGATGGATTTCTGCCTCAAACCAACAAAGGATGATTGATTCAATCTTATCTTGTTCAATGTTTCTTGTTTAATTGAACCAGGTTGATCCAGGTTAATTTGTTGTTCTAGATCATTTGTTGTTTAATGTTTCTTGTTTAATTGTTCTAGATCATTTGTTGTTCAAGGTTTCTTGTTTAATTGAACCAGGTTGATCCAGGGTTAATTTGTTGTTCAAGGTTTCTTGTTTTATTGATCTAGTTGTTCTAGATCATTTGTTGTTTTATGTTACCTTTTATGGTATAATGTTTTTTGTTTTATTGATCTAGGTTAATTTAATGTTCTAGATCGTTAAAGTTTTTTTGTTCCTTAAAGAACACATTTATTATACCATATTTTTGGACAAAAGTCAACTGTATACAGGATTTTTCACAACCCTTCTATAGTTGACATCAATGCTGTTAAATGGTAAAATATTTTCTTTCAAAAGGAGTGAAAATATGGCAGATTATGTTAACAATCTTCAATTCTTAGAAGCAATAAAAGAATATCGTAATCTTAGAAAGCATGCTGAAGAAAATAATCTTAAAATGCCTCAAATCCCAAACTATATTGGTGAATGCATTTTACAAATTGCTACTCATTTATCCTATAAATATAATTTTTTGAATTATACCTATAAAGATGAAATGATTAGTGATGGTATTGAAAATTGTATTACCTACCTAAACAATTTTGATCCTGATAAATCAAGCAATCCATTTGCCTATTTTACCCAAGTAATTTACTATGCTTTTATTAGAAGGATTCAAAGAGAAAAGAAGCAATCTATTATCAAAGGTGCTTTGATAAGCAATATTTGTTTATCAGATGAATTTGAAATATTTGAATCTCAAATAGATGATGAAATGCAAATTAATCAATCACTTATTGGTAACGTGCAAAATAATAATCCATATATCAAGAACTTATCAAAAAGTAATACAACAAAAAGACGTAAACTTAAAGAAAAGTTTATCGATAAAGAAGAATTTAATACATCCAATATACTTGAGGAACTGATGTGAAAATAGCTTTACTTGGCGATACACATTGGGGAGTAAGAAATGATATGCCTGTGTTTTACAGGCATATGGAAAAATTTTATAATTGGTTTTTTGATCAATTGAAAGAAAATAAAATTGATCAATTAATCCAACTTGGTGATTTGTTTGATAGGAGGAAATATATCAATCTGAAAACATTACACCAAGCAGAAAAAATCATGTTTCAACCATTAAAAGCTATGGAGATTCCAACCCATATTATTGTTGGAAATCATGATTCATATTATAAAGATTGCCTTGATGTTAATTCTTTAACATTAATTATTAATCAATATCAAAATATTACAATTTATAGTAAACCAACAACAGTTTCAATTGATGGTATTTCATGTGATTTCTTTCCATGGATTTGTTCAGATAATGAGAAATCTAGCTTACAGTTAATTGAAAATACCAAGTCAAAGTATGCTTTTGGTCATTTTGAATTAGCTGGTTATTTTCAAATTCCTGGTGTTATTTCTGAACATGGAATGAAAACACAAGTTTTGAAGAATTATAAGCAGGTTATTAGTGGTCATTATCATACAAGATCACAAAAAGATAATGTTTTATATACTGGTACTCCATATGAAATGACATGGAATGATTATAATGATCCAAAAGGATATCATATCTTAGATACATCTACAGGAAATATTAAGTTTGTCAAATCACCTTTTGTTTCATTTGTCAAAATAGAATATGATGATTTTAATGCAAAAATGTCTAAAGAAAAATATCAAGTAGATGATTGTTTTGTAAAAGTTATTGTCAAGAATAGAACCAACAATATTATGTTTGACCAATTTATAAACGACTTGCAAAATCAAGCATTTGATGTTAAAATCATTGAAGATTTTACAGAATATTTGGATGGAGATATTAGTCAAATTGACAAAATCAACGTTGAAAATACTCTTGATGTTGTGTCAAAATATATCGATTCACTTGAAACCGATATGAATAAAGATAAGATCAAATCATTTGTCAAATCTCTTTACATTGAGGCATCAAATCTAGAAACATGATTATATTCAAGACTATTAGATACAAAAACTTCTTGAGTACAGGTAATCAATTCAATGAGATTGCTTTGAATAAAGCAAATGCTACGTTGATTACAGGAAAGAATGGTGAAGGTAAGTCCAGCATTCTTTGTGCATTAACCTTTGGTTTATTTGGAAAACCATTCAGAAATATTTCCAAACCACAACTAATCAATTCTATCAATCAAAAGAATTGTTTGGTTGAAATTGAGTTTGAAACTGGTGAGTCACAATATCTTGTTAAAAGAGGAATGAAACCTAATATTTTTGAAATCTATAAAGACTCCATCTTGTTGAATCAAGAAGCTGCATCACGTGATTATCAAAAAGTTTTAGAAAATATCTTAAAATTAACATATAAGACATTCACACAAGTTGTTATTCTTGGTTCTGCAACATTTGTTCCATTCATGCAATTGCCATTAGCTCAAAGAAGAGAAGTTATTGAAGAAATCTTAGATATAAAAATCTTTTCTATTATGAATAATCTTTTAAAGGAAAAGAGTTTGATTATTAAAGAACAAATGTTTAATGTGGAACGAGATATAGAAGTACAGAATATCCATATTCAAAATATTAAGAAAGTAATTAGTGTGCTTGAATCAAACAAGCAAGATGTTATTAAAACTATTCAAGACCAGATATTATCTAATAATAATCAAATAAATGAGCATCAAATTATGATATCAAAAACAGAAAATGATATCATAAAATTAAAAGAAAAGTCAGATAGTTCTGAAATAGAAAAAGCATTATCTAATTTACAACGTATGGAAATTAAGGTTAAAACAATATTACATAATGTATTGTCATCTCAGAAGTTTTTTGAGAATAATTTGAAGTGTCAAACATGTGAGCAAGATATTCCAGAAAGTCATAAAAATGTTGTTTTAAATCAAATCAATTCAAAAATTAATGAATATCAATCTAAGTTAGAGTCTTTTGATGCTATAGCTAAAAAATTAAATGATAAAATGACTAATTTGCATGCATTAAACAATAACATTCAATCATTGTTGCAAGAGCAATTATCTGCATCAAATAATATAAATGTATTGCAATCACATAATCAACAATTGTTAAACAAACTTAATGCTGCACAATCAAATAATGATAATATAGACGAAGAACATGTCAAATTAAATGATGCTTTAGAATTAGCAAATAGTTTGAAGAATAAGAAGTTTGACCTGATAGAATCTAAAATGATGCAAGATATAGCTGGATTACTTTTGAAAGATACGGGAATAAAAACAGCTATCATTAATGAATATTTACCAGTCATAAATCTGTTAGTTAATAAATATCTATCAGCAATGGATTTTTTTGTTAATTATAATCTAGATTCCTCATTCCAAGAATCAATTAAATCAAGAGGCAGAGATACATTTACCTATGATTCTTTTTCAGAAGGTGAAAAAAGAAGATTAGATCTGGCAATTTTGTTTACTTGGAGGCAAATTGCTAAGATGAAAAATAGTATTAATACCAACATTCTATTTCTTGATGAAGTACTTGATGGATCATTAGATGCATCTGGAATTGATTACTTTCTATCAATAATGAATCAATTTGGAGAAAATACCAATGTGTTTGTAATAAGTCATCGTGAAGTTGCAGACAAATTTGACAATATTATCAGAGTTCAAAAGAAAAATCAATTCAGTATAATTAGTTCAGAAACGTAGCTATTTAAAGATGAGGATAAGTTAATGACTATACTAATTAAAAATAAAAGGATATATACTACATTTTCAAGAGAAGGTATACATTGTTTTCCAGAAGCATTAACTGATCCTCAATATAAAACTAATGATGATATGGATGTCAGTTTTCTAGGTTATCCACATAGACATATATTTCATTTTTATGTAGAAATTGATGTACAGCATGATAATAGAGATATTGAACTAATACAATTCAAAAGATGGTTAGAATCTATATATAACAATTCAACCTTATTTTTAGATAATAAAAGTTGTGAAATGATTGCTGATGATTTGGCGCTTATTATTCATGATAAGTTTCCTACTAAGTCATTTATGATAAAGATTAGTGAAGATCTAGAACATGGTATTTGTAAAGAGTATCAAGTAGAAAATAGTTTCATAAAATGAACTTAGTTAAGACTCCATTACACCTTAATGATATATTTTTTTGTCATACTGGTCCAACCTCATTATTACATTATACAAATAATCAACCAGTTCATATGATTTTAGCTCATATGATTGATGAAGATATCAATTATAGACAATTTTATTATGATTTAAAGAAATCTAACGAAAATGTTTTTTATCATCTTGATAATTCTACCTATGAGATGTATATTCGTGGATTACCACCAATAAGTATAGATGATTTATTAAAAATTGCTTCATTGATTAATGCAGATTCTGTCATATTACCTGATTTTCCAGGAGAAGACTGGTTTAAAACAGTTGATATTGCCAAAAAATATATTAATAAAGTAAAAGAAAATGGATATTACACCTGTTTTTGTCCTCAATCAGTTTTAGGGGATATATCTGGTTTACTTCAAAGTTATGAATGGGCAATTAATAATCCTTATATTGATTTTATAGGTGTTTCTATCTTAGCATGTCCAATAGCATATGGATATCAATATTTATTGTCCAAAGATATAGAAAAAATACATGTATATTTGTCAAGATGGGCAATATTTAGATTGCTGGATGAAAGAGGTTTTCTGAATGAAAGTACCATTAAGAAATTTCATTGCTTTGGTTTATTTAATGGTCCAAGAGAAATTGAGATTTTAAGAGAATATCATAAATATATTTTTTCATGGGATAGTTTCATTCCTATTTGGAATGCAATTCATGGTATTATTTTTGATGATTCACCTACAGGTTTAAGGTATGGAAAAGACATAGATCAGATTGATTACAATAAACGTATTAAAGAAACAAGTGATATTAGTTTTAATATAATATCAAATATTAATTATATTTCTAAATTGTGTGAGAAATTATGACAATGATCATTGCATTAGCTGGTCCAAAAGGTGTTGGCAAAAATCATTTTTTTAATGAAGCTAAATCTATCTTTAACAGATTTGCATGGAAGCAAATTGCTTTTGCAGATCCAATAAAAAACAATATTATTGATATTTTTAATTTGACAAATGAAAATGATTATGATATATTCAAAAGATCTTCTATAAGTGTAAATAATAATAATATTGAAGGTAGGGATATTGTCCGTAAAATTGGTATGTTAATGAGAAGCTATGATGAAAATCAATTTGTAAATTATGTTAAGAATAAAATAGAAAGTGATTCCAATAATTCTGCTTGTCCTCCATGCTGGGTTATAACAGATTTAAGATTTCACAATGAGTATGAATTAATTAAAAACCAATTACATGGGAAGATTATCAAAATTAAAAATAATAATATCCAATATGATTTTCATGTATCAGAGCTTGAGTTTGATGATAATTTGTGTGATTTTGTGTTTGATGTAACAAACCTATCAGAAAAAGAATATAAAAGAAAATTGTTAACCTTACTAACTAAACTATTGTGTTCATATTTTTAATGGAGTGATTATGAAGCATATTATGGGAAATAAGTCTACATCTAATCTTACAAATGTCCAAGAAGGTGATTCACAACCAAATGCAGTAGATTTAAGACTTGATAAAGTTTATTCAATTAGTAATGAAGTATTTGAAATTTCAAATACCCATAAAAAGCATAGAAAAACTACAGTAGTACAACCAGATGATGAAGGATATTATAACTTAGAAGTTGGTCATTATGAAATAACTATGGAAAATATTGTAACAATTGGTGAGAATGAAGCAGGAATGGTAATTACAAGATCATCATTGAATCGTAATGGATGTTTTTTAACATACGGATTATTTGATTCAGGGTATAGTGGTTTAATTGCTGGAATGCTCCATGTTAATTGTGGACCAATTAGAATTCAAAAAGGAACAAGAATTGGTCAATTTCTTTGTTTTGATTCCGAATCACTTCAATTGTACACAGGAGATTATGGTCTAGAAAAATCTTTTGACAAAGCAAGGTATTCATGATATAATAGTGTTTTTAATGTGGAGTTATGATTATGAAATTGAGTAAGGAAACCTTATCTATTTTCAAGAACTTTAGTTCTATCAATATGAATCTTATGATCAAGGCAGGCAATAAGATTTCTACAATTTCTTCTGGAAAGAATATTATTGCTGAAGCAGAGATTCCTGAATTATTTCATTATGATTTTGGTATCTATGATCTTAATGAGTTTCTTGGTATCATGAATATGTTTTCTGATCCAGAAGTTATCTTTGAACCAACTTTTTCATCTATTCAAGAAGGTGCTAATAAGGTTAAGTTTTTTGCAGCTGCACCAGGTATTCTTACATCTGCACCAACTATTAAAGAGTTTCCAAAGACAGATATTGTATTTACTTTGACAAATACAATGATTAATCAGATTATGAAAAGTTCATCTGTATTGAAGGTTAATGATTTTATTGTCAGCGGAAAAGATGGTGAACTATCTTTAACTGTTAAAGATAAATCTAATCCTACTGGTAATATATTCAGTAGTGTTGTTGGTGAAACAAATAGGGTATTTGATGCTTATTTTCAGGTTGATAACTTGAAGATTATAACGGGAAATTATGAAGTATCTATTTCAGATAAGAGAATTAGTAGATTTCAATATCAGTCAAGTAATTCAGATTATGATTTAAAATATTTCATTGCTTTAGAAATGGATAGTGTATTTGAATAATTAAGGATTTATATTATGAATGAACAATTTCTTTGGGTTGAAAAGTATCGTCCAAAAACAATTGATGAGTGTATCCTTTCTGATACACTCAAATCAACATTAATGCAATATGTTCATGAAGGTCAGATTCCTAATTTTCTATTTCATGGATCTGCTGGTGTTGGAAAGACAACAGTAGCAAAAGCAATTTGCAACCAAATTGGAGCAGAATATCTTTTTATTAATGGTTCTGATGAATCAGGAATTGACGTTTTAAGAACAAAAATCAAGAGTTTTGCCTCAACAATTAGTTTGACCAATGCCAAGAAAATTGTTATTCTTGATGAAGCAGATTATCTAAACCCAAATACAACACAACCAGCATTACGAGCATTTATTGAGGAATTTGCAAATAATTGCAGATTTATCTTTACTTGTAATTATAAGAATAGAATTATTGAACCTTTACATAGTAGAACAGCAGTAATAGATTTTACATATCCATCAGATCAAAAGAATCTTATTGCTGGTCTATTCTACAAAAGGGTTATCAAAATCTTAAAACAAGAAAATATTGAATTTGATCAAAAAGTAGTTGCTGAATTGATCAAGCAATATTTTCCTGATTATCGTAGAATTATTAACGAACTACAAAGATATAGTATATCTGGAAAGATTGATACAGGTATTTTCGTCAATTTGTCTAACGAATCATATAAACAACTATTTCAACTTTTGAAATCAAAAAAGTTTAATGATGTTAGAAAGTGGGTTGGTGAAAATTCTGATAAAGATACAACAAAAATCTTTAGTCAATTGTATTCCTATTCAGATCAATTTGTGGATCAAAGTTCAGTTCCTTCATTAATAATTATTTTAGCTGATTATCAATATAAGGATTCATTTGTCATTGATCATGAATTAAATCTAATGGCATGTTTGACAGAAATTATGAGTGGGTGTAAGTTTCAATGAATCCATTTGATTTTGTTAATGCAATTACAGTTTCAAAAGAAGATTTAATGCAAACACAGCAAGATGAAAAGAGTTATAATTCATTCTTGGTAAATAGAGCATTATCTTATTTTCCAGATACAATCATGTATGCAAATGAAATAAATAAATATTATAATATACCTAAGAAATGGCAATTTGATTTCTTAAGATTATCTATTTCTAAAAGGAAACGCTTTAGTAAATGGCACAAACCACCAATAAATACTGATGATGTTAAATTATTGCAAGATTATTATAAATATTCACAAGCGCATGCAATTGAAGCGCTTAAATTGCTAAATCCAGAACAATTGGATTTGATTAAACAATCAGTACATAAAGGTGGTACAAAAAATGAATAATGCGGTACTATATGATTGGAGTATTGATTCAATGTTAGAAGTTGAATTATATCTTCCAGATAATTTTCTAAAAATCAAAGAAACCCTTACAAGAATTGGTATTTCTTCAAAAAAAGAAAAGAAGCTATATCAAACTGCACATATCCTTCATAAGCAAGGGAAATATTATATTGTCCATTTTAAGGAATTGTTTCTTTTAGACGGAAAGAATTCTTCATTATCAGTTGAAGATATTGATAGAAGAAATGCAATTGCAAAAATACTTGAAGATTGGAAACTGTTAAAGATTTCTAAACCTTTTGAAATTGAAGTAAAATCAGTTATTTCCCAATTGAAGATTTTACCTTTTAAAGAAAAGGTTGACTGGGAATTGGTTCCAAAGTATAATATTGGTCAACATAAGCAAATTAATAAGGTGGTAAATTATGTCTGACATTTTACAGCAAAGATTAAATCTTGAATTAACAGTAGCAGAAATTAATGTTATTCTACGTTCTCTTGGAAAGCATCCATTTGAGGAGATTGCAGGATTAATTCAAAAAATTAAAGGTCAAGGTGAACAACAATTATCTAATTTAGAAACCCAATTTATTGATGATAATAATGATGAAAAACTAATTATTACAATGTCTTGAATGGATTAAATTATGGTTATTAACTTTATTTCTCAAGATGAAATGTATGGAACATTGCTTACACAAGCATTAAAAATTGGAAAATCTTATGCTAATGATATTATAGCTAATATTGATTCACCATTTGAAATTAATGATTTCCCTATAGGAATTCAACAAAATATTATTGAATCTACTTGTTCTAGTTTTCCTGAAAATAGTTATATTAAACATGCATATAAAATCTTTTCTTTGCATAGGGAGGTGATAAAAGAATTCTTTATTCTCTCATGCTTAGAGCAGCAACAACATATCTATCTAACCAGATTTTTCAAGTGTTTATCAAAACTATCAGAAACAGATAACATTGAGAATGTTATCTTAGAATCAATTAATAACATTGACTCCATGACATAATTGTAGTATACTTTTTCTTTTTGAGGAAGTTCATGAGGAAACATGTATACAAATATATTTTTATATGATAATTTCTTATATGAACGTGGCATTGAAAATGGCAAGAGATACACTAAATCAATTGCTTTTAAACCAACAGCTTGGGTACATTCCAAACTAAATGAAAAATCTGAATTGTGGCATACTTTATTCAATGAACCTGTATATCCTATTCAATTTGAAACAATAAATCATTTTTCTCAATTTATTAATAATTATTCATCAAAAGATATACAGGTTTATCAATCTCCTGGGCACATATATCAATATATTGCAGAAACATATCAAGAACAATCATTTTTGACAACTAATGATATTAGTACTTTTATTATTGATATTGAAACTTCAACTGAATCTGGGTTTCCAAATCTAGAAACCGCTAATGAGGAAATACTGCTTATTTCCATAAGATCACTTGAATCAAATACAGTTATTACATGGGCAAGCAAAACAATTAATATAGCAATTGATTCTGAATATAGAGCATTTTCAACTGAAATTGAAATGCTTAAAGACTTTATTGCTTGGTGGTCAAACAACTATCCTGATGTGGTTACAGGTTGGAATAGTAAGTTTTTTGACCTACCATATTTGTATAGAAGATTAAATAAATTATTTGATGAATTAGTAGCAAATCAATTAAGTCCATTTGGAATATGTAAATTAGTTGAAGCATTTCCTATAGGACGTCAAAGCAAATCATCAAAGGTTGTAATTTCCGGAATTGCAGATTTAGATTATCTTGAACTATACAAAAAGTTTACTTATAGTATGCAGGAATCCTATAAGCTGGATTATATTGCCAACCAAGAAATTGGTGCAAAGAAATTGGAAAATCCAGGTTCTACTTTTAAAGATTTTTATACTGATTATTGGGATACCTTTGTCCAATACAATATTATTGATACTGAACTTGTTTTGAAGATAGATCAAAAGATGAAATTAATTGATCTTGCTTTAACTTTGTCATACGCAGCAAAAATCAATTATGAAGATGTTTTCAGTCCAGTGAAAACTTGGGATGTAATTATCTATAACTTCTTGAATAAGAATAAGATTGTTATTCCAATAAAGACGCATAAGCAAAAAGAAGGACAATACCAAGGTGGATATGTTAAAGAACCATTAATAGGAAAACATCAATGGTGTTGTTCATTTGATGTGAATTCACTATATCCAATGATTATGGTTCAATATAATATGAGTCCTGAAACAATAGCTCCGGAGCATTTTGAAATTACAGTTAATGAGTTATTAGATAATCCTCAAAAGATAAACAAATACAAACAATTTATTGATAAGAAAAATTATGCATTATCTGCTAATGGCGTTTGTTTTAAGAAAGATCGTAAAGGTATTTTGCCGTCATTAGTCCAATATTATTATGATATGCGTGTTGTAACTAAGAAAGAAATGCTTAAAATTAAGCAGCAATTAGAGACAACAAATAATGATGAAAGACAAGATTTAGAATCAAAAATTGCTTCTTTGAATAATCAGCAAATGGCATATAAAATTCTTCTTAATTCATTATATGGTGCTTGTGGTACTCCATATTTTAGATATTTTGACACCAGAATTGCTGAAGGAATTACTCTATCTGGGCAATTATCAATTAGATGGATTGAGAATAGATTAAATCAATTTTTGAAACAATTAATGAAAGATGATAAAGATAGAGTAGTTTTGGTAGATACAGATTCAGTTGTTATTACCATGGATGATTTTGTAAAACAAGTTTATAAAGATAAACAACTATCATCAGAACAAATAACAAAAAGCATTGAAAAAGTTGCTAATCAAAAACTTCAAAAAGTTATTGAAACTGGATTTATTGATTTATTTAATTTAATGAATGCATATGAACAAAAAATGGTCATGAAATTAGAAAATGTTATTGATGTGATGATAACAGTTAGCAAGAAACGTTATGTAATGTCAGTTCACATTAGTGAAGGAATCCAGTATAAATCTCCAAAGCTAAAAATTATGGGTTTGCAAGTCATCAAAACAAGTACACCGTATGTTATTAGAAATAAGCTAAAGGATTCATTACCAATAGCTCTTTATCAAACAGAAAAAGACATTCAAGATTATGTTAGTGCGTTTGAAGATGAGTTTAATTCATTTACAGCAGAGGAAATTGCATTTCCTAGATCAGTATCTGATATTGATAAGTTTATGAATAAATCAACAATTTATGGAAAAGGAACACCTATTCATGTCAGAGGATCATTGTTGTATAATTGGTATATTAAAAAGTTAAAATTAGAAAATAAATATCGGTTAATTCAAAGTGGTGATAAAATCAAGTTTTTATATTTGAAAATGCCTAATATAATTCACGAGGATTGCATTGCTTTTATTGATAAATTGCCTGTTGAGTTTAAGTTAAAGGAGTATATTGATTATAAAACTATGTTTGAAAAAACTTTCTTTGATCCTGTACAAGATATTATTCAATCATTAAATTGGTCTGCTAAGAAACAATCAACATTAGAAAACTTTTTTTCATAATGAGGAATAATCATGAAAATTCTTAAATTTACTTCTTCATGGTGTGGTGCATGTGTTATTTTTGATAGAGAAGTAATTAGTAAATATCAAGGTAATATTCCAATTGAAACTATCGATATTGATAAAAACCTTGATTTGAGTTCAAAATATAGAATTGATTTTGTGCCAACATGTATTTTTGTTGATGATAATAATAAAGAGATCAAAAGAATTGTTGGTTTAATTTCATTTAATGATTTTCTATTATCAATTGCTAAAGAAGGTGTGGAATGAGTATTATTCAAAAGATTCGTAAAAATAGTTTAATTAGTCAAACATCTTTATTACCTGAAGCTGATGTTATCCTATCAAAGGATACTATTCCAACATCAATCCCTGCATTGAATATTGCTCTTGGTGGTAGTTTAGAAGGTGGTTTACAGTCTGGAATTACTACATGGGCAGGACCATCTAAACATTTTAAATCAATGTTTAGTTTAATTATGGCAAAGGGATATCTTGACAAATACTCTGATGGTGCATTGTTGTTCTATGATTCCGAATTTGGAACACCAATAGGTTATTTTGATACTTTAGGTATTGATACTTCTAGAGTTATTCATTCACCTATTACAGATGTAGAGCAATTAAAGTTTGATCTTATGAATCAATTATCTAATTTTGAAAGAACAGACCATGTAATTATTATCATTGATTCAATTGGCAATTTAGCATCAAAAAAAGAAGTTGATGATGCTTTGGATCAAAAGTCTACAGCAGATATGAGTAGGGCAAAACAATTTAAGTCTTTGTTTAGAATGGTTACTCCGCATCTTATCCTTAAAGATATTCCAATGGTTGTTGTTAATCATACTTACAAAACTATGGAACTTTATTCTAGAGATGTTGTTTCTGGAGGAACTGGCAGTTATTATTCTAGTAATATAATTTTTATTTTAGGGAGACAACAAGAAAAAGAAGGTTCTGATCTTGCTGGATGGAATTTCATTATTAATGTTGAAAAATCAAGGTTAGTTAAAGAAAAGAGCAAGATTCCAATTACTGTCAAATTTAATAGTGGATTATCAAAATGGTCTGGTCTAATGGATATTGCCTTAGAAGCTAAGGCAGTAATTCAACCATCTAATAGATCATATTCTAGAGTAAATATGGAAACTGGAGAAGTTGAAGCTAAAAAATGGAAATTAGTAGATACAGATTGTGCAGAGTTTTGGGAACCAATTTTACAGCAAAAGGAATTCAAAGAATGGATTGCAGATAGATATCAAGTTAGTTCTGGTTCTTTAATTAGTGATAAAGATATTGATCAAGAGTTTGAAAAAGATGAGCAGCAAATTGATGTATAATATTCAAGGTGAATGGATTGAATTAACTAGTGGCAAATATACTGGTGTAATATACAAATATGGAAGAGTCCAATTCTCTATTCTTAATGAAAAAACAAGTAATGAATCTCTAAAATGTAGCTTCCAATATAATCTTCATCCAAAGTCCAAAGAAGTTAAAGAAACTTCAAACTTTATTTCACATATTGGACAAATATTAATGAAATTAATTGATCAAGGTTTAATTGATAATTCAATTATCTATACAGGTGGTAGTGATAATGAGGTTCGAACAGAAATTATTGACTAATTTGATTCATAATGAAGAGTTTGCTAGAAAAGTTATTCCATTCTTAGATACAAGTTATTTCCATCAGCAATCAGAAAAGGTGATTGCTGAATCTATCATCAAGTTTTTTACAAAGTATAATAAGCAACCAACAACAGATATTATCAATATAGAACTTCAGCAATTAGATACTATTTCTGATAAAGAATTAAATGAATGTATTGAACTTATTAATCAATTTAAAAAAGATGATTCTGATCTAAGATGGTTAATCCAAAAAACTGAAGAATTTTGTAAAAACAAAGCGATTTACAATGCTATTGTTCGTGGTATTAAGATTATCGAGGGAAAAGATACCAAATTATCACAGGATGCTATTCCAAAGATTCTTTCAGATGCTTTGGCAGTTTCATTTGATACTGATATAGGTCATGATTATATTGATGATGCTGATTTAAGATTTGATTTCTATAGAAAGGTTGAAGAAAAAATATCTTTTGATTTAGATTTGATGAATACCATTACAAATGGTGGATTGTCAAGAAAATCTCTTAATGTAATTTTAGCTGGAACTGGTGCTGGAAAATCTTTGTTTATGTGTCATACAGCAGCAAATGCTTTATCACAAGGCAATAATGTTTTATACATTACTTTAGAAATGGCAGAAGAAAGAATTGCAGAAAGGATAGATGCAAATCTATTTGATATCAATATTGACCAATTGAAATCACTTGATCAAGAAAAATATCAAAACCGAATTAAGCAAATTGCTAGTAAAACACATGGAAAATTGATTATCAAGGAATACCCAACTGCTGCAGCACATTCTGGTCATTTTAGAGCATTGATAGAAGAATTAAAAGTAAAGAGACAATTTATTCCAGATTTGCTTATTATAGATTACTTGAATATTTGTTCTAGTGCTAGAATTAAATTAGGTACATCAGCAAATACCTATATGTTTGTTAAAGCTATAGCAGAAGAATTACGTGGATTAGCAGTAGAATACAATGTTCCTCTTCTAACAGCAACACAAACAAATAGAACTGGATTTGATAATTCAGATGTGAATATAACAGATACAAGTGAAAGTTTTGGATTGCCTGCTACATCTGATTTGATGTTTGCTTTAATTCGAACAGAACAGTTGGATGTTGTCAATCAGATTTTAATAAAGCAATTAAAAAATAGATATTCAGATCCAGCATCTAATAAAAGATTTGCTATTGGTGTTGATAGAGAAAAGATGAAATTATATAATCTTGCTAATAATCAACAAGATGAATGGGTAGATTTTGGAAATCAAGAAGCTTTTGAATATCGACCAAAACTAAATAATAGGAGTAATGATTATAATAGTTTCAATTTCTGATAATAAAAATGCAAGACAAAATCAATGTCAAAGACCAAATAAATCTAGTATTAAATGGTCATCCAAATGTAAATAAGGATCAAAAACCACAGATTAAATTATCAGAATTACCTCCGCTTAAACCTAGAACTTTATGAATTTCTTAACAAAAACCACTAGATACTTTTTACTAAATAATACACTTGGAGATTAGGATCATCTGGGTTACTTTAGTGTAATTCATGAAATCCACATGTGGATTTTTTGCTATATATTAAATAATTTGACCATTAATGGAACATTCACTTATGCTAAACATATTTTCATTTCGATCATATATTGATAACATCTTAACTGAAGCTACAAAAGCAGAATTAGATTTACAAAAAGAAAATAATTATAAGTTTATTAATCAAATTATGTCTGAAATTGAGTTTGATGGTAAGTATACAATTGAAGGTTCAACTACTTTAATTTTAAGAATTCAAACAAAAGAACCTAATGTTAGATTTTTAGTTAAACAACAATTTGAAAAATGGTTAGCATCACATAGTTATCAACTTGATCCTAATAATGATCTTAAAAATACATCATTAATTATTAAACCTGATGGTTCTACTCTAAAACTTGTTTTTAAAGACGAAACTGGTGGTGTATCTGGTGGTAGTAAATTAGCTGGTGATTCTGAATCAGCACAATGTTTGTATGCTGCTGTTTTATTAGGTGGATTTGCTTTAGATAAACCAGAAGATTTTTTAGATCATTATAAATCTATATTATCAAATTGTGATATTCCATCTAAAGCATTGGATACAGTTCTAAAAACTATTGTTCCAAATCCAGACTGGGCACAATCTTGTATTAAAGTTGCGCATGGTATTAATAATTTTCTAGTTACCAAAAGAAAAGCATCAGATAAATTAGCAAAATATACTTTTCATAGAGGTTCAACTGTAGTTAAAAAAATTAATGCATTTTTTGAAAAAGCAAAAACTGAGTATAATTTATTAGCTAAGAATGATGATGATGCTCCAATATGCCCAAATGATGTCAATAAATGGAATCCAGCAGATATTTGGTTGTTAACACCACAAGCAATTTCTAAAATTAACGCATTTAATCCAGCATCATTAGCTGATCTTAATGATTTTATTTTACAATTATATAATGACAATGAAGGTTTTGGCATTTCATTAAAAAAACTTAGTAAAAATAGTACAGTTAGTTTACAAGTTAATAATCATCCTTCTGATCCTGATTCATATAATGTTGACGCTGCTTTTAAAGAATTTATGTGTACTTCAGATTCAAATAATGGTTATATTGTAGCTGATCTTCATGGTGAGCAAATATTAATTCAGTTTAGAGTATTTGAAGGATTTAGCTGGAGGTGTGAAATTAAAGGTAAAGCTGCTTCACATGGAAAAGCAGGATTTGGTGTAATTAATCAATTATTAAAAAGAGTATCAAAAATTACATTATCACCAGAAAATGAAGTCAAAACAATATTGAAAACTGGAAAAGGAAAAGAAATTATTGAATCAAGATATAATCAACTTGTTAACAGTACTTTTATAAGAAGTAAAGATAAAGGATTAAAATTAAGCTCTTTAGATAATTATGATATTAGATGGCAGTTTTCAAAGTATATGGTATTAGAATTATTTACAATTTTAATGTCACTAACACCTCAACAAAGAAATCGATTTACTCATGATATAGTTGCTTATGCTAAATCACAAACAGAGTTTTCTTCAGTATATATAAAGTTTGAGTAAACATGTTATCATTTCGTCAATATATTTCAAAAATTATTACAGAACAATTTCTTGTTGAAGAACAGAATGTTCACATGACTCATGTTGAAGATTTAGTTCTAATAGACGGTTCAAAAGGCGCTACTCAAGCAATTGCTTTTTTAAATGATTTGCTAAGCATGTTATCTGGTAATAGTAAATCTAGTGTAACTGCAACTGTAAAATGGGATGGTGCTCCTGCTATTTTTGCTGGTATTGATCCATCTGATAATAAGTTCTTTGTTGCAAAAAAGGGATTATTTAATAAAACTCCTTTAGTATATAAGACACCACAAGATATTGCTGCTGATTCTAAAATGTCACCTGATTTAGCTAATAAGATGAATATAGCTCTAGATGAATTCAAAAAATTAGGAATCAAATCTGGAGTAATTCAAGGCGATATTATGTTTACAAATGATACTTTGAAAAAAGAAGATATTAAAGGTGAAACATACATTACATTTCATCCAAATACTATTGTATATGCTATTCCGTATGATAGCGATTTAGGACAACAAATCAGAAAAGCAAAGATTGGTGTTGTTTGGCATACTAAATATACTGGTTCTTCTTTTGAATCAATGCAAGCGGAATTTGGTCGACCAATTTCAGAAACCTTAAAGAAAGTACCTTCTGTATGGATGGATGATGCCACATATAAAGATTATTCTGGTGTCGCAACATTTACTGCTAATGAGTCAAAACAGGTTAAAGCATTATTATCTAAAGCAAATCAATTATTAGCAAAACTTAAAATATTAGATAATATTAGTTCTGATACAGAACTTACAACATTAATACAAACTTTCAATAATTCAATTATTAGGGCAGGTGAAAAAGTTGCTGATCCTATAAATCATGTAGCAATGCTTATTCAATGGATTAAGAATAGGTATGAAGGTATTATTGCTAGTAAAAAACAAGAAGCAACAAAGAAAAAGTTTCAAGATGAATGTGACAAAATAGTAAAGAAACTAGAAGATAATAAACAGCAAATAATTCTAATGTATCAATTTATAAATAATTTAGTCGATATCAAACAATTGATTATTGCTAAGATGAATCAAGCTAGTCATATTAATACTTTTATAAAAGATGCCTCAGGGTTTCATGTAACTGGAGTAGAAGGATTTGTTGCTATTGATCATTTAACAGGTAATGCTGTAAAGATTGTTGATAGAATGGAGTTTTCGAAAAATAATTTTAGCTCAGAAATTATAAAAGGATGGCAAAAAAGTTGAAAATTGATCAGCAATTGTTGGAATCCGTAAGTAATCAAATTATTATTGGATTTGGAAGATTTAATCCACCAACAATTGGGCATCAATTGCTAATAGAATTCATAAAAAGGTATGCCAATCAACAGCATATACCTTATAAGATTTATGTTACTGCAACACAGGATAAAAAGAAAAATCCTTTACCACAAAATAGGAAATTATATTATCTTAATATGATGTTTCCTAATACTAATTTTGTAGGCACATCACCAACTGAAAGGACAATTATTGAAGTTCTTAAAGAATTAAATAAAACTTATTCAAATATTATTCTAGTTGCTGGTTCAGATAGAGTTGCTGAATTTCAAAAACTAATTTCCAGTAGAAATGGAAAGGATTATGAATATACTACAATTAATGTAATGTCTGCTGGTGAACGTGATCCAGATAGTGATTCAGCATCAGGAATGTCTGCAACTAAAATGCGAGAAGCAGCAAAAAATGGTGATTTCGAATCATTCAAAAGTGGTATACCATCATCAATGAAACAAATAGATGCTAAAAAATTGATGAATGAGGTTAGAGAAGGATTAGGTGTTGGTCCAGTAAAAGAAAGTATAAATGGGATAACAGATATTAGAGAAAAATATTATCGTGGTAAATTATTTCATAATGGTCAATTAATAGAAACTAAAAATGAAGATGTATTTCAAATAATTAAATGTGGTACAAACCATATTATTGTAAAAGATATATTTGGAAATAGGTCTTCTAGATGGTTATATGAAGTACAACCATTGTCTGAAGCAACATCATTTTCAATTTTAAATGATAAAAATAAATTTGCTGCTATGGTAGCAAACTTATTAGAAGTTGATGTTGATAAAAATGATAGTCCAGATGATATTATCAATAAAAGCATTAATTCGCTTAAAAATAAAAAATTAACTGATGATTTGGAAAGTATAGCAAAGCAAATAATTTCTCATTCCAAAAAGATTGGAATTCAAATAGATCGTAAAAATATACCACTAAATCTACAAACAAGTGTAACAGAAGAAATAGATTTAGATAGGTTATTTGATCTAATACCTATTATTGATCAATATAAAAATAGAGAAAATAATAGTTATCTAAATAATGAAGTATGTAATTTACCAATCAGTTTAAAATCTAAAGCATTGATTCCTATTAATGGACAATTAAGGAGAACTAACTTGAGTTATAATTTAGAAAGTATCAATAGTGCTGAAGAATACCATATGATGAAACAATCTCGTGGTATGCAAAAATTAATTGAACATTATATGGATAATGGTCATGAATATTGGAATGCTGTAATTCTAGCTAAAGAATCAGCAGCTGAAGCATTGAATGAAGCATGTAAAAGCAAAAAAAGTAAAGTTACTGAACAAGATGATGAAGACATGGAAGATGATGAAGACATGTATTTAGAGTTAGATGATGGTGACTTTGAAGACGAGGAAGATGATGAAGACATGGAAGATGATGAAGACATGGAAGATGATGAAGACATGGAAGATGATGAAGACATGGAAGATGATGAAGACATGGAAGATGATGAAGATCTTACTGAGCACTATAATGGTAATGAAAAAACATTAATTGAAACCTATATGGATCAGATTGCAATGTTTAGTGAATTAGATGAAGTATTGAGCGCTGCTGATCGTATGAAGCGCGCAAAGATTTTTGCCAGATCTGCAGGTAAAAGAATGGCATCAAGACTGCGTAATGCTGGTAAGCTAGCTTCAAAAGAAAAGTTAATGCAACGAGCACAATCAACCGCCATTCGTAAGCTAAAAACAAAGTTATTGAAAAAAGATCCTTCTGAGGCATCACCTGGTGAATTAGCTAAAGTTGAAAAGAAACTTCAATCCCCACAAGCAAAAATGAGTATTAAAAAGTTTGCTCTTAAGCTATATCCAATTCTAAAGAAAAAGGATGCAGAACGAGTAGCAAAAGCTAAAGAGAAGAAAGAGGAGTATTCTGCTATCAATGAATATTCCTGGAAACCTGGTGATGAAGTAGCTCCACCAAGTAAAGCTGAAAGAGAAAGAGCAGAAAAAAGGTTTAAAGCAGTATCTGGTATTTCAAGTAGGAAAGCTGGACGTAAAGAGTTCGGTGATAGAATGGATCAAACACGTTTAGATAAATTACGTGATGAATGACAATATATTTTTAATCAATTTACAATTTTTGCAACAGAATCTTCAATAAGGTCTTCAATAAAAGGAAATACGAGGATAAAATGTCTATAAAAGATATATTAAATCGAAATAAAAATGCAGGTAATAAAGGTAATAAACCTACACCTGTAAAAGATTTCATTCATCAACAAGCAAATAATCCAATTAAAGATGCTAGTCCTGTTATAAAGGATTTTATTAAAAATAGACAACACAATGAAGTAAAACATACTCCATTAAAAGATGCAATTTCTTCTGTTAAAGATAATGAAGTAAAACATACTCCATTAAAAGATGCAATTTCTTCTGTTAAAGATAATGAAGTAAAACATACTCCATGGGGTACTCCATTAAAAGATGCAATGACTTCTATTAAAGATAATGAACATACTCCATTAAAAGATATTGCTGATAACATTTCCAAAAATGTACATATGCCACATCTTCCAAGAAATAATGATCTTACAATTAAAGATACAGCACATAATATAGCTGATACTGTTAAAACTAATATTTCAGATACATTTAATAGCATTAAATCTAGATTTAATGCTAAAGATCATGCTCATTTAGATGCTATTAAAGATAATATAACAGAAGTTGTTAATAATGTTAAACATATTCCAAATATTGATGCAGCATCATTTATTGATAAAGTTAAAACTGGAATTGATAATAAGATTGATGATATTAAATTAGGTTTCCCTGTTTCTGACCATCATATTTTAGATAATATTAAAACACAAGTAACTTCTACAGTTAATAATATTAAAAACAATGGTTTAGGAAATATTAGAAATAATATTTCAAATACTATTGAGACTGTAAAAGATGACATTCATGATTTTTTCGATGATAAAAATATTAATTTAGATACCATAAAAGATACTGCTGATAATATTAAATCAAATATTGGTGAACATCTTTCAGATTTTATGCAAGGTGATCATCCTGTAATAGATAATATTGAATCTGAAGTAATGAATATTATTAATAATATTAAAAATAGTATTGGTGGAATCTCTGGTTCAGGAATAGTAATTAATACACTATTATCATCATTAAATGGTGTTAAACAATTAATTATGCATTCACCAACTGAAATTACATCTGCTATTACCATGGTGAGCAATCTTATTCATAAATTAAATAACTTTAATGTGCTTGGTGGTGGTAAGGCATCTTTAATTATTGATTTTATTGATATGTTTTTAAATAATATTACAAAATTACTATCATTAGGAGGTTCTGCTGTTAATATAATTGATGATATTATTTCTGTTCTTGAAGAGATTCTTCCTAATAAATCAGAACCACCATCTGTCCCAGCTGTCCCAGAACAACCTAGTATGTCTGATGTAGTAATACATCAACAAGATGAAGTAAATACAAGCGATATGGCAAGTATTGATGATGACCAATTAGTATCACATGAATCTACAGTATCTATTTCTGATAATACTAATAAAGATGATTTATGCTCTAATATTGATCAATTATCTGATCATGGATTTGTCATCGAACATGTAGATACTTTTAATGTATATATACATGATAAAGATCATAGTGATAATTAATAAATCATAGGTATATTAACTATATATTTTTAACCATCATGGTTATTAAACGATTCAGAAATAAAATCCATAAAGACCACAGAATTAATTCTGTGGTCTTTAATTATTTCAATATTAGTTTATTAATAGCTAGTAGTTTTATTGGTGGTGGTTTAGGTTTTATTCTTTATGATAGCACATATTCAGTTACACATCAAACATTAATTATATCAGGACTATTACTTGGATTTATATTTGGATTAATTATAATTTGTTTTATAATTATATCAGAGTTTATTGAGAAATTACAAGTTTTTAAATTTTTACATAAAAAGTAAGAAAGCATTGAATAATACAATGAATCTATATGTTGATGCATTGAATGATGATACGTATCATGCATTTTCAAACATAAATGAAAAAATAGCTCATTGGAATGAAATTAAAAAGAAACGTGAGGAAATAGCAAAAGCAATTGAAAGAGAAAATCCTGGTATAAACATGTCAAAAAAGATGGCTATTTCAACTTCAGCTGCTAAAAAATTCATTAATAAGAAACTTAGAAAAAAGAAAAAAGAATTAACACAATCATACATCAATTATCTTGACATGATTAGCTAATTAAGGAGATATCTATGCCTCTTTGGAGTAAAGAAGAAACTGTAGCTGGTCAACCTAAATGGTTATCTAAAATGCATTTGCCTACAGGAACAACTATTGTATTGATTGATAATGATGAAGCTGGATTATCAGAAAATACTAGTATTGGCATTTCAACACCTGGTTGGTGGTTAAAAAAGACTTGGGTAAATGCCAGTGGTGAAAGTCAATATAGTAATGAATTACTAGTATCTATGGATGATGTTCCACCACCACCAGAATTACCTTAATAACTTTTTTCGTTATGTTTGAAGTTCCAATTACAGAAAAGACATTTTTAATTATAGCTATGCATCACTATGATAAAACACAGTGTGAATCTATAGATGAATTTAATGATGATTTAAAGCGTTTTAGTTATTTAAAAAAGTTATTTGGTCGTTATTTAGACAATAATGAGTTAAAAGAAAGGTTAATTTTGAATCATATTATTGTTCTTTACAATATGTTTGGTCTAATAACAACTGATTTGCTATTTTACAAGATGGATAAGAAATATTGGAACATACTTGCAACATTTCTTATTTTTCTTGATAAAATGCCGGAATATATTCCAGATTTTCAAATTAATATAAACAACATGAAATTAGATTATAATATTTTATCTATTTTGAGGTCATTGTAATAAATGTCTGCTTTTACAGATAATTTAATTGCATTTAGATTATTATATTTGCTAATGAAACCATTCAATAAAACTGAAGCATATAAACTTGGTATTATTGATGATACAGGCAAACTTCTTAAAAAAATGAAAGATTTATCATCTCAAGATGAAAGGAATGCTTATAATTACTTAACAAGATTTGTTTTTAATGTCAAAAGAATCCTTAATAGATTGCCTGGTGGTGAATCTAAGATAAAAAATCTTGTCGCTTCTGTTTCTTTAATTAAAGAAAATTATCAGAATCCAATCATGGATGAATGGATGATTTTTGAAAGTTTAATAAAGAACCTTAATATGATTGATAAAGGCATTCTATTTGTTGAAGAAATCATTATGCTTGAACATATGTTTCAAGACTCTTTTCTAACAGAAGATACTCCTGCTAATTCAACTGGAGCTATGGTTTCAACAGATATCCCAGTAGTTAGAAAAAGACCAAGAGTAATTAGACGTTTTATTGTTAATGATACAGTATATAATAAATTCAAAAAAGGAAAAGAAAAATTCAAAAAATGGTCTGAATACCTTAATTTAGATGATGAAGGTGAAAAAATGATTTATGATTTTGCAAGAAAAAATCATAGAGGAATTATTATATTACATAATGGCGATCAAGTTAAAGCTATAAGATATAATAGACGTGGTGGTGGAAAATGGGCAAAGATTTCAAGGAATTCAAGGAAAAAAAATAATGGCTAATATAATTGCTATAATAATTGGTGTATTTAAAAATCCATTATTAAGATCATTTTTACTTGGATTTTTGTTTGTTTCTAGTTTATTTATTTGTTTTTATGCTGGAAGACATAAAGGTTATAACCAATGCTTTTCCCAAATTAAAATTGATCATAAAAACTGGCAAGAACGTATTTCAACTTTACAAAAAGAGTACTCTGATAAATTATCAGAAATTACTCAAGAGTATCAAGATAAAGAATTATTATTGCAAACTGCTTTAGATACTGTTGATGAAACAAAAGAAGAACAAGAAAAAAATAAACCTTCACCAGTAATTACAAAATATGTAAGAATATATCTTCCTGTACAAGTAGATAGACCTGTGCCAAAAGGTATTATTAAATTACATAATTTGTCTGCAAAAGGATTACCTTTATCAAAAGATAATCAGACTGATGCTGCAGAAGAATCTAAAGTTCCATTATCAACAGTAGCTTCTACTGTGGCAAAAAACTATTATCAGTATAACATTCAGCGTGAAAGAATGATAGCATTACAACGAATGGTAAAAGATTTTCAACAAAAACAGCATGATCTTGAAGTAAAAAGGAAAATTGAAGAAGGTAAATCAAAATGATAAAAGTAACCTTATTTTTCTTAGTGTTATTTCTATTTGGAATTGCTGGATGTGCTAATCAACCAACAATTGTTCATAGAGAGCAATTACAATTAGATATTCCACCATTTCTTCTTAAAGCACCACCACAACTTATTTTGTTACCAGAAGAAAATCATCAAAAGTGAATTATTTTTTTGATTTAAGTTTATCTTTAGGGTGTATTTTACCTCTGGAAAGTAATTCAGTATATATACTTTCAAAATAAATCCAATCAGAAAGATTTGGTGGACCAACTTTAATCATTGTTGTTACAAACCCAAATTGTAATAAGATAAAAATAAGCAAGTTTACAAACCATTTATTGAATCTAACATATTTGTTATTAGCTAAATAAGATTTAAGTTTTTTCATAGAAGTTTAAGGATTATAATCATGTTAATACCTTTTTCCATGGATGACCTCCACATATATTTATTAATGCTTATTTGTATTTTTATTTATGGTGTCATAATGTATGATGTTGTTTTTAGTAAACATCCAATGTATATTAGTGGTGATTATTCTATGTTATATCCTAGTGTATGGTTACAAAAAATAAAAACTTATTTTAATATTAACAATGAATATACTGAAAAGAAATCGATAAAAATTAGACTTAAAACGTATATTAATTATATTAAAAGATATTTAACAGTAATTAAAGTTAATTTACAATGGAAATTGAGGTTAAAATTGAGGTTAAGTTGGGTACATTATTATATTAATTTATGTTTATGTTGGTTGATATACTATTATTACAAACTTAAGTTTTTGATCAAGTTTATGATCAAAAAAAAGGCGCAATAAATGCGCCTTTTACATTAAAAGTCAGATTTCATTCATCAGCTAATGATTGAAAATATGCCACCATTTCATCATCATTATCTGATTCCAAAGGTTGCTTTTTAGATTTTCCAACTTCTGGTGTTTCTTTGACCTTAGCTTCCATTATAGGTTCTTCGATTTCTTTAATATTTACAGAAACTTCTTTTGCTGAAAAGTTTTTGTTAGTAAGACCTAACACAGCATTCAACTTTTGTTTCAATTGTTCATATGTCTTAAAGTTTGATTCATCAATAAGTTCAGATAATTTATAACACTTATTTGCAATTTGCATAATTTCTTCATCAGAATCAGATATTGGTGCTGGTGATTCAAACTCAGAAGAATCATAGTTTGGAAATCCATCTGCTTGCTTGATTCGCAGTTTGAAGTTAGCTCCTTCCCAAAAATCAAAAACATTCACTGGTTCCTGATCTTCAAATAATGGTTTTGCTTTATCAATAATCTTATCAAAGATTTTCTTGCCATACTTGAATAGAAATACCTTTCCATTATTTTCTGGATGTTTTGGATCATTAACAACAAGAATATTAGAAATGTAATTCAACTTCCTTTTTTGATCTCTTACTTGTTTTCTAGCAGGAGACTTATCATCATTAGTAGAATTCCATAGTTCTATATTCAATTCATTAACAGGATCCCCCTTGTTAATAGTTGTCAATGAGTTTTCAATGTACCATTTTCCAGTTGGTCCTTTAAATCCATGAGTAAATAACTTAACCCATGGTAGAGCATTCTCAACACTTGGAAGAAAACGAATTGTAGCAGAACCATTACCTGCTTTATCACGTTCTAGCTTCCAAAAACGATCGTCATTATAATCTTTCCTTTCATTCTGCTCAAACTCTTTAATGATCTTGCTAAAATCATTATTACGTGTTGCGCGCACAGATTTGATATCAAACGACATATTACACCTCTTTTAACGACATATAAACGAAATATTAATTATATTTTTCTGATGCAGGAAATTGATAAAGATCACGTTTATTAGTTTTTCTTTTATTATACTGCTTCTTTTGCTTTTTGTCAAGTGATTCCTTTTTATCCTTATTATCCCACATATAATCAAATTTATTCTTATGAAAAGTCTTACTCATAAATTAAACCCTAAACCTCCTTAAAATGACAACAATAGATTATTTTCCTTTTTAATATTAAGATCATTTTTTAACTTAGCTTTCAATGCAGCATTAACATTTTTTGCAATTTGCTCTGGTTCAATATCATATCTATTGCAATATTCAAGGATGACATCTAGACATGTCATCCTATTTTTGATTGCTATTAATTCAATTTTTTCAGAGAAAATATTTTTGTTAATTTTCTTAGCCATAATTATCCTCTTTTGTTTGATTGTCAAACATCATAATCAAATAACCATAATTCATCGTTACATGTATTAATCCTAAAATCCACTGGAAACTTTTTTTCCTGTTCTTGTTCTTTTAATTGGGTATTCGTTAAGAAGTTGCTTGGATCCTTCTTCATTGGATGGACAGGTTGTATTTGATTGTGATTGCTGCTCATGTTCATGTTTACATTCATGATTTTCATTTCCTTCAACTTTATTAAGAAACTTTAAACGTTCTTGAAATCTATTACGAATTTGATCAGCATCAAACCATAATTCAACTCCAGATTTTACACCTTCTAATTCTTCAGAAGTCAAGAAACCATCATAGGTTTCATGAAGCATTTTCTCAATCATTTTGACAGTAAATTCTGTGTGTGCCTTTACATTCCTTGCACTTCCTTGCGATTCAAAAAAAGCAGTATGAATCATCATATAAGCACTATCAAAGACCACAATTTGATCGCAATACATGGCAATCATAGAAGCAGCAGAAAAACATGGACCAACAAGCATTGCTGTAGTTGTTGCTTGAGTATACTTCAATCCTTCAATAATTGCAAATGTGGAATCAAGACTGCCTCCAGAAGAATTAATAAATAAATTAATAGAATCATTTTCATCTGAATTAAATAAAATAGTCAAAAAATCACGATACTTATCTGGGCAATCAATTTCATTGTCTAAAAATACATCATGATGCTGGTAGATTTTTTGTATAGTCTTAATATACTGATCTACTGGAGTATCAAAAATCTTTGCAAAGATTTTTGATTGTGATGGATTAATATCATTATTCATAGTTATCACCTCTATTCTATACTAAAATTTGATATTGCTTTCTGAAATATGCAAACTTATCAATCCATTTTTCTCTATCTTTACTAACAAATAGTTGGATTCCATAGTCTGGAACAGCAATAATAATTCTAAGTGATGGTATTGTTATACCAAATAATTCTTCAAACATCAAAGAATATACAGATACTTGCATCCAATAATTTTCAATCCATTCATTTCTTTTTGGTTTGGATGAAGTCTTGAAATCAATTACAGACAATTCACCATCAAATTCACCAATACAGTCTACAGTTCCAGCTACTAGTAATGAAGGAGAATACATTCTAGATTCTAGACAATGAATATTGTCAATTCTATCTAATACAGGTTCTAATTTATTAAATATTTCTTTTTCAAATATTCCTGGAGATGCCTTCCCTGTAAGAAGAAATTGCTCACATAAACTATGTATTTCAGTTCCAAAAGCAGATGATTTTTTTTGTATTCTTTCAGCTTCTTCAATTCCTACCTTTTCAATCCATTTATCAATTGAATCTTTTGTTACTAGTTTTAGGACAGAAGTTACAGAAGGCATAATATCACCATTGATACTTGAATATGTCCTTCCTTCATCTGTATTAATTTGATCAAGATGTGGAAAATCATGATGTATAAAAGTTTTCATACCATACCTAATTTAGATAAGTTCAAAATGAAATGGATCAATCAATGTTGATAATGATGCTTTTTGACTAGAAGAGTATAAATCCACATTTTTAGCTAAATCTAGGAATCTAATATCACCATATGCCCAGCATGATCCCCATCTTAATGGTATTTGTAATTCTTTTGCCACAGATTGAACTGCTGTTGCTAATGACATATATGATGCTTTCAATTTAAGGTCATTCAATTCCTGATGTTGCAACAAAGGTTTAAAATATTCATAAAACCCACGTTTTTTCTTAGCAATATCTGGTGAATTATACCCTACTTTATTTAGTGCTGCAAGATAATAATCAGGATGTGATTTAGGATCAATATTAGATGGAATATTTTGTTTAAAAAATAAAACAGTAATATCTGCAGCAATTTGAGGATCATTCATCATATCTGGTCTTTCATCAATTGGAATACCTGAAAGTTTAGCAAACTTTTCGTAATTATATCTTCCTGTCAATTGAATGAATCCCCTACCATAATATTTTCCACCATCATCTGCTTTAATATTACCTAAGATTTTTCCTTGTGGAGTTGTTGGTCCATATATAAAATTAAAAAACTCTGCTCTAGTACCTTTGTTTTTCGTTTTCCAATTAGCATATTTATTTGCTAAAGATGCATTACCATGAAAAATTGATGGAAATATTTTTAACAATCTATTAGATGAGTATTCATAATATTCTTCTTGACATTTCCATTCACATTCACCACCAACAATACCCAATACGGAAGCTTTTTGAACTGGTGTAAAAAATTGATATTTATCACATGCTTTAATCAATAACGCAATATTGGTTTTTAATTCAGAATTATAAGGTTTAGGTGGAATTATATCATCATAAATTGGAGTTGGCAATAATATGTCAATTGCTGAACCAGATTGATGTGATTGCGTCATTTCTTTCTTATGTTCTTTTGCAGCGCTTCCTAATGTAAACTGTACAGGACTTGTAGAATATAATTTATCTATTAGTTTTATAAGTTTAGGATTAATAGATTTGATTAACGGATTTATTGTCATTGATAATCCTCCTCATTATCATCATAATTCATTTTGGCAATAATATATTCTTTAACAATATTGCTTCTTATAATGTCTTCAATTCCGAATTCAATATGAGCAAGTGATCTCATTTTTTTAGTGACATTCTTAAATCTTAATAACCCAGACATATCATTTTTTTTCTTATTTAAATCAGTTTGTCTATAATCACCACAGAATAAGATTTTTGAATTATAACCAACTCGAGTCATTATAGAGTCTAATTCTTCCCATGTCAGGTTTTGACATTCATCCACAATGATAATACAATTGTCAAATGTCATTCCTCTAATAAATGACGTTGAAACAAACTCAACATGTTTTTGTTCTTCTAATCTATCCCATGCATCTTTTCTATCAAATAAAGTTTCACAAATCTGTTTATAAGGAAGTTGATATATATCAAGTTTTTCATCAACTGATCCTGGAAGATGACCAATTTCTCTTCCTTGCACTGCTGATCTGACAACTAATAATTTATTATATTTACCTTTCATTAAAATTTCTTCAATACTTTTATACAAAGCACAGAAGGTTTTTCCTGTACCAGCTACACCATGAAGCATTATAAAGGAATTATCTTCATTATACAATGAAAAAAACTTACTTTGATTTTCTGTTAAAGGTTGAAATGTTTTAAGATCATCAATTTTAATTTTTAATTGATTTTTATGAAGTTTTTGTTGTTTATTAGTTGTTATTTCTGTGGATTGCAGGATGAAAGAAATGTCATTAATGTCATTAATTGATGAATGACCATTACCATTTAAATGATTAGCTTTCCATGTTTGTTTAGACATGAAGCATTATTACTCCTTAAAGATGTTTATTTGATGTTTAATTGACTACCTGGTGTAGTTGAATGAATTTTTTGCATTACCTCCTTAAATCCTTGATCTGTGCGACGTATTCCCAATCTAACAGGATCGCCAAGATGTGGTGGTGTAATTATCAATTCCAATTCAGGATTATCAAGTAAATACTGATCACGTTTATCATAAGAAATAATTTCCTCAAATGTTATTCCAGTTATTTTATTACGAAATTCATATAATGCCATCTATTTACCTCATTAATTATTTATGATTTGTTAAAAACAAAAGGCACCAGGATCCTGGTGCCTTTTCAAAATAATTAGATATTACAAAATCTTAATCATTATCATCGCTTGAAGAGAAATTGTGGTATTCAATAACGACAGAAGTTACAGACAAATTTTGAATTGTTTTAATTTGATCAATAATATCAAATGTTTTGTCATAATCAACAACACTGCCAGAAATAACTGCTTTTACAAGAATATCATTTTCAGTACTTGGAATTAATTCAACATCCATTCCATAATGCATATTAACTTTTATTTGAGAAGGAATAACAATGTTATTATCTAGCTTCTTAATGTCTAAAAGAACATTATTAAAACGTTTCCATGCTTCACTAAAAGCAGAAGAATCTACTTTAAGTTCAATATTGGCAAAAAAATAAATATTTTCCATTTCATACCTCATTTAACATAAACAAAACAATCTTGATTTGAATTAACCTGCAAAAACTGTAGAACTTCCTTGAGCATTTGTAGAACCACAAGCTATTGAATCACCAACACGAGCTACTCCTTTTCCGTTTACAATTACTGTACTACTTCCACTACTTTGTGTTGATGTATGTGGTGGAATACCATGTGGACCCCAAGAATCACCAACTCTATGAACACCTTTACCATCAACAAAAACATCAGTTGATGCACTAGTATTAGCTCTTGGTGGAGCATTTGCATGTCCTGAACACATATCACCAAGTCTAACAACTGCAGGCATTTTTAATCTCTTTATTTAAATTATTTTTTTCTAAACGTCTTAATGCCTTTCTAGTTTTTCCATGTGGACCATGCTTTGGTTGATTGTTCCACAAAGCTAACAAATGAAAATTACGAGTTTTGATTTTCATTTTATTATCCTGTATTAGATGGTATTAGATGCTGCTTTTTCTGCAGCAGCTTTTTGCTCTAATTCTTGTTGCCTAGCTAATCTTCTCATTTTCAATTTTTGATACCTTGTCAATGGTTTTTCTTCCAATGGAGGAACTTCTGGAGGATTATCAACCATTGGGATGAATCCTGCTTCTGCAATTACTTTATATGTTAACTTAGGATATAAATGCGGCAAGGTTTGATCTTTGACAGCAATCAAAATTGCTACTTCATCAGGATGTAAAACTTCACACATACGAATAAATGCATCTTCACGTTTCATCATTGGTATATCTTTTTTACAAAAGATATCAAACTTTCCAATTTGGGCAATAAATGGAACACCAGTCAATCCTTGTGGTTCCAATGCTTTTTTAAATGGTGGAATACCTGATGGAAGAATGAATTTTCCATTTGGAACATACGCATGGAAAAATAGTTTGCCTAATGGACCACCATTACCTTGCTTCTTATATGTTGTTTGAAAAAGACTCAAATCATTATTCAATTCTTTTAAAACGTCTGTGATATATTTTGTAGTCATACTTTAACTCTACGCTTAATGTTTTTTGTTAATTTTGTAACTTTTCTTGTTTTTGGTTTATTATTAACCTGATTACAGTCATTAATAATAGACTCAATCATCTTTTGAAATTGTACCAATCGCCTTCTTGGCAGCAATCTATAATTTTCAACAATATCATTATCTGATATATTTATAGCAGAAAGTAGTTCTTGATTAAGATCATTAAACAACAATCCAACTTTTTTTGCAACTGCACTTGATATATTATTCATAATTAAATATGTTTTCATGGAAAACACTTCATTTTTCAAAATGAAATCATCTATAGCTTGATCGACATCAGAAGCAACTACTTGCACAAGATTAAGTAGTCTTTGATTTGGGTTTGGTTTATTGTTTAATACAATAGTTTGTGGTTTATAGTTAGTGGACAAATTAATAACTTCTTGTGTAAGTTTTTGAATATTATCAATATCAATATATTGAGCTCGTCTAATTAAATGACCAATAACTCCAATTTTCCTTATTGATAAAAAGGATGAATTTGATATAAAATCTATAGATGGAAATTTCAATATATTTTTTACAAAGTACTCCGCAGCATCTCTGTAATTCTTTTCTGACCAATTTTCATTATACCAATTCAATGCATTAATTAAGTCTATTTTGTAATTATCTTCTGAAATAATAGGTTCATTAACAATTGGTTTCTTTCTGCGTGTTTTTGGTTGGTCTTGAACTAAGGTTTCTGTTTCCATTATTTTAACCCATGTATGGATAGCTAGGATTTTTCAATGAATCAATTGAATCAATATTATTATTGAATTTAAACTTAGTTATAGAATCCCATCTGAAAGATCTCCATGCTTGTTTATCTACATCAAACACACGACATGCTGAATTATGTGGACTATTATGCTTTGAATCTTGTGGATCACTAGATTCATTTAATGTCTTAGGACGCATATCTTCTGGAATTAAATCCATGACCATCGTACAGTTCATAACTCGTTCTGAACCATCAAGTTTTGTAAATGTAATTTCCATGTTTGATTCTGGATCATGCAGCAAATTGTATATAAAAATACGAGTACTTATTACTTCATCTTCTGTAAGAGATGTCTTAAAAGGATTAATAATTTCAATCATATTTTCACTCCAAATTACATTATTTGGAATATTATAATCTAACTTGTGGTTTCTGTCAATGGATTAATTTCATCAATCAATTTTGATATATGACTATATGATACACGAGCATTAATGATTCTATTGTAATAAAGATCAGGATTTTCTAGAACACGTCTATCAATTTGTTCACGCATTTCTAGATAATTGGCATGCGATTTCATTTTGCAAAAATGAAGAATTTCTCTTCTGAAGTTTTCTTCACCTAATAATTTCACATCAGATTTTAATTGATCTGATGATGACCAGTAATCTTTCCAATCAGATTCAACATTAATTCTTTTCTTTTTTCCTTTAATAACCTTATACTTTGTACAATAAAATTGTTTCAATCCAATATATTGTTTGCCTGAAATAAGATTAGTTATTAAATAAACAAATGCCTTATATTGAGGATCAATTGAATCCACTATTTGAGTTTTGTGATACCACATTCTTCTTGTATTTCTTTAACTGCTTCAAAACTCTAGAATTATCAAATTCAATGATTTTGTCAATGAATAGAATGCCATTTAAATGATCAATTTCATGTTGTACACAAATTGCATCTATATCTTTATATATATTCTCTTGACAAATCCCTTCAATATCTTGGTATGAAACATGTATTGTTTTATATCTTTTAACTCTTCCAGATATTCCAGGTATTGATAAACAACCTTCTTCAGAAATGATAAAATCATAATAATCTATAATAACTGGATTGATTAAAACATTAAAACTATTCCTATCTATTGATGTATCAAAGCAAATAACTCTTGAATTAATTCCAACTTGTGGAGCAGATAATCCAATTCCATTATTTGAGTACATACTGTCTTTCATTTTTTTAATAAAAGAAACAGGAAAGGCAGCATCGGAAGAATACTGCCTTAATATCTCATTTGGATATGTAATAATTTTCATGTGTCATGTCCAAATCATGTCCAAACAGATCCCCATGAACCAGTTAAAGAACCTTTAGAATAGCTGGTTCCCTTTTGCTCAAAAAAGTTTGAATGTTCAGGAGCATTAATAATTTCTTCTACCCATGGTAAAGGATTCTTCTTTACCTTGAATATTCCTTTCATTCCTAAAGCAATCAATCTTCTATCTGCAATATATCTAATATACTTCTTAACTTCTTGCTCTGTTAAACCTTGGACCCCACCAGTTTTAAAAGCAAGATCAATAAACTTATCCTCTAATTCCACCATTTTTTCTGCGATATTATATAGTTGACCTTTAATGTCATCTGTCCATAGTGCTCTATGTTCTTTAAGAATTTCCTTAAACAACCATGTCATTCCTTCCACGTGACAATTCCCAGTAACAGATATCTTTCCATTTGAGCGAATTAAAAATGCAGAACCAGGAACAGAAACGCAATAAAATTGTGTTGGTTCATGTGTAATATATCTCTTAACTACAGTTGATGATTTGATATATCGAAATGTATTTGAACTTTCAATATATTCACCACAAGCTAATAAAGCAATACAATCAATAACTTCTTTAATTTCTTTTTTCATCACATAACTTTCATTATTAATTAAATATAATGAAGTTAATTGAATCCAATATTCAATTGCTTCTCTTGCCCATCTACTTGAAACATAATTTAACTGCCAATAAAACCAATTTGGATCTAGTAATTCCCAAAAAATACAATTAATCATTTTTAAATCTTCTGTGGTTAGATTATCTCTACCAATACGCAATTCACCAGTTCTAATATAATGTGCTCTACCAGATGATGTTGATGCAGTAAATACTCCTTCCTCACACACCATCCTATGATCAGAAGTAACATGCTGATGAAACGAATCGCTTTCAAAAATATATGATTCTGATCTACTAGAAACAATAATATCTTTTGGTTTTGTGAACGAAAGTTCTTTATTTTTGATATTATATTGCATCAAAATAGTATCCATATCTACTTCAGATATTTTTTTCCATCCGGTCAAAGTTAGTACTTCTGTATCGCCATGCAAGCAGGATTCATCTTTAATTGACCATGCAATCATTTGTCCCATTCCATTCATTTTATTATATCTTGTAAAGTTTAATAACATGATGAAAGAAGAAAATAGTTGCATTCCTTCTGTAAAAGCAGAAAAAGCAGCAATTTGTTGGATAATTTGTTTTTCATTTGTATCCATAAATGTTTCAATAAATTCATGTTTTTCACGCATTTCTTCATATTCAACAAATTGCTGATAAGTAGATTCTGGCATTCCTAAAGTATCAATTAAATGAGAATATGCTTGAATATGTACTGCTTCTCTTGCAGCAAAAGACATTAACATCATTCTAATTTCAGGTTTAGGAAACAATGGAAGATATTTTGTTACATATGCACCAGCTACATCTACATCAGATTGAGTAAACAATCTAAAAATCTGTGTCAAGAAATACTTTTCTGTAGATGATAATTTTGTTTTCCAATCCATAACATCTTGATGCAATGATACTTCATCAACTACCCAGTGCATCTTTTCGTGTACATGATAAAACTCAAATGCTTTAGGATATTCAAATGGTTTGTAGTGATTTCTTGGAGTAAAAATACTTCTTTTCTTATTAGTTTGTGATTTCTTTTCATCCATGTATTCTTTTAAATCATATTCTGTGGTATTAACATGAATTACATTGTTATCATTTAATTCTGTCATTGATTTCATCCTTCACAAGCAATACAAGAAGAATCATCTTTTAACATATCTTTCAAATCTTCAATCTTTTCTCTTGCAATTTTCTTTCCTACTAAATCCGCTTTCTTGATATTTTCGGAACGACAATAATATAAAGATTTTAACCCTTGTTTCCATGCCATTAAATGCACCAAATGAACATATTCAATGTTTGCAGTTGGCACAAAAAATAGATTAATGGATTGTGCTTGACAAACATATGGTTGCCTATCTGCTGCATGTTGAATAATCCATGCTTGATCGATTTCCATAGCTGTTTTAAATATTTTCTTTTCATATTCATCAAGAAAATTCAATTCAGAAACAGAACCATCATTAGCAATGATTTCAGACCATACTTCTTCTATATTTTTTCCTTTTTCATCTAGAAGTTTTTCTAAATATTTGTTTCTATGTACCCTTGTTCCATTAATACCTTTTTCAAGGTAAACATTTGCTCTTAATGGTTCAACAGATGGTGAAGTATTAAGAATAATAGAAGATGATGCATTTGGAGCAATTGCAAATAAATGACTATTTCTTACTGGAAAATCACTTAAAATACTATCAGGACATGCACCACGATCTTTACCAAGTTGGGTGGTTTTATCCTTAGCTTGAGTATGAATATTTTTCCAAATATTTCTATTAAGACCAGAAGCAATTGCAGATTCAAAAGGAATCTTCTTTTTCATCAATAAATTATGCCATCCAAGCGCTCCAATACCAATAGAGCGCTCTGAAATCGCAGATACAATTGCTCTTTTTAGTTCAAGAAACTTCTTACCTTTTTGAATAAATACTTCCAGTACATTATCAAGCATTTCTACGATGTCTGGGATGAAATCTTTATTATCTTTCCAATCATCATAATATTCAAGATTCACAGATGATAAGCAACAAACAAATGTCCTTTCATTATTGGTAGCTAATGTAATTTCACTACATAGATTTGAACCATTGCTTTTTAACCCTAACTTCTGTTGATATTCTGGGAAATATCTATTTACTGTATCAATGAACCAAAGGTAAGGTTCACCAGTTTCCATTCTGATCGTAATAATTCTTTCCCACAATTCCTTCACAGATGCATAATCCACCACACTTTTATCAAATGGATTAAGTAATGGAAACTTATCTAATTCTTCTTTTTCTTGTTGTGATAGATTAGAACCATTCAATGATAATGCTTCAACTCTTCTCATAAAATCATCTGTAATATTTACTCCATGGTGAATATTAAGACATTTTCTATTTGAATCTCCACCAGTTGGTTTTCTCATTTCTAGAAATTCAATAATTTCTGGATGATTAATATCAAGATAAGCTGCTGTGGCACCACGTCTTGTTGTACCTTGCTTAAATGCCAATGTATCAACATCATAAGTCTTTAAATGCGGAATAATACCAGATGATTTCCTGTCACCTGGACGAAGATTTACATGTAAACCAACACCACCACCAACAACTGCTAGCATTCTTGTTTCTGAACTAGTTTCAAGAATACTTTCCATGGAATCATCAAGAAAAGAACCAAAACATGAAATTGGCAATGATCGTGATGAATTATTATAGCTTAAAATTGGTGATGCAAAACTTAACCACATCTTAGAACTATAATCATATAATCTTTGTGCATGTTGTAAATTGCTTCCAAATATTTTTGATATAAAAGCAAATCTATGTTGTGGAGAAGTTTCTCCCTCTTGCATGTAACCTTCTTTTAATCTTTCTAACCCTGATTCTGAAAATAGATTATCTCTTGAATAATCTATTTTAATATCATTAATAAAATCTATTGTATTGCTCATGAGCTTTCTGTTTCCCAAAGTTTCCTAAATTGATTCCAATTTGATAAATTACCTTGTAAATATGGACTAAATGAATCATGTAATACAGGTGTTGCTTGATGTTCTAAAGGAGAAGCATGAATTGGATTACTCTTGACCAATCTTTCAAATAGCTTCATGTCATCATCAATTGATGGTGAGGTTTGATCGTGCTTAAGATATGAAACTCTGCAACATCTTGCTGCGCTTATTTTTGGCAAAAAATAATGATCAGTTTTATATCTTGGATCATTATATAGTGTATCAATTTCACTAGATTTGATATATGGAAGATGCCATTCTCCAGCATGTAATTCAACTGGTTTTGAATTATTTAATGCGGATTTCATTTCTTTAGCTAACGTTTGAATCTCTGGTTGAGCATCCGGATGATCTCGTAAATTGAAAAAATTATCCCATTCTGTTGAAGTAACAACACCTTCTACATACATGAATGGTTCAAGTAATCTATTTACAATTTGTTTATGTACACCTAAATCATACATGTATTCTGCTACATCAGCATTGTAATTAGCTGCTGCTATCCATTCTGCCTTTGCTAACTCTAAATCAGGATACTCTAATTCATCATTTGCTTGCATTCCAGGTTTATTCCTTCCCCAAAATACAGGAATTGCTGGATTAGTACGTACCTGTTCAATAAGTTTTGATGTTGGAATAGCTCTTGATGAAGAAAAGTTTCTACTGAATACTCTATGGGTATTAAACTCTGCAAGAATAAACCTATGAAACTTAACTTGCATTGTTGTAATTCTGAATAATTTATTGTGAAGTAGTGGATCATACTTATCAATATTTACTGAATCTGCAATAATCTTTGCCTCAATCATTATGTTCACCTTAACATTTTTTCCAAAAAGAAAATCTAGCTTTAGCTTCTAATCCTGAATAAGTATTTTCTTGAATAATATCAACAATATCTTCTGATGAATAACCAGCTAATATCATTTCATTGATATCTTTTTGCTTTATGAATTCAGGAAAAAGACAAACCTTAAAATCTTGATTGATAGTCTTTTCGATCAAATGAGATATTGTTTTTGATCTTGGTTCATTATCATATATTATAATAATATTATCTTTATTTCTTTGCAAGAAATTACCATTAAATGTAGAACCAGATACAGCAATTGCATTTGGAAGAAATAATGAGTCTATTGGTCCTTCAACCACCAAAATAGGTTTATTGATATTTATTCTATCCAATCCATAGATTGCATCTTTTGCCTGGTCAATTTTGATGGTGTAATATTTAGGAAAATGATTATCAATACTTCTTCCTTGAAATGCAAACCAATGATTGTTTTCTATGTAAGGAATAATTAACCTTGGATGGTCATCATTATATTCAAACTTATTTGGGATAATTGAATTGACAAATTGCATGAACCCAGGTGTATAATAAAGTATATTAAAATATTTATCTGGAATCTTTCTATTTTTTACATATGAAAAAACTGGATGATCTTCATCCAATTCTGCTATAGACTGCAATCCAATATTTACATCAACAATATTATTGTCAATTGTTTCTTTTTCTTTAATGCCAATTGAAACAGGATAAGGATTATACTTATCTAGTACATATTCATCAAAACTTGTTGGATCAATAGTTCTTAAGAAATATCTAAAAGATGAACTATAACCACAATTATGGCATTTAACAAATAATTGATCTTTATGTTTATAGATGTAGCATCTAGCTTTCTTCTTATTTGAAGAACTATCACCACAAATTGGACAAGAAAAGTTCCAAATATAATTACCTTTATACTTGAAGTTTCTTAGTTTACAATTTAATTGATTGGCGTAATTTACATCAACAAATAACATTGTTATGATCCCCAATTTTTGAATATTATATACCAATTTGATCAATTGGTCAATATTCTTTTTTTGTTCTAAAAAGACTTGACTTTTGTCCAAAAATATGGTATAATAAATGTGTTCTTTAAGGAACAAAAAAACTTTAACGATCTAGAACATTAAATTAACCTAGATCAATTAAACAAAAAACATTATACCATAAAAGGTAACCTTAAGGTAACTTTAAACAATAAATGATCTAGAACAACTAAACAATGTAACATTGCAACAAAAGTGCAACATAAAAATCTATTATTTTGAATTTTTCATGTATAAATATCTCTGAGATGTTTGAAGATACTTAGAAACAAGATTAAACAAGAAACATTGAACAACAAATTAACCCTGGATCAACCTGGTTCAATTAAACAAGAAACATTGAACAACAAATTAACCCTGGATCAACCTGGTTCAATTAAACAATAAATAATCTAGAACAAGATAATATTAAATCAATCATCCTTTGTTGGTTTGAGGCAGAAATCCATCTTTAAAATTAAATTTTAAGTAACAGAAAACATACATGATTAAAGAATCATGTATTCATGGTATGATTAGATTTAGTTAGATCGTTAGGAACTAACGATTATGATTCTGTGGATTAAGACTTTAAGGTAACGTTAATGTTACCTAAGTTTGATTGATGAAAGATGAAGCATTAGTTGTTTAAGCAGCAATGTAGTTCACGTGTAATTCATCATTTGTATTGGCGAATGATTTAATGTTTAATTTTGTATGAAAAGATCTTTTTGCATAAAATCTTTCATATACTGATTCTATATATTCCTTTGTTTCAATACCAGTAAGATCATGGGCAAATACTGGTACTTCTTGATTGTAATGTCCAAATTTAAAATTTTTTGGAAAATTACAATCATGATGTGGAAATTCTATTGTTTTCATTGTCCTTTTCGTCCATTCATACATGAATGATGTGTTTATGGAAACCAATTAGATGCTTAGCAATTGGTTAGTTCATTCTTCACCACTATACCTTCTGAAGGTAAGAAGGCAGGTTAACCTGCCTTCTCCTTACACATATAGAAGTATGTTGATGCCACAGAAGGTTTCATTCCTTCAATGCCATCCACAAATAGCTTGATGATATTGCTTCTGGTCCTATCAGCATCTGGACACTTTTTATATATATCCAAAGCAATCGCTAGCTTGGATTCGCTTCTGGTCTTCCTTGGACCAGTTGCCTTAGCATTAACTGCCTTTTTAGGTTTTGCCTTAGAAACTGCATCATTCTTTGGTCTATATAGTTTAGAAATAATTTCTCCAACATTACTATACCTTTTAGGTGTTAAGGTTTCCTTAGCGGTTTCATGAGCTAAGGATTTGTCTTTAGACCTACCTTTGCAATCATCAATGTAGGATTCAATCCTATCAACCAGGGATTCAACTTCTTGGTCAATATCGTCTTCCTCCTCTGAGGAATCTATAAGGATTTGGTCCACATCAACAACTGGGCAATGGCATTTAACGTCATCCATCATTCGTCCTCCAATCACCTACATGATGGTAATAGCTTAAACTATGTTTGCTAACTTGTCAACTGTGTGAAATTAATACATGCATGTGTGTGGAAATGAAATAGCATCTGGTCTATTGCTAGACCAGATGCTGTATAATCGCATTGCATTCATGGTATGCCTGGTTCAGATCGAAAGGCAATCAATTATTGCTTGATTGAACACACGCTTGTAATTATCGACAAGGTCTTCCTTGAAATAAATGAATTGGTCATGAATGTAATACATTGGAATAGATGGACGTTTGACCACACAGGCATTATAGGTTTCCTGTTTCAATTCCATTAAATCATCCTCAGAAATCCCATTTGGGATTTCAATGGATTTTGTTGAATAGAATTGCTTCTGTGCATTATGCCTTGCAAGCATTTCAACCAAGGTAAACATTACCTGGTCTGCATGATCAACACCATGTTCCATAATGGAATTATACATGGTTTCATTATTGGCAATGGAATCAAACTTCATGATATACCTCGCAATCACCATTTTCATTGTGGTTACAATGTAACACAAGCGATAATGGTTGTCAACTATGCACGAATGATTCAGATTCCAGGTCTTTCAGCTAGGCACCATGGTGCCTAGCTCAGCTAGGCACCACAACTAGGAATAGACGCTAAGCGCGAGCTTAGCGTCTCCACCACTATGCCTTTATTAACGGGTTTCCTTCAGGATTTCGCGCGCATATGCCTTTGCTGTTGCTTCCGTATATCCGCGTGTTGAATGCATGAGGTAGACCTTAATTTCATTCCTGATGTCGGACATCGAAAGTGTTGGATTCACCGACACCATCATATCCATATAGTTTCTGGCATCTTGCTTAATAGTCTTCTTCATCACTACGCTCCTTCACCAAACAATGACTACATCATACCCTAAGCAGTTCACACGTGTCAACTGTTCATTAATTGAGCGCTAACCTGAATGACAACAGGTACACGTCTTCAAACCTGTCTTTGATATTTTGAATCCTTTCCATACATGTATCCAATGAATGATCACCATAAACCAAACGCTCAATCAACCACCAATCGTCTATTGGCATGCGCTGCAATTGCAAACCATGCATGCCATTAGCAAGAAACAGCTTGGCAGACTTGGAAGCAACATAAGATGCCACCAGCAGCATTGCTTCATCCTTGGATTCACAAGAATCCTTAAGAACCTCGACATGAGGATCATTAAGCAGCGATATCCAATGCAGGTCAACAACATCAGGAGCGATATTGTTAAATATCAAGCTACCATCAGTTTCTGTTTTTTCGATCCAAGACTTGAATCGATTAGCAGCATTGACGTCAAAGGATTCATCCTCACATTTCAAGGATTCAATCATTCCAAAAACAGTCATAGATGTAGATGTAGTCATTTTTGGTTCCTATTGATACTGATCGCAAAGAACTTGAACGTATGATTCTACTGGATTAACCAGTATCTTCAACTCCTATTCATTGCGAAATGGTAGTTCTCCTCGTCCTCCCTAAGGATTTCACGAAGATCATCATCATCTTCTTCATCCAGAAGACAAAGATCGATATCCAATCCCTTCCAGGATTTAAAATCCTCTGAACTAAGAATGTCAAAATCATCCGGACCAAAATCGTTCATAGTCACCTACCTTGTCACCTACCTTGCGATTCCTGTGGTGCATAGTAGCAAAGGCATTCTAGGATGTCAACTATCCACTATTGCTTCATGTGGCATCATGGATCCTAGGTACCTTAGGCACACCATCGTTTTTGATTTTGACCTATCATATAGGCAATGGCATTGGTTGTCAACTATGTAGTTTTTATACATGGCATTGCATTGCCTTGCCAGGAAGACTAAGGACTATGGATTCAGGGATGCCTCTGTGACGCGCTACGCTGCCCTACGTTGAACGATCTCGAGCAAGAAGCTACCCTACTAGCTCTCATATCCAAAGTTCATAGGTACCCATGAATGCACCATTTCTACATAGTTGACAATGGGTTAACACCATGGCAAGCTATACCAATGATGGCAACACTGCCATTGAGGAATGAAGGCAATTGCCATGTATAAAACCTACATAGTTGACAATGGGTTAACACCATGGCAAGCTATACCAATGATGGCAACACTGCCATTGAGGAATGAAGGCAATTGCCATGTATAAAACCTACATAGTTGACACAGCGAAAGACTGTGATATGCTAGACCTCGATTGACAATTGAGGAATGGACCAGGCAGGATGCTATTCAGGTTTGTGTATCATTCGTGCATAGTTGACAATGTAGTTGAGGTGTTGCATAATACACCCATGATGAATGAAATGCCCTGGTGGTGGAATGGTAGACACTGGAGACTTAAAATCTCCTGCCAGTAGGCGTGTCGGTTCGAATCCGACCCAGGGTACCATTTTCTTTTAATATGGTGATGTGAGGTATATATTATGAATGAATATGAATGCGTTACTTTCATTTCAGATACCCTAGTTAAGGCAGCTGCTTCTCAAGCAGTTTCTGACGCTAATGGTAAGATTGAAAAGTGTGCATATGATATTTTCATTACGGACAAGATGATTGAGAATATCAATGCTATGGCATGTAATAATGATTCATCATCTGATGAAGATCATACTGCCATAAACACGCTTCTTTCTGATATCTGGGCATCGAGATTTAGCGTCTTTGATGGTTTGTATAAGTCTGCGTATGAGTTTTCATATAATAAAGAAGTAGACCGTTTGTCTAAGGCAGGAATTGATCCTGTACCTTATGGTGATGTTATCAAAGGCAATGCTTTTGTGATGCCTTCTCCAAGGAAGAAGACCAGCAAAAAGAAGAGTCTTGCTGAGACTAGCAAAGCTATAGAACCTGTTGACAATTCAGAAGATCCTATTGATGATGAACCAGAAGTAAAGACTCCAAAGACTCCAATTCCTGCAAAAAAGGTTAAGGAAAAGGTAGTTAAGGAAAAGGCACCAAAAGTAAGGAATGGCACATTGCTTGAGAAAGCTCTTGAAATCTACAAGCAAGAAGTTAATCCGACTAGAAAGGTTATGATGCATATGTTTATTGACAAGCTGGGTATGAAACCCAACAGTGCATCTACATACTTCTACTTCTGTAAGGATCGCGCTGGTTAACCAGCGCGATCCATTTGGCAAAATGGAGACCTTTATGGGATGCTGCTTTCATATATCTGTAAACTATTTGAATGCATCAATCAAGAATGGAAACCCTAATGGTTTATGGTTTCAGAAATTGGATGATGGACGATACAAAATTATCCATTCTGGTTCATTGTGGGTTTGGCAACAATTGTTTGCTCCTGGAAGGATAGTGAACAGGAATCAACTTGAATTCTTCATAACTGAATATGAAGGTGATGCATACATTGTTGACAGGTTCAATGAAATGCCAGCTTCTGGAAAGAAGCTAGCTTCTGGATGATGGTGGGAACATGAACAGAAAATCTAATAGTCTTGTAATGAAATGGATCATTTGTGAACACTTGCCACAGGAACAGTCTTGTGGCAATGCGTCCAGCAATGAGGCAACACGCAGCGTTAAGTCTAGACCAGCTGTCAAATGTGCTTGGGTGTTGCAAAAGGACATAGTTGACAAGCAATCCAAAATTGGGTAACATGGTACCCATAGTGAAATAAGGTTTTAGGCAATGACAAGGAGTGAATTAATGGAGCAACCTAGCTTTATAGTTGAAGTTCGTGATTTGATGCTTAAAGATGATCCCAATTTCCAAACTTTGGTTTCTAATGGCATCATGACTGTGGAAAACGTTATTGAATTGACAGAGACAATCGCAACATATACTGCTATGGCAATGTTTGATTCAGATACTCCATATAAAAATATCAATGATATTCCTCCTGAAGATGCAAAGCTGATTTCAAATTATTGTGGTTCTGCCAACATTCCCAATTGGGAAGTTGTTGATTTTCCAAAGACGGAAACTGGTGCCATCGATAGCATATTTACGCTTGAATATGCTATCAAGCAGGTATACCTCGAGAAGTTCTTTAAAACCATTAATGAAATGGAAGATCAGATTGCAGAGTTTGGAGGAGCATAATTTGACCAGTGTCAATGGATACCTCGAGGTATCCATTGACACTTTTCCTTCAGACTCATTTCTACATAGTTGACAATTAAACCACCATGCGTTATCATGTAACCATGATGAAGGTTGGTTGACAAAGGAGCTATGATGATCAACGAGACGATCCTGTGGGAAGAAGCTAAGGAAGTTGAATCCTGGTTTGATAACCTTTCTGAGGAGGCAATCCAGGCAATGGAGGACGATGTAGAATGGCAAGACTCTTGGGAGACTCTCCTCTTGGAGGATCCCAAGGCAATTGATGCCTATGTGAGCGCATGAAAACTCTACTTGGCATTAATCCAATCAGGTTACAAACATACTTTAATGATGACATTTCCAAGCATCCATTGGAGGTCATCATGTACCTTTCTGCAGCATACTCAAAGGTATTAGCGTACTCAGACATTGATAGCGGCAATCATGAAGGTATGCCAACAAATGCATCTGATCAGCTTCTTGATCTGGTCAAAACACATGCAATGATTTTAATGCCCAGTATATCTATTGATAACATAGAGACTGTTATGGATCAGTGTAGAATTAACATTGACCATATATATTGTGGAATGTATCATTCAATTTTACATACATTAAAATCAGTCTAAATCATTCTTGCATAGTTGACAATTAAACCACCATGCCTTATCATGTAACCATGATGAAGAAGGCAATGTCAAGGAGTGAATCAATGGCACTAAGTTTGCCCAGCAATGTTGTTAAAATCCGAGATTTGATGCTCAAGAAGGAACCCAATTTTAAAAGATTGGTATCTAATGGCATCAAAACTATGAATAACGTTATTGAATTGACAGAGGTAATTGCTGCATGTACCGCTACAGCAATGTTTACTACAGATACCCCATATAAAAATATCAAGGATATTCCTCGTGAAGATGTAAAGCTGATTTTGAAATATACCGGTTCGAACTACATTCCCAATTGGGGAGTTGTTGATTTTCCAAAAACGGAAAATGGTACCTATACTAGTATTGCATATGCTATCAAGCAGGTATACCTCGAGAAGTTCTTTGAAACCATTAATGAAATGGAAGATCAGATTTAAATCTGTTAAAAAATAATATATATAGTATATGCTTGACCAAGACCAAGAACTACCTGCAGTCTGAATCGTTCTTGCATAGTTGACAATCACACCTTCATGTCCTATAATATAACCATCATGAAGAAGAGCACGACACGGATTAAGGTTAGGAACATGGACGCTGTCTATATGTTTAAGCGGAAGTCTGGTCCTCATGGGAAAACCACCAAGGCAAACCGCAGGGAACACAAGGTTAACCTGGTGAAGAATTGGGATTGATCAGGGAATCCCTGATCAATCCTTAAGCATTGTGAGAGAACATGTACTACGTGATCAATACATTTCAGAAATCTAAACCATCATTTGTCTATCGTGAAGACATTTATGTCGATAATCACTCGCTAGCTTACATCCTTCATTACTTTGAAGAACTTTGGCACACCAAGTTCAGGGATGAGACGCGTCCATATGATGTCGAGGACAAGCGTCACCGATATGGCGATGCTCAATCACAAATCGAGCTCTGGATTTGGGAGATCAACGAGTCTGAATACCAAACGTATAAAAGTCAAGGTGTAATTGAAATCTAGTCGTAGATTTCAATATTAAAGGATGCACAGGAGTACAAAATGGCAAGTGTTGTCGGTGATTTTTTTGTCGAGAAGATGGCATTTGATTCTTCTTCTCAGAAGATTGAAATGACAGCTTTCCTGATGGAAAACAGCATGGAAGCGATTGTACTTGCCAGTTTGATTGAATCCTTTAAATCTGAATTGATGCTGGCAAATAGAATAACAATGGATGGTGAAATCGTGGATAATCCCGGTGATCCATTTACTGATTATGAAGTACAAATACTCCAACACCTAGATGGCGCAATCCGGTATTATTCTACCCTGGCACAGTTGGAAGAATGGGATAGGTATTTGACCACAATTCATTCAGTTTTGGACGGGATTTTGAATTATGCGTGATTCGTGAACAGTTAACCTTACATGGCATGGAATTTGCATGGAGAATCAGAAAATGGAAACTGTACAAGGTGTAGTTGAACCAGATTCAAAAGACGTTAATCAATGTATGAACATGGCAAAGGAATTGGCGCTTATTGCATTGCTAGACGAATTAGTTAATGAAGAGAAGCGTGTAATCGATCAATTAAAGAAAATTGTCGAGCAATCGATTAAAGAAAACCACCAGGAAAGACCAATGAATGAGTTTGTGCCAAAGACAGACTTAGGTAGAAAATTGCTTGAACTACGTCAAGCGTATATTCACGATGGTGGCGAATTAATCAACGCTGATCAATTAGATATGATGGATTGGAGATAGTTAATGGTTACAATGGTTAATCCTGTAGAATCCTTTGTGCGTGATCACTATGTGATCAGTAATGCAACGATGGAAAAGTTGAAGTTCTTTAATGAACAGTATCAAATTGCGTTAAACGGGATTAGTGATCTATGTGAAAGTTGGCGCAACAAGATGTATGAATCGCTTAATGACCTGCTTGGGTATAAAACAGCTTTGCTAAGCACTAGCGAAAGTGAAACATTCATTAATGAATACTACATGCGATTCAAATCAGAATACCCTGAAATTGATAACGCAATGGTGCTCATGCTCGAGCAAATTGAACTGATTATTGATGATACACTGGCATTGATGATGGATTCTGAACCAATTCTGAAATGGACTTTGAATTAAACTGCATCATTCTTGCATAGTTGACAACATGAAATAACCTTGGTATCATACATACCTAGTGAATAAAGGAGTGTGTGATGAAATACAACAACTATCGTGCCGCTCAACAATATTGGTCCATGGTTGCCACAAATAATCCAGATTGGTCCATCAGCACGATTCAACATGAAGTGTATAATTTCATGTTGATTAGTCTGACTAAATCAACTGCCAAGGTATATGCTTCAAAGTTGAAGAAAGAAATGATGTTCAAGACCTTTGACAAGAAGGATCCTGCTTAATTTCATGCTGGTGTAGCTCAGTTGGTAGAGCAAATCATGAAAATTAATTACTTCAAAACGTTACTTGAGGCAGCAAATGGAAATCCCAGTTCTCAATTTGAAATGGGTTTAATATATGAACATGGAATTGGAGTTGACAAAAGCACCATTGTTGCTGTAAAATGGTTCAAACTAGCTGAAGATCAAGGCAATGTTAATGCCAAAATTAAATTGAATTATTTGTATTTCAATCGTGATATTAAGCACCAATAGGAAATGATAATGAATAGTGTGAATACCACAGATGTTATTGCCAATCTTCTTTCTAATGAAAAATTAATTATACTGCGTAAAAATACATCTACAGCATCATTTAACATCGAAACCCGTATTTTAACTTTGCCTATTTGGCATGATATCCCAGATTATGTCGAACAGCTTTTAATTCTTCATGAAGTTGGTCATGCATTGTATACAACTTCTGAATTATCAGATGCATTAGGTTCTGTCCTACCATTTCCTGAAGGACAGGTTTATCTAAATGTTGTAGAAGACGCTAGAATTGAAAAATTAATTAAAAGAAGATATCCTGGTGCTATTAAGGTAATCAATAAAGGTTATGATTATCTTAATAAGTCTAATTTCTTTAATATTGAAGGAAAGGATTTAGATTTATTGCATACTATTGATAAACTTAATATCTTTTTTAAGATTGGCATTGAAAGCAGTTTCACTCCTAAAGAACAGAATTTCATTGATCGTATTTCTAACGCAGAAACGGTCCAAGATGCAATTGATATATCAATTGATTTATTTAATTACTGTAAGGATCAGAAGGATTCCTTTAGAAAAAAGGATAAAGGAAATGATGAGTCTGAATCTGATAATGTCCAATCAGATTATACTGATCAATCAGCTGATCAATCAGAAATTCAAATCTCTTCAGCTGAAGATGATTCGATGGATTCTGATTCATCTGATAAGTGTGGCAATCAAAATAATAAAGATAATGATTGTCAACCAGATGAATCAAATTGTACTTCTTCTGGATCAGGAGATGAAAATGGTTCAAACCAAATTCAACAACCATTTACCCAAGCTTCAGTAGATTCTAATCTTTCAAATATTATAGAAAATAAAGGTTTATTTATTAGCTTTATTCCTCCTCTATATGATTATATTATTCCATACAAAGAAATATATGAAGAGTCTTTATCAGAAGCTCTAAAATCTAGAAATGATCAAAAGGATTTTAATTTGCAAGAACATATTGAAAATGATCATGCATTTAATAAGTTCAAAACTGATTTGAATAATGATATTGCCTTTATGATCAAAGAATTTGAAATGAGAAAAGCTGCAGCTGCGCATAAAAGACAGCAAATTTCTAAAACTGGGCAATTGGATTCCAAGAAACTTTGGGGATATAAAATCAAAGAGGATTTATTCAAGGCATATACAACAACAAAAGACGGCAAAAATCATGGGATGGTGTTTCTTCTTGACTGGTCTTCTTCCATGAGACCAATTAATTCTACAATTGATCAATTGATCAGTTTGGTTGTTTTTTGCCGTAAAATGCAAATACCATTTAAAGTTCTTGCTTTTAGCAATGAGGAATCATTAGTTAAATCTTTATTTTCATCTCAAGTAGAGCAAATTGCAGATAAAAGATTTGAGCTAAAGCAAAATCTAATTGAAAAAGGAATTGATGTAATATCGGATTTAAATGATAAACCATTTTATTTGCTTGAGTTTTTTTCAAGCGATATGTCTCAATATGAATTTAATACGGCAATTTATCTTTTGAAAAGAGAAGTTGTTGTTAGAAGGTATAAATTACATAGCACACCATTGAATAATGCATTACTTACCATGTATGATTATATTGCGACATTTCTTGATAAATCAAAAACTGATATTCTGACATTTGTTGTATTAACAGATGGGCAAGGTGAACCTTTGCCGCAGGAAATTGTTACTTCAAAAAATATATCATTCGGTATGTCGCACCATGATTTTTTCAAGATTGGTGATAAATACTATAGATGGCATAGCTATGCAGCTGAGCAAACAAGAATTATTTTATCTGCTATCAAAAGCAAATATCATTGTAACGTTATTGGATTTCATTTAATAGCTCCGCATGGTTATGCTATACGAGGAAACATTAGTGTTTTATTTCCAAGTCATGAACTACGATGCAAATGGTTAAAAGATAATGCTGAAAGAATATCTTTGCTTGTATATGATAGTATTAAGAAAAAGAATAATTCACAAGGTTATTATTTAATTAATGATGTTGGGTATGATAAATTATTTATCATCTCAAAAGATTTCAATATAGACGATTATGAAAAGGAATTAAATATCTTAGAAAAAGAAGCAAGCACATCAAGTATTGTTAAAAAGTTTAATACCTATATGTCAGGCAAGAAAACATCAAGAAAATTGCTAACAGCAATTGTTGATAATATTTCAAAGCAATTATAGGTACATGGTGATACGATGGAATCCAATCATAAAGAGAATGGGTTTACGTTAATTGAGCTAATGATTGTTGTATCAATTATCGGTATTCTTGCTACGATTGCAATTCCATCGTATCAAAAGTATGTCATACGTGCTAAATTAGCAACAGCATTTGTGTTTCTTGGATCCTTTAAAACAGATATTGTGGAATATTACACAATGTATGGTAGATTTCCACAACAAAATGATCCACAATTAAAAGATATATTTCCCATTAATAATATATCATCAAAATATCTTAAATCACTAGAGTATGTATATAAAGATGATGATACTGCATTAATGATAGCAACTATTAATCCAAGTATATTTCCAAGTTATGAACACTTAACAAATCCTCAATTAGTCTTTCAAGCTACAGGCAACATGTCAAATGTTCAATTCAAATGCTATAGGTATAAAAACTCTATACCTCCTGCTTATTTGCCTTCAATTTGTCGTGAGTCTATTCAATAATTGAATATTGACATTCAAGCTGATTTGAGGCATAATATTATCATGCAATGGAGGAAGAATGAAATTTAAATATGCTAATGAAATGTCTGATTTTGAAATTGCCCAGCATACATGGGAAGTATTTCAACGTGATTATCCATATGATTCCATAGTGTTGCTCCGTGATTTCACGGAGGAAACACTCAAGACCTCATTTAACATGAGTAGCTCAAAAGCAAAGAGGTATGCAAATGAAGTTTATAAATTGTATTTTGGAAGCTAAATAATAGGGTATTGCGTAATTAATATCTAAATAATCTCCACTTCTATGTGGTTTATGCCTCAATTTATTTCAAATAGATTGAGGCATTTTTTTCTAATAAAAAGAGGTCTGTTATGTTAATTATTGATGATCCTAATAGTGTTCTGGTTTCTATTATTGTCGACAAAACCCAGCAAGAAGAAAAGTATGCAATTGCATATTCTGGCGCAGATTGGGAGCACGAATTTAAATTTGGTGACATTGTTTCAGCTAATGAAATTGACCAATTGCTAGCTAAGGAAGGAACTGTGTGGGTTAATTCTCCTATTGTGTATATTTGATTATCTTGCAAGATGTTTACAAAGATATAGGTTAAGACAGGTGAGGTCTGTTATGAAAAAGAGGTCTGTTATGTTAATTATTGAAGATCCTAATAGTGTTCTTATTTCTATTCTTGTTGACAAAACCAAGCAAGAAGAAAAGTATGCAATTGCATATTCTGGAGCAGATTGGAAGGATGATTTTAAATTTGGTGATATTATTTCATCTAATGACATTGACCAATTGCTTAGCAATTGGTCTGACCAATTGCTAGCTAAGGAAGGAACTGTGTTGGGTAATTCCCCTTCCCCTATTGTATATATTTGAAGCAATTGACAGTCATCTCCATTTGATCTATACTATGTTCACCAATTGAGAAGAGGATTTAACATGGCAAAGCAAAATATTGTAGCAGTTATCTTTAATAAGGTATGTGAAAAGTATCCTGATATTGCTTCAACTAGAACTGCAACTTCTAACCAACTGAAAAGTGTTTGTTCTTATATTCATCAATCTATGAATCAATATAAGGTAAGTAGAGGTGTATATAGATTCCCAGAAGATTTAATTTATACACCTTCTGTTGAGCACAATGATTCAATTGAACAGGATACCACACATTCACAATGCTCTACAATGGAAATGCACAATGCATTGTCTTCAGTAACTTCCATTTCATCTATGAAAACATTTGATGAATCCGCAATGTTAATTCCCAAAATTGATCCAAATTATGTTGCTTTTGGCAATCACACTATGGTTGAAAAGATTATTAAATCTAATATTTTTTACCCAGTTTATATTACAGGACCAACTGGAAATGGCAAGTCAACAATGGTGGAACAAGTTTGTGCTAAACTTAAACGACCATTGATTAGAATTAACCTAAATGCCATGACCGATGAAGATCAATTGATTGGAACCAAAACTCTTGTGGATGGAAATATCCAAGTAGTTGAAGGACCAATTCTAAAAGCAATGAAAAATGGTTATATATTGCTTCTTGATGAAATTGATGTATCAAATAGCAATACCATTCTTTGTATCCAAAATATCATGGAAGGAAAACCATATTATTTCAAGTTAAACAATACTATTATCCATCCTGCAAAAGGATTCAATGTCTTTGCAACTGCCAATACTAAAGGAAAAGGTTCTGACGATGGAAGGTATATTGGAACAAATATATTGAATGAAGCTTTTCTAGAAAGATTTGGAATTGTTATTGAGCAAGATTATCCATCTGCAGCTATTGAAACCCAAATTATAAGGAAGGCAATGGTATTGCATGATTGCTATGATGATAATGAGCAATTACTTGCCCTATTGATTAAATGGGTCTCTGCAATTCGGAAAACCTATAACAATGGTGGCATAGAAGAAACTATTACGACACGCAGATTGCTTCATATTGTAAAAGCATATTCTATTTTTAAGAATATCAAAAAGTCTATTGAATTGTGTTGTAATCGCTTTGATGCCACAACTAAAGCTGGATTTATTGAGTTGTTTAATAATCTATCACCAGAAGATAATGAAGATACTAATCAGAATTCTGAATCCGATACTTCTGAAGTGAAAACTAATTTAGATAATAACGTTTAAGATTGGAGTAACTATGTTTAAGGTATCTGAAATATTTTATTCCTTGCAAGGTGAAGGTTTATATACTGGTACTCCTAGTATCTTTCTAAGACTATATGGATGTAATTTTAGGTGTGCTGGATTTGGAATGCCTAAAGGTCAATTATCTACAGAAGCAGATGAAATTGCCAAGCATGCTTTAGAATATACTGATATTTCACAAGTACCTCTAGTCAAGACTGGTTGTGATTCCTTTGTTTCTTGGCATCCTGCATTCAAGCATTTGTCATCTAAAATGACAAATGATGAGATTTGTTCTAAGATTCAAACTTTGTTGCCATATCATCAATGGAATTATGAACATCTCATATTTACTGGTGGAGAACCATTATTGATTGGTCTTCAAAAGAGACTAGTTGATTTTCTATTACATGAGTTTAATGGTGGTCTTAATTATATTACATTTGAAACCAATGGTACTCAAAGACTAACACAAGAGTTTATGGATTTCCTTTATGATTGGTCTGATCTACGTCTATCAGATGCAATTACTTTTAGCGTATCTCCAAAACTTTCAAATAGTGGTGAGTCTAAAGAGCAATCAATTCAACCAGAAGTTATAGCTTTGTACCAACAAGTTGGTCAAACTTATCTGAAGTTTGTAATTGGAACAGAAGAAGATATGAATGAATGTTTGGATGTAATTGAATTGTATAGAGACTTTGGTTTTGAAGGAGATGTGTATGTAATGCCAGTTGGTGGAGAAGAAACTATGTATAATCTAAATAAATGTGGTGTTGCTAAGCTAGCTTTGAAGCATGGTCTAAAATATAGTGATAGACTCCAAATATCATTATTCAAAAATAATTGGGGAACATAAAAATGCAAAAATGGTCAATAGATAAGAAGTTTTCATTCTGCTATGGACACAGGGTTTGGTCTCAAGAATTAAAACATACATTATGTGAATCACATGATGCAAGACCAAAATGTAGACATTTACATGGGCATGAAGCACATGTAAATGTTTATCTTGAAAGTGATGTTTTAGAAAACGGAATGGTAACAGATTTTAATCATTTAGGATGGTTAAAAGACTTCTTCAATCAAACCATTGACCACAAATTCATCTTTGATATTAATGATCCAATTATTGATTCATTGTTAATTCCTACTTACAGTATCGTTACAAAATCTCAAAGATTAAGTTATAATACAATATTACCAGACAACTTTAGTGATACATTTATATGCAATACTTTAGATTTATCCATTGCAAAAAAGAATAAACAAATTAATAGTCCAGAATATGATGTCCTTGAAGGAATTATATTAGTTGATTTTGTTCCAACATCAGAAAATCTATCCAAATGGATTTATGATATCGTAAATGATAAAATGAAAAGTATTGGTGTCAAAACAACAAAAGTTGAATGGCAAGAAACACCTAATTCCAGAGCTTCATATTCACATGAAAATAGTTGTACATAATCTTGAAAGAAAAATCTGATCCTAAATTAGGTGAATTAATTCATGAGTTATTATTAAGAAAAAATATTGAAAATCCAACTATAAAAAGTGATATATCACCAGAATTAAAAATTAAACAACTAGAAACTAATTTTACAAATATTTTATCTGATCTTGGACTAGATTTAACAAATGATTCATTGTCAGATACATCTTTACGTGTTGCAAAAATGTTTGTTAATGAATTATTTTGGGGACTTGATTATACCAAGTTTCCAAAATGCACTACTGTAAAAAATACAATAGATTATAAATCATCTTTTGTCATGGAGCGAAATATCGCTGTTAGATCTACTTGTGAACATCATCTGGTGATTATTGATGGTAGTGCTTCTCTTGCATATAAACCATATAATAAAACAATTGGACTATCTAAATTAAATAGAATTGTTGAGTTTTTTGCAAAAAGACCACAAATTCAAGAAAGATTAACAGAACAAATAGCTGAAACATTATCATATGTTACAGATTCACCTGATGTAGCAGTTTTCATAGATGCTGTGCATTATTGTGTAAAAGCTAGAGGCATTCAAGATTCACAATCATCAACAATTACTTTTGCAACTAGAGGTGTGTTTAGTGATTTTAATTCTTCACTAAGGAAAGAATTCCTAGATTTTGCCTCATTAAAATAAATGGAAAGTTCAGATATATCTTTTTTGTACATATGATTGATAGCTTGATTCTTGATTTCTTGCGTCTTTTGGTACCACAACAGTTTGATTACTATTATTTACATTAGTAGTTGGTGCATTAACTACTGTTGGTGCATTAACAACTGCTGTTTGCCTTTTTTCTGCCTCCATGTTTGCTGCTGATTGGTTATAGACATTATTTGCACTAGTTAATGGATTTTGTGGTGGAATACTAATATTTACATTAGGTGATGCTGGAGTTGGAATAATTATTTGTGGTACTGGTAATTGTTTATATTGTGGAACTACTTGTGGTTGAACATTAACAGAAGGTTGTTGAATTAATGGAGCATTAGTTTCAGGTAAAACTTGTTGATTTGTAGTTGCTTCTACATTAAAACTTTTTTGATTACTTGCATTAATTACTGGTGTACTTACTTGAGATGTATTTGTATCAATATTTGTTGTATTTTGTTGTGTATTGTTCTGATTAAGTTTTACTGGTGTAATTTTAGTTGGTTGTAAAGATACATCCTTTGGATTTACAGGATTAAACTTAACAGGAGTACTCTTTGGAGTTTCTTCCTTGATTTGAACTTTAGGTTTTAATGATTCAGTTGGTGGTAATACTGGTGTGATTTTTGGTGGTGGAATAATAACAAGTTGTGATTTTTCTGGGTTTTTATTATCCGGAACTTTATTAATTGGAACTGCTGGTTCTTCTTTTGGTTTTACAAGTTCTTTTGGTGCTGTTTCAGGTGTCAAAGGAACTAATTTGTGATTTTTATCAACAACCATTGGTTGTTGCAATTGATCTACAGGTTTCTGATTAGCTGGAACTTCAGTATCTTTACCTTGTATTAATTCTGCTCCTTGTTCTGCTATATATCCTCCAGCAGCTTTTCCTGCTTTACCTGTAAAATAACCTAATCCAGCTCCAACTAGTCCACCAACAATTGTTCCAACACCTGGAAAAATCATTGTACCAATAGCTGCTCCAGCAGCACCAGCTGCTAAAGTACCACCAACCATTCCAACACTTTCACCAACAGCTCGTGCTTTTTGTGTATTTGCCTGATGTTCTGTAATTTGCCCTGCGGCAAGTTGTTGATTAGCTGCGCTTATACCTTGATATCCTTCTAAAACTCCTTCACCAACAAGTAATGCTGTGCCAGCAACTCCTGCTGCTTTTGCACCAATTCCAAGAACACGAAGAGCTCTTGCTCCTTTTGATGCAGTTGATAATCCTTCTACAGCAGTTCCTGTTGCTCTTCCTAATCCTTTTGATGCACCAAATCCTTTACCAGCAATTTGTGTTCCAGCTTCTAATGCAGATGCACCATATGAGGATTTTCCAGCAATAGAGGCAGCTCTTGAAAGACCAGTACCAGCTCTTCCTGTTCCTCCAGGAATTATTTTAGGGGGTATACCTGGTCGACCAGGTATTGGTCTTGGTATGTTTGGTGGAACACTTGGTGGTACTCTTGGTGGAACACTTGGTGGTACTCTTGGTGGAACACTTGGTGGTACTCTTGGTGGTACTTTATGAGCTCCAGTTCTAGGTAGTGGAGTCTCTCCTGGGATAGATGTTCTTGGTTTTTTAAATCTATCAAAAAGCGATCTTCTTGTTTTTGGACCGCCTCTTTTTTGTTGCCTCTGTAGTCTTTTTTGTTGCCTCTGTAGTCTTTTTTGTTGCCTCTGTTGTCTTCTTTGCTGACGAGTTTGTCTTGGTTTTCTTGGTGTTCTTCTTGGAAGATTAAATGGAGAACTTGTATCATCATTTTCAGTGTCAGGGGATTTTTTACTAATTAATTTTAATAGATCAATTATGATATCAGTATTTGCATATATTTTTTTAAGAACAACTGTTTGATCATTAACGAGTTTATTCGCTTCATTCAATAATTCTTCAGAATCAGCTTTTCTAGCTACTACTTTTCTTTTTCCGAATTGATTATATAATGTTAAATCAGTTTTCTTAGCAACTACTAATGATTTTTCTGTATTTTGTTGAATATTTGATAATTTGGTTAATACACTTTGTTTAGAAGCTAATGAAGAAACCCTGTTATCAACATTTGATATGCTAGGTTTATAAGGTATTAATTTATTTGCAATTATTTTTGCAATATTTTCTAAATCATTATATTGTTTTAAAGTATTGGTATTTTCTGGTGGTTGAGTACCAGGTTGTAAAGACCTTATATATTCTTTAGAATAAGCATCTAATAAAACATTTTTATTATTTCTTATAGGATTGATTCTTTGCCCAGTATCAACAGTATTGAGTATTGACTGAGTTTTAAATATAGCAATCAATTCCTTAAATAAAGGAACTAATTCATCAAATGCATTTGACAGACTATTTGATTGCTGCTTTAAAAGTACTGGTGATAAATATGACATGTTATTTTCTTTGCTGTTGCTTCTCTTTTTCTTCTTCCAAATATCGAATTAACATTGTTATATAAATCTCTCTTTCAAATGGAATCATATTTTCTAAATCTGCCAAAGAATATTTGTGGTATTGCATTAGCGCAAAGTTCATCTTGTAATAGTTGAATAAATCATCATGCGCTAATGCAATTAAAAAAAACTTGATAGTCCTTCAATATATTTGTCATGATGCAAATTACATACAGGGCAATCATAAGAAACATCAATTCTGACAGATGGCAAAGTATTAAAAAATACAATAATATGTTGAAACTGTGCACTGGTAAGATTTTCTAAAAATGTAATCAATTCTTCTTTTGAAGTATCTTTTGCCCAATATACTTGTTCATCATCATAGATATAATCAATACAATCAATGATGATATCTAAAGCTAATTGTTGTTCATTTTCTTTTGAAGCTTCAATTTTTTTAAGTACTTCAAACGATGGGTATTTCATACAAATACCAACATTATCAAATAATGTAAACTTACTTTGGTGGTTTTCTTGAAATACTACATGTGCTTCTTCAAGATTAACATTAACTGTTGCTCTTGCTTTTGGATTATCCTTTCCGTGATCTATATCACAAGCAAATAATAAAGTTACAATTTCACCAATTGATTTTGCCCTAATTTGCAAAAACATATATTCGATATCAAATGATGCTAACGATTCTAAATTAACTTGTGATTTAGCACAAGATGAAATTGTATCTTTAATAGTATCTAAAATTACATTTACATTTTTAGATTGTTGAGCTAGCATTAATGCCTTTTCTTCCTTAACTAGAAAAGGTCTATATTTAAATTCTTTCTTTGAAGAAGGAATAGTAATAGTATAAATTGGTAAAACATTCTGTGGTAATGTCATTGTATATCCTCATTGTCAGATTGAAGCAAATCATGAATCATTTTATTTAGATTAGAAGTTGGACCAACAAAAATTGCAGTGTTAGTAACGTTATTTGGTGTTATATTATCTTTAGAATCTTTTGATAATGATTTTACTTTTACAGATAAATCAATCAATTGATGGTTTATATCTGCAATTTGTTTCATTAGGTTTCCAACTACCTCAAATGCTCTAGGATGTTCTGACTGTTTGGCAATTTCCAAAGCTGCGTCTAGTGCTTCTTGTCCTTGAGCTAGTAATTCAAAAAGATTTTGTCTTGTTGTGTAATAATCATCATCAATACAATGTTGTAATTCAGGTGATTTACGTAAAGATGGCAATTGCATTGGTTGTTCTTTACTAGCTTCATTATTTTCAACATTAAATAATTTATCCAATGAATCAATAGTTTTTACTTTGTCTATCATGGTGTAGTGCCTGAAGTAGTTTGTGATGCTGATGTACTTGTTGAACTAGAAGATGATGTTCCAGGAGAAGAAGTCCAATATTTATATTGCCATGCCACATTAAGTGTTAATATTTCATTACTATCACTTGACAAGTTTAATTCTCCAATAGATTTTGGATATGCTTCATGAATAGTAATAACTTGTTGTATATTTCCATCTACAGATATTATATTAATAACAAAATCTTTGACATAATCATCATAAAACCCAATGCTTTTTGTGATTGGATTTATGATTAAATATAACCAATTTTTGAACATTTCAAATATCGTTAATTGAGCATCCAAATAAAAATTTGTTTGTATTGGTTCAAATGTCCTATCATAAGGAAATTCTCTATCTTCACCAATTGTTTTATATGGTGCTGTTGATATATTAAGTCCTGGTATAGAAACAGAAGAACAAAATAATGTGGTTAAATGACTTGGATCAGATACAGAATACTCTTTAGATCCTGTTGGAAATGTCAATTCAACAGAATATTTATTTGCTCTTGCAAGATTTCTTGTTTTAATAGCTGCAATAAAATCTATTAATTCCATAATGGTCTCAAAATATTGATTTAACTTTTGACAAAGCACGATTAATAATTGATTTTGATTTTCTACTTCTTTTTTTAGATTCTGCCCATACTTCTACTGTTTTAGCTCCATAAAACTTTTCAACAGGTAATAACATTGCTGTTGCCCAGTCTTCAGAATCGATTGCAAGTAATGGTGTTTGTATTTGTGATGTCAAATATCTATGTACACATGGTTTAGCTGTTCTAAATCTAGACATAGAACTAATCATTGCCCAACTAAACTTCAATCTTGTATATTGATTGTAATCATTATTTGAACGAAAACTATTCAAATTTGTCAAAAGAAAAACACGCTCTTTATATGGTAAATAATGCATATTTAATCCAATAAATCCATTATCTGTTTTTCTAAATGGAAATACTAATGGAAATGCATCCCAATATGGAAGATTTTTTGTTTTAGCATGGTATCCAAATAAATACAATTTTCCTGGTGTAATTGATATTTTATGTCTACTAGTACTAGATAAAATTAATGGAATAGCACGTACTTTTGAAAGTTTTTGTATTTGATCTTGATACCATTTTTTTGATTTCCCAACAGCTTGCCTTAATTCATAAGGACTTTTCTTAAAAATATCTTCATATAAAGAAGGATTTTTAGGAGTTACTACTTTTTTAGCGGATGTAGTTTTAGGAATATTTGGTTTAGCTGGTTTCATGATTTAGACCACAATTGCTTTTCTGTTATGACAAGAAATTGGTAACCTCTTTGTTGACAATATTGTCTTGCTGCATTCCATTTTGCTTGATTCTTTCCATATGTTAATACTTCATTTATATATCTTTGTGTCTTTCGATGTTGATTTTCTGGTGGTTGTGTTTGCTTAAATGGTTTAATTTCTACTAAATAAGTATTAATAATGTTATTTTTATCTTTGACTTGAATCTTGAAATCAACAAAATATCTATGCATTTTATTATCTGTTGGGCATATATAAGGAATAATTGTTGTTTCAGAACTCCATTTTAAAATAGATGGATTATGATCACACCAAATAGCAAATCTAGTTTCCCAAGATGATCTCATAATAATATCTGTTGGATCACCTTGATACTTTTCAGGATGAATAGGTTTATATTTTCTTTTGTAGGATTCGCTCATTAACCATTATTTAGTAGTTTAAACGGATTTAATAATATGGCAGATTCACCATCATCTCAAAATAGTAATTTAGAAACAGGACAGTCAAAACCAACTAATTCTTCACAGCAAGCTCCAACTACTAATAATACTGTTCCATTACCTAAAGATTTTGAAACTAGTTCTGTAGTTTATCCATCTGATTTATTATCTTCTGATTCCAGATATGGTGGAAATTATGTAATGTTTAATATTAGTGTACATCAAGATTCATATTTAATGAAAAATGGTAAGGAACCAACTGTAGCATCTTCTGCTGCTGTGACAAGAACAAATTATACAGAACAATATGATCAAAAAGCTATAGGAGCTGCTTCTGGTACTACTGCGTTTTTCGGTGGTGCTGGTGTCAGTTCAATGATATCTAGTCTTGATAAGAAAAGAGCATTACATGTAACATCTTTGTTATCTGTAGGAGCAGGAGTAGTTACTGCATCGATAGCAGGAGCAAAGTATAAAACATTGCAGAAAGCAATTTGCTTATATATGCCCAATTCATTAGACGTTAAATATGGGATTGAATGGGGAGAAACAAACCTTAATCCTATGGTTATGCTTGCATTAGGATTAAGCAAACTATCAGGTTTTGATACTGTTATTAATAATAATATTGAAATGGCAAATAATCTATGGAATGGTGATAATATTGCTAAAGGTACAGTAGAAGTTGATCCAAATGTTGCTGGATTGAAAACTATGATGCAAAATCTTGTATTGAAAGTTCCAGGTTCAGGTGATATGACTAGTATTTCATCTGGTCGTGCTGCCAATCCAATGGCAGAACAAATATTCAAAGATGTTAATTTTAGATCATTTTCCTTTTCCTATAAGTTTTTTCCAAAAAATCAAAATGAATTAAATACTGTTCTTGATATCATAAAAACTTTTAAATTTCATATGCATCCAGAATATCCAGATCCTAGCGCTTATGTTTACATTTATCCATCTATTTTTGATATTAAATATTATCATAATGGTGAAGAAAATACTGCTTTATTCAAACATACAACAGCAGCATTAGATAATATGACAGTAAATTACACACCACAAGATTCTTATACTTCTTTTGCAAATGGAGCTCCTTCACAAATTAGTATAGAATTATCATTTAGAGAATTAGTAACTCTAACTAAATCTGATATTGAAAGTGGATTCTAATTATGTATTTTGAAAAGTTTCCAATAATTACTTACCCATTTTTAATTGATGGTAAAGAGGTTTATAAACCAATTATTGATATAACATCTAATGCCAGAGTTAGATCACAAATATTGAATAACATTACATTATTTGATCCATATGATATAAGAGATGGTGATACTCCAGAATTAATTTCATATAGATTTTACAAAACTACACAGTATCATTGGATTATAATGCTGACCAATAATTATTATGATTATCTTAATGATTTTCCAATGCATTCAAATGTTTTAGATGAATATATCAAATCTAAATATTCTATGGACCAGATTGGTGATCCACACCATTGGGAAAAAGATGGATTAGTTGTTGATCCATATACATTAGATTCTTATCCTGTTTCTAATTTTGATTATGAAGTACGTAAAAATGACTTAAAAAGAAGAATACGAGTAATTAAATCAAACCTAATTCAAGCTGTTGTCCATGACTTAATAAAATTAATTTAACATGCCAGAAGAAAATACTCAATCAAATAGTACTACTAGTAATCCAGAAAATCTAGGTTTTGCTGGTGATGTTAGAGTTAATCAAATAACTTTAATTTCAGCAAATGGTGGTGTTCAAGATATTACTCTTCAAGTGATGCAAATAGAAATATTCGAAGATATATTTGCGCCATTTTTAACTGGATCACTTATTGTTAAAGATTCTCAAGAAATAGCTCACCTTCTTCCATTAATAGGTGAAGAATATATATCGATACATATTCATACTCCATCAATGGAGGAAATGTTAGATTTTAAACTCCAATGCCTAATTTATAAATTAGATAATAAAGTAAAAACAGCGGAAAGAGAAATTGCTTATAAACTATACTTTATTTCAAAAGAAGCTGTTGTTGATATAAACACAAAAGTATCTAGAGGTTTCAAAGGTCTAATTCATCAAATTGTGGAAGAAATATTCAAAGAGATACTTTTTGTTGAAAAAGATTATATTATTGAAGAAGCTCAAAACAATATTAGATTTATTTCAAACTATTGGAAACCGACAAAATGTCTGGAATGGTGCGCAGATCACGCTGTGAATCTCCAAGGAAGTCCATCATTCTTATTTTGGGAAACTGGAGATGGATTTCAATTTAGAACATTATTGAGTCTTTATCAAAATGCACCATTATATCAAAGATTTGTATGGGATAATTATTCTGGTGAAATCTTTGAAACTGGTGGTTCAACAATGGATATTGGAAAAAATTATCAAAGAATTCAAGAATTATATTATCCAACAACATTTGATTATTTCAAACGTCTTAGATCTGGTTTATATGGTTCACAAATTATTTATTATGATCTTTTTGCCCATCAATATGTTCATACAGCTTATGTTCCAACTTGGAACGAAAAAGAAGGTCTAAACCCTAATCCAGTATGGACATCAAATGTAACATTTAATACTAAAGCACTAATTCTCCATGAACATCAATATAGATCAGTTTTTAATGGTTATGATGATGTTTCCAACACAAAATTCAAACAGCAAAGATTATCACTCCTCGCTCAGGCAGAAGATTATAAGATTAATATTACTGTATTGGGAAGATGTGATTATCATGCTGGGCAAAAGGTATATGTTGAAATACCTCAAAATAAACAAATAAAGAAAGAAACACAAGAAAAAAATGATCTTTTGGCATCAGGAAATTATATTATAGGTGCTATTTGCCACACAATTACCCATGTAAAACATACTTGTACTATGGAATTGATTAAAGACTCATACATTAAAGGTTTAGGTTAATGAATAATTCAGGGCAATTTTTTATTGGAGTAGTAGAAGATAGATTTGATCCTTTACAAGCTGGACGTGTAAGAGTACGTGTTGTTGGATTACATTATCATGAAAAGGAAATTCTTCCAACAGAAGATTTACCCTGGGCATTAGTAATGCAACCTATTACTACAGGAACTACAATATCTGCTGTTGGTCCAGCAGAAGGTACAACAGTAATTGTTATTTTTGAAGATTACCCTGATTGTCAATACCCAATTGTTATTGGTGCAATTGCTGGTGTTCCACAAGGTGATGCTGTAAATATTGATAAGTTTGAAGCACCACCAGTGTGGAAAGATAATATAACACCACAAGGACGTCCATTACCAAATAATGAAGATACTGCAAGCGGTGGTATTAGCGCTGGTCCAATTCCTGAAGAATCAAGTTCTTCATCTTCAACACAACAAGAAGCACCAAATACAGATTCATTATATGGAACTTCTGTAACGCAATTACAATCACCATCAGGATCTACAACTTCAACAGCGCCAACTGGTGGTGTCAATTCTGCTGGATCAGGTAACACTAATTCTCCTAAAAATACTTCAAGTACTACAACTTCAAATGGAGTAAATAATAATACTCCTAGTACTAGCTCCAATACATTCAGTAGTATTCCAGCATTATCATCTATTGTTGAGTCTTCCTTTGCCAAGTATCCAGAAACAACACATCAATTAATGTCTGCAATTATTGAACCTGGAGTACAGGTTAATAAAGCAATTGGTGGTATTGTTGAAGAATTGCAACAACTTGGTTCTGAATTAACACCAGCATTGAATGAGTTTACAAATTCTGTAGAAGAACTTGGTAATATTGATGATGCTATTAATCAATTCAAACAAACTGCTTCACAGATAAGTGAATTTGGTAATGCAATTTCAGAAGCATTTAATGGATTTACTTCTTTAGATAAAGTTGCGCAATCATTTGGTCTAGATTTAGGTGCTATTCAAGATTCTGTATCAGAAATTATTTCACCTATTTCAAGTATTGGTAATCAAGCATCTTCAGCTTTATCTTCAATTACTGGATCTATTTCAAGTATTGGTAATCAAGCATCTTCAGCTTTATCTTCAATTACTGGACCTATTTCAAGTGTTGCTGATCAATTATCATCTTCTACTAGTGCATTGAATGATAGTATATCTTCTATTTCTGACCTTATAGAAAATTCAAGCGATTCAATCAATAAAATATCATCTTCACTAGGAAACCTTGGAATCAATGCTGGATTAGGAAGTGTCACCAATGCTTCTACTGCTTTAAGTTCTTTAAGTGCATTTGGTATTGATACTTCATCTATTAATAAGATTCAATCACAAATTAATAATGTAACTAATACAGTTAATACAGTATCAAATGCAGTCAATTCATTACCAACAGTAATTAATGATCTTCAAGATATTAAAGCATTATCAGATGTTTCAAATGCTCTTGATAATGTTTTTGGTTCTGTTTCATCTGTTTCAAATGTTGTAGATTCTCTAGGTAAAATAGGTGGATTGTTTGGAGATTCTTTATCATCATTATCTAAGTCTGTTAATGACGTCATATCAAAACTTAGCGAACCACCAATTGTTGCAACAACAGTTAATGGATTGTATGCATCATCAATGGCAACACCATCTAATATTGGTAATATCAATGTAACAGTTCAAAAACCACCATCACAATGTGTTATAAAAGATTTTCAACAAGTAATTGAAGGCAAAACACCTCCTATTAATGGTGCATTTGGTGGTCCAAACTTTGGTGGTCATCAACCTATTATAGCTAAACCAAAACCAACACAAGTATTAGATGAAAGAATAGAAAAAGGAACAGATAATAATCACAAACCATTAAACACTTCACCACCACCAAGTTTTGAATCTTCTGCAGAAAATATTCAATTATTATTATCTGCATGTCAAAAACATGGTTTAACAACAAAAGAGCAACAAGCAGCATTTTTAGGAATTATTGGAGGTGAATCATACTGGAAATGTGTTGAAGAAGACTGCTATTATTCATCTACCGATCATCTAGTTAAGACTTTTGCTTCAACATTCAAAGGAAAACCAACTCTTGCTAAGAAATATACAGCATGGAAAGGATCAAAAAAAGAATTCTTTGATATTGTTTATGATCCAGCAAATAATGGAAGTTTAGTTGGGAATAAACAACCAGGTGATGGTGGAAAATATTATGGCAGAGGATTTTTGCAAATTACTGGAAAACGACTATATGAAAGATTTGCTTTATTGACAGGAAAACCATTAGATAAACAACCAGAATTAGCTTTAGATCCTGAATTATCAGCAGAAATAGCTGTTTTATATTTTATGGAAAACGTCAAAAATGTTAATCCATCAGCACATCCTGGTTATTTTCTAGCAGCTATAAGAGCAGTTGGTAATAATTCTGAAGCTAATTTCGAAAAGAAAAAACAATTTTACGAGCATTTCTATAATGGAAAATGTCCTGATTCATATGGTGCGTCATCAAGAACTGCTGGTAGTCATATAATTCCATCGTCTTATGATGGTTCAATGCAAAGCAATATAAGATTTAATCCAAATTGGGGATTTCAGGATCCTAATGGGAAATATCCATTAAATCAAGTAATAAATGAACCTCATATTAATAGAATGGCAAGAAGCTCTGTTAGAAACACTATTGTTCTGGATAAACAAAATAATAGAGTTTTAGGTATTCCTACAGCATTTGGTGGAACATGGGATCAACCAGAAGTTCCATATGCTGCGCAATATCCTTATAATCATGTAAGAGAAACAGAATCAGGTCATGTTCAAGAGTTTGATGACACACCTGGATATGAAAGAATCCATACAATGCATAGAACTGGAACTTTTGAAGAAATTGATCCAGAAGGTTCAAAAGTAACAAGAGTTGTTGGTGACAAATATGAAATCCTTGATAGAAACGGGTTTATTTCTATCCTTGGAGAAGCTAATGTCACAGTTTCTGGTCAAATCAATGTTTTATGTCAATCAGATGCACATATAGAAGTTGCTGGTTCATCACATTTAAGATTTGGTGGTAATCTTAATATTGGTGTTGCTGATGATTTGAATATTGCTGTGCAAGGAAATACTTCTATTTGGTCAAATGGAAATATGAACCTTCAAGCAAAAGGTAAAGGGCATATTAGAACTAATGATAACATGTTCATTTCATCTAGCGCAGAATTGCATACTTATTCTGAAAAGAATACTTTTATTGCAGCAAATATGGATATCCATTCTTATTCAAAATTAAATACAGTATTCTATGCAGGACAGTCATTAACATCATATTCTGTATCAAATACTCTTATTAATTCAAATGCGAATATTGAAACTAAGTCTACTGCTGATACAAAAATGCAAGCTGATGGAAATTACCATACCTTAGCAAAAGGAACATTGAATACACAATCACAAGGTGCATTAAGTATTAAATCTGGTGGTGACATTGGTATAGATGGTTCAAAGGTTCAATTAAACTCTGGTACCGCTACAGACGCAGAAGAAGCATCTAATGTTGCCTCACAGAATCAAGTAATCGAAAAAGCATCAGAAGAAATTATTGATCAACAACAACCTCCACCACCACCAGAATCTAGTAGTGGTGCTTCTGGAGGTTCTGAGAGTTCTGAAGAACCTCCTCCATTTGTTTTGAAAGCATCAAAAGCTATTGTTTATGGTATGGTTCCACCACCACATGGAATGACATTGAATAGAAAAATGGATCCATTAGTTGCACCACCAAGACATGGTGAAGAAAATTACTTATATGAAAAACTTGATGATGATGAACCAGAACATCCAGTAGCTAAAAAACATGTTGATAAAAGTAATAGACAAAATAAAAAGTCAAATACTAACGTGGGAGAATCTGTTGGTCCATCAGGAAGTGGTACAGGAAATATTAAACAATCTCCAAATAAATCTGCAATTGTTTCTGGTACTAATGCTAGCTTTAACCGAAGCTATAGACTATCAAAACGGTTTACCCTAGGAATGTTAATTACTAGTTCGAAACATGTTTTAGAAAGTCAACATGGTGTCTCTGTAAGGCAAATTGTTGCTAATTTAGCAACTATTAGTGAAAATATTCTAGAGGTTTATGGTGAAATATTTCCTGGAGGATTTCAAGGATATGGCAAATCATGGGTAATCACTTCTGGTTATAGATTACAAAAAGCGTCAGGAAAGAATTCTGCAAAAAATTCAGATCATTATCTTGGAAGAGCGTGTGATATAGCATTACGTGGTGTTAGTGGTATGACTAAAAATAAAAAAACGTTTGAATTAATCCAACAAATACCAAAACATATTCCAAGCTGGGATCAATTGATTATTGAATATAATGTAGGTGGTCAATGTTGGATTCATACAGGGTTTAGAGGAACTAGTACAGATGATACCTATGGTTCAGGTGTAGATAGAAAACAATGTTTTACATTAAAAAATCATATAACAAAATATGAGAAATGGTTACTACTATCTTCATAATCCTGTATACAGTTGACTTTTGTCCAAAAATATGGTATAATAAATGTGTTCTTTAAGGAACAAAAAAACTTTAACGATCTAGAACATTAAATTAACATTAAATTAACCTAGATCAATAAAACAAGAAACATTATACCATAAAAGGTAACCTTAAACAGCAAATGATCTAGAACAATAAAACAAGAAACCTTAAACAACAAATTAACCTGGATCAACCTGGTTCAATAAAACAAGAAACATTAAACAACAAATGATCTAGAACAACAAATTAACCCTGGATCA